TTGATGAAGTACTTCTCGTTGCCCCACGAGATGACGGGGCCGCCACCGAACATGCCTACGGAGAGCCTTGCGTTGTACTTCTTGACGATGTCGCCAATCTCGGGAACACGGAGTTCCTCGACGATGAGGTAGCGTGGGTCGTACTCGCTGGCTGGAACCCAGAGGTTGAAACCGTGGGTCATTGCGAAATCTTCCGCTTCAATCTTGGTCTCGAACCCGATGGCACGGAGGCCGTCACGAATCCAGCCAAGCTCGCCGTCTTCCTTCATGCCGTAGCAGTCGTGGATGTCGCTGCACAGGGGAGGGCCCTGTACGCTTCGTTCGATATAGAACATAGTCAATCTCCTTTGAATTACCTGTTATGTTAGCACATCGTGCGTGTGTTCGAAGAAATACCATGCGGCATCGTCGTAGATGGTCTTGCCGTCCTTTCGCAGCCTAAGATGCATGGTCGTATTCAAGTCATAGTCATGCACTACGGCTCCGCCATGCATGAGAGCTTCACGGAAACCCTTGCAACGCTTCATGTAACGGTAGTATGGCTTATACTCCTTGAAGCGTTCAGACAGGTCTACTCCGTACTTGTGTCTTGGCATCGGGCACCTCGTCAGACAACCGAGACGGGAATTATGTTTTCCGTCCCGCAATGGGCGCATTTAAGGTGGCCGCCCGCCCTGTCATAGCTATTGGTGTTGAAACGGCCCTTGTTGTACTTGCCGCATTCCCCGCAATAGTATTCAATCTTCGGGGAAATCCCGACAAGCATGAACGGACTCCACGTCCAGCACTGGAATTTCTTGCATTTTACGCTCATGCTCTACTTCTTTGGCCAACACTTGTGTATGCCGAGCTGGTGGTTGAAGTAATCGACAATGTCGATTTCATCCCCGAACTTGTCGAAGAAGGAGAAGTTGCACGAGTTGTAGGCATGGCAGTCACCTGCGAGGTAGACCTGGGTGTAACTGTCGTGGATTACTACGAAGTCGACATCGTATTCCTTGCCGACCGTAAGGTCCTTGGGGTCGTCGGTGGCGCCCCAATGGTTGAATTGGTTGCTGTCGCAACGGGCTTTTATCTGTTCGGCCATGGTATATCTCCGTGTGGTGGATATTTGTCGGCAAGCCGATGATGCTTGCCAGGATACGGGCCCTCTAACAGGCCATCAAGAAGTTTTCTGAAATCTTCGGCAGTCAGTGCGTTATGATATGTCAGCTGGCCTTCAAGCAGCCGTTTTCGGGTGTCACGGATAGCTATGCGGTCTACCCAATCGTTACTATGCATGTCGTTGCCTGGGTGGAACCGTTTAGTCGTCACATGCACCCATGCATCGCCGTCAATGCGAAACGACATCTCGTCACGCTCGCAGAACTTCCATTTAGGCCCAGGTATCTCGCACTTCAGCTCGGGATGGGCGGCAGAAAATTCGTCCGCAACCTTCCCGAAAACTTCTGGGGGAAGACGGTGGCCAGCATACCACGGCTGTTCATCTTCTGTTTTATCCATAGCTATCTCCATTTGGTGGACATAGCCTAAATATACGCAATTCACAGCTACATGTCAAGGGGGTCGACCAATCCCGGTTCAAAATCTTCTGGATACCTCAGGCGGTGTACCCATTCCTTCAAGTTATCGAACCCCATCACGAGCCCGCTCGGAGCCTTCGTGTTGTAACCCATGAGGACACAGTACATGTCCTTGCCAGATGCGGACCGCAGGATGGCGTAAACGACGCCCATGTACTCGAACTGGACCATCGGCTTGCCACCGCTGTCCTTCTCGGTGTACGGGACATCCATCAATGAAAGGTATTTCTTCAGCTTCTTCATGCCAGTTAAATATACACAATTCAATGGATGTTGTCAAGCCGCTTCGTCGTAAAGGTATTCCAACGAGCCGTCGTAACCCATTATGGGTATCGTGTTCCTTACATGGGCGGAACGGAGGCTGTAACGGACCTTCATCACCGTGAGCACCGCCGTCAGGAACGTGGCCACGCCGTAATTGAAATAGATTGGATACTGCCACAGCCCCGTCTTCAGGTTCGTGTACAGCACGAAAATCGCACTGAAAATGTTGCCGCAGAAGGCGAATACCAGGAACATGCGGCTGATTCCCCCGCAGGACTTGGTACGGTAGCACTTGGCTATCTGAGGTGCAAGGTTGATGGCGAAGAAGAATGCCCCGAGGATGCCGGAAAGCCAGCAAAGCGTCTCTATCATAGGTGGTAAAAATCCTTGTTACGATATCAGTTTATAAACTAGAATATAGAAAATTTTAAGGAGAGCGTAAAGATGGGAACGTCTTTTGAAGACATCCTGAACAGGATGCGTAATGCACCTCATGTTGGCGTACCCGCCGTGACAAACCCTAAACTACCGACCAAGGTTGAACAGGATGCTGCTGCATTTGAGGCAAGACAAAGAGAGATGCCGAAGTTCCATTTTGGCACTGGGTCTCAGCTAGATAACATCATTAACCGCATGAAGGATGCACCTCATGCCTCACCAACTTACGCTGACCCAAGCTTTCATAATAGTTATATACAGTTAAGTGACGATGAACTTAGTTGGCATGAACGACAATTCCAGGAGTTTAAATTAAAGATTCATTCTAAGAATAAACAAATGGATACCACCACTGTTGCAAATCATGATTCAGACAAGCACTCAAACATTAAAATATATGTAGTCGGTAGTAGCAAGAATGAATTTCGTCCATTAGACACTATCCGTGAGAAGTATTTGATAGATGAACACCATGACGGAGACAATATAGATACATTAAATCCGTGGTATTGTGAGCTGAGCGGATTATACTACTTATTGAAACACTGCGATGCAAATATCGTCGGACTAGAACAATATCGTCGTTTTTTCCTTGATTCAACCAAGCATAATTTATTGGGCGAAGCAGAAATCTCCTCTATACTTACTGACTTCGACGTGATTTGTGCCAAAGAACATTATCCAAATGGAAATGGTTCGCATATTTTCACCTGGCCGATACGAAACGGCAAAAAAGATGACTTCTTTGCGTTCATCGGCACTGTGCGTGAAATGTACGGAAATGATGTTGCTAATTTTTTCAATGAGTTTTTATATGGGCAATGGCATTGTCAAGGAAATTTGATGATTGGTAAGAGACAGGTTATTGATGAGTACTTTAATTGGCTTTTCAATACATTCGCCGAATACAATAAAAAGGTAATTCTTACTGAAAATAACAGAAGAATAAACGGCTATATTAGCGAGTTTTTCTTTGGCGCTTGGCTAACAATGAAAAATTACAAAATATATTGGGCGCCGTATTCCAATAATGGTGCCGTTAGAGTTTAGGAGGAAATATGATAATTTTTACCTCAGGACCAAGCAATAAAAAATTCATCAGCCGAAAGTATAAAACTGAGCATTACTATGTTGATAAGCCCCATACTGAGGAAAACATTGACTCATTAAACCCATGGTACTGTGAGCTGACTGGACTATATTATCTATACAAAAATGTTACCAATTCAGAAGTATTTGGGCTAGACCAATACAGGAAAGCGTTCGATATAAACGAATCCGAGATGAACGAAAAATTGAATAAATATGACATCATAGTCCACCGCACTGGACTAGAACCCAATACACGCCTATGGCATTTGGACCGGGGGTTTGGATTTGGGGGTCTTAAAAATGAAGTCTTTCATGTGTATTGCGCATTACGATATATATGCCCAAGTTGTGTAAAATCATATATGAAAGCACTTAATGCTAAACAAAGTTGCCAGCACAATATGTTCGTTGGTAAAGCAGAGATATTTAACCTCTATTGCTCATGGTTATTTTCTATTTTAAACGAATACACAGAGGTGTACAATATTTATAAAGCTCCACGCCGTTGTATTGGCCATATTATCGAACTTACTGGGCTCGATACATTTATAGACCATTACAAGTTGAATGCGTATAACGCACCGATAATAATAGGAGGTTGATATGTCATATCCGCATAGCATTGTCGTAGATATAGACGATTGTGTTTCATTTACCATAAATCGTGATTTTGAAAATGCTCGGGCGAACGAGGCATTGATACAAAAACTAAATGAGTTATATGATTTAGGCTGGGATGTTTATTACATCACAGCCAGAGGAAGTCTGTCTTGCACAACACGAGAAGAGGCCAAGCTAAAGTACTACAGCCAAATAGAGGAATGGCTTAAAAAGCATAACTGCAAATACACGGAATTAAGTTTCGATAAAAAATTAGCATCATATTATATAGATGATAAAGCATATAAACCCGAAGAATTTTTAAACTTGACTTTCGAACAATTTAAAGGCGGTTTGAGTGGAGCGGTGACTGAACTACGTGACAATAAAGTATATAAAACAGCCGAAAATACCGCACAAACGGTTAAATGGTATTCAGTCGCAAAAACATTCTTCAAGGTACCTAAAATTTATAGTGTTATTGGGAAAACTATATGCATGGAATATCTCAACGAGGATGATGATGGCTTCAACGTATTTGACGTAATTGATAAGGTTATAAACAGAGAGAAAACTATACCCAGTATATCAAACGCCTCATTTGATAGCTATATCGAGCGATGCAAAGTACACCTAGAGAATATAGTAGACATAGCATCAGAGGATAAAGATGGTATATTAAGCTTGTTCAAGACACACGCTAAGGAGTTCGAATCGAAGCGGAGTTTTTCTCATGGTGACTTAACCGTAGATAACATACTTTTCGTATGTGGCAACGTATATCTTATTGACCCAAATTTTGATGATAACTTGTTTTCATCATACATCTTAGATATTGGGAAGTTATTACATTCGTTTAACCGTTATGATAGAAGACTAGAATACGATACCTTACTCAATAACTATTCGCAAATGAAAACTCTATGTTTACTTTCTGAACTATCGCATTGGATTCGTATTTATAAATACGCTGATAAACAATTAAAAGGAAAAACCGTTGAGAGGATTATCGAATTATATGGATTGCTTAGATAAAATTATTGAATTAAAGCAGGAAGGTAAAGTAATCGGCTTTACGTGTAGCACATTTGAGTTGGGACCCCACTGTGGCCATGACCTTATGCTCATGGAGGCAAAACATAATTGTGATTTTTTAATAGTGGGTCTTTTAACCGACCCAACAATTTCACGTAAAAACAAGAACAAACCATGTCAAACAACATTTGAACGCTGGATTCAAGTTACTTCCAATAAGTATGTCGATATGGTTATTCCATTTGATACTGAGCGTGATTTGGAAAATATGTTAAAGATAATCAAGCCAACTATTAGGTTTGTTGGGGAAGAATATAAAGGAACCCCGCATACGGGACATGATATTCCAGAAATAAAAATTTATTACAACAAAAGGGAACATGATTATAGTTCAAGTAAATTTAGGGAGGCATTGATAGGTCAAAATGAATGTGGTGTCAAATAATTGCCTTGGCGGATTTCTCTATAAGTTTAATGGATTACAGTTTACTAACCCTTTTATTTGGTGTGCTATATTAGCTGATAGTATGTACAATATGATAAAGGATTGGGATAATATAAATTTCAATAACTTTGAAATAGAAAAGTCCGAATTTAACGAGTCGCCGAATCCATTAAATACATTTAAGTTGGTAATTGACAATAAAGTAGACGTTCATTATACACATTATTATTTCGATAAAGACATAACAACTCCTATGGTAAGAGGATTTGATGTATGGTATGATAAAATATGGGAATATGTAGTTGACAAATATACAAGCAGATTACAAAGAATGAACGAGCCCCCTAGTTTTGTTATTCTTGGGGAGTATGAACGAAATGAACCGAGCTTATTTGATTATACTTTTGAAAAGGAGCAGAAAATTTTAAACTTGAATACTAAATATAAAATTGTTTTAATAACCAAATATAAGGAGTTTTTAAAATATACCGATGACACCCATTTAATAATCTTTGATGACACCGAACGAGGTAAGATACAAAATAGTTTTAACCCAAATCCCGAGTATTTTTGTAAAACCCATCAAGCCCAGATTTTAAACTTCATAAGAGCACACTGAACCAAAGCCCGCCTGCTCAATTCGCAAGCGGGTTTCTTCATCGCTTACCTCAGGGCTTGTAAACACTCTAGTGCAAGCATTTGGTTTGCCACTTGTCGCCCTCTTTTACGGCCCTAAGGAACTGCAAGTCCATAACGGCACCCTTGTCAAGCACGGTTTGCAACGTGGTTTCGATAACGGCGTAGTCTCGGTCGTTCTCGGAATCCTCAAGGTGGTCGATGATTTTCGAGTTCGGGTCATTTTCATAACGAGCAAACAGGGCATTCCACTCATTGATAGAGAGTCTGCCGCACAGGTAATTGCCTTCGATATACAGTCTGATTGTCATGTCGGTCATCGCTTACCTCAGCAGTTCCGCCTTGGTTATCCCCATGTCTTCCATCACCTGTAAAGACTGTTGTAGTGTCTTCCTGGCAAATTCGACCAGTTCTTCACGGGACACCTGAATCCTGTGGGCAAGTATCATCTCGACAGTCAGTTCATCATCTGCATTCTTCTTGAACATCCACCATGGAGTTTCGTCTTCCGAGGTGATTACGGTATGGTTCTGACTCCTAGCAAAAGATACCTTTCTAAGAATCAATTTCACGGATGTCTGGCCTACAACTTCTGAAATCGACCGTATTTCGGCGAAAGCATCGGATTCTTGCCCATTCCAATCATCAATCTTTATGAACGGACGGATATACGTTCCCTTCAGGGCTTCTACCAAGTCTGGTCTGTCCCTGTACACTTCCTTTTCTTCTTTTTCTTCCTGTTCTTCCATACGATGCCTCCTTAAAGCATTTTCTTGACCTTGGCGAGCAGCTTCGGGTCGGATTTCAGTTTTTCCATGATGTCGTCAATGCTTGAATCCTTTTGTTTCTTGACGGCTTTCTTTGTCGGCTTGGGTTTCTGCTTCGGTTCCGACTTTCGTTCGTCCATAAGCTTAACAACCTCGTCGAACTTGCCCAGATGGGTCAGCCACCGCTTGATGACATAGAAGTCATGTTCACCTTCGTTCCGAGACTTCCACGCTTTCTTGGCGTCATCTTTGCCAATCAACTCATATCCCGGTCTTGAAAGGGCTGCGACATACTCCTGAGCGAAGTTCTCTCCGATGGTCTTATGGGTATTCCTAGCCCATTCCCGCAACGGGAACCCCTTTTGCATTCCATACCGTTTTTCGCCAACAGTCAAGTCCTCGAAAGTCAGCTTTCCGTGTACATACTTCTCGTAATACACTTTATCAACGTCGTCAACCACTTTACCGTCTTTGAACCCTACTTCGATATACCAGTCAATCTTGAAGTGGTCTATTTCAAGCTCTTTTGCAAAGGTAAAATCGACGTTCGGAACACGGTCTTCGACACGGATGCCATTGGCACAGTAATACACGTCATAGAACACGGTGTCGCCTATTTCGAGGTGTTCACCGAGTCCGTCAAGGATGTCACCATCGACCACGTCGGTTCCGTGTTTTTCACCCGCAAAGGAAAGGTTCTCCTCGGCCATTTCATCCCAGTAGGAGACATGCTTGTGGTTTCCTTCCCTGCACACATAGGACACCTTCTGACCGTCCTTGTCTATCCTGAGGGTTCGCTGACGGATGGTGACTTCTTCGGTTTCACCAGATGTCGGGTCCTTGTAGATAACCCTGTCGCCAAGCCTGAACTTGAACTCTTGCTTGAAGTGCATGATATCCTCATCCTACCCGGTGATACTGTTTGCCCGGATTCATTGAGTACTGCATAGGAACTATACGGCACGATGGGGCGGCCATCTTATGCCTTGCAGGCAAGATGAGTGCCAATGCGTAGTGATACGGATTAAACTTTTTCATCGACTGTCTTGCCTTTCTGTTGTATCTGCTTGATTATGAGCTTGATGGCACCGATGAACTTGTGGGTGTCCGTCGTTTCATGGCAAGCACCCCTGTTGTAGCATATGCCTTCCTTTTCCGTGTTCGTATGCTTCGTGAAGTCATCCCAGTAAGTCATCCTTGGGTTATGACCTCCGTTGATACACAGCATGCAATACTTGAAGACGAGCTCGTCATTGTAGTAATATCCGACGCAATGGTTAATTTCCGGGCCAAGGGGACGCTGCTCAAATTCGATTCCAGATTCTCCGATAAGCTCGTCGATAGATTTCTTCATTGCGAAATACAGGGGGCTTGGGGGCAATTTGGTAAAGTGCTTGTCATTACGCACTGCCTCGTCAAATTCCACAAGTATCTCTGGATGTACAAGAGACAGCCATCCTTCCAGTTCGGTCATAACATACCTCCATTAAAATTTTCAATGCTCATTTCGCTGTTTTTCTCCTGTAACATGTGCATGCGTTGTCCATGACGGTGTACATGTACTCGAAGAGGGATTTAAGGTGCTTGACGCCTTCGTCGGAGTAGCACACGCTGGTTTGCCAATACGCACATAGGCGAGGGTGCTTAGTGGCCTTACGGAGAATGTCTACCGCATATACCATGCAGTCATGGTCTACTGGCTTGCCTTTCCCGAAAGTTCTATCCGTGAAGGGAGGGGTCAGGTCGTCATTGCCGTAGAAGTATTCCCGTGCGACTTCACGGACGGCGATGTTGCTTGAATATTCGTCGACTTCGGCGCCGGATTCGAGACATTCGGCAAGCGGGGCGAAACTGTCGATGATGAGCAGGAACTTCTTTTCCTTCTTCTCCTCGATTGCTTTTGACTCGTTTTCGTATATGCGTCCAAGTCCCGACTGGGCTTCGTCGATGAGCTTGTTCATCGTCCGTTTGTCAGCTCCAACGACAAGCTGTTCAATATAGCGCATGACATCTTCGTATGTAAGTTCTTCTTTCATTTTTAGTCCTCAAACCTTTTCAGCAACTCGTCAATATCCTTAGAAGATTTCCTGAACATCAGGAAAGGCACGGGAACCCATAAAAACTGTATCGGAAGGAATATCAGCATAGACATCTGCTTGCTAAGAATCCTAGTAGTTTCAGTAACCCCTCCGATAATCGTCGGCAGCAGTAGGATTACACAGAATAATACGACTTTAAGCCACAGCAACATGATTTTCATAATCAACTATCTTCATTTACGACCAGACGGGCCACATTGTTCCAAACTTCCTTCTCTTTGAGGAAGTCGATAAGTTTTACCACATCGTCAGGAGTCAACTCCTTGTTGATGATATGGGTGTTCAGGCAAGTGGAAATATCGGAAGAGTCCATCAGCCTGTCAGCAAGTTCCTTGCTCAACTGCTTCAGGTTGACTTCGCAGTAATAGCTCCGCCAGACGGAACCCTTATAGATAATCTTGGTCTTCATCTTGTTCCAACCGCCTTTTTCCACATGTTGTAGAACACGTTAGGGCCCTTGGGCGTCGAAGCGATGACCACCTTTTCCTTCTTTTTCTTGTTACCGAGCATATACGGCAATGGCCTTCCGCATTCGGGGCAGTTGTGTACGAAGATTGATTCGACAGTGATGTACTTCCCGTTCTCGTCCACTCGGTTGACATCGATGCAGCGCTGCTTGGGGTAGAAGTAGCAGGCGTACTTTGTCTTGCCGTCTCCGACCGGGACGCTATCCATCAGAGTATTGAAGTTGTCCAGCGGGACGCACTTTTCGCCGAACATCTTCCACAATTTCTTTTCGTTGCAGTATGCACATCCAGTGAAGTTGCGGGCGACGAACGCATGCAACTTGTGCTTCATTATGTAATAAAATCTAGGCATTCTCATAATATACCTCGTTCGACAATATAGCTCAAAAACCCGTTCCTGTCAAGGGAAATCGTGAAAATATACTTTAATTATGCTTCGGCCAGTCGGCAATTCCGTCTGCTGGTTAACATACGGGGTACAATATGAGTAAATCATTCCTTAACTGCAAGGACAACATTTTCGACCTTGCGAAATTCACCTATGTACAGAACTGCAACGGGACAGAACGCATGTCCACGAGGGGTTACCAACGGAAGGTTCTGACCCTTATGCAGCTTCCGCCAATCTGCGGCAACAAGAGAAACCTGATTCTGAAACAGCCGAGACAGTCTGGCTCCACGCTTGAAGCGACGCTGTTCATCATGCACAAGCTGCTGTTCGAGGAAGGTGTTACGATAACGGTCGTTTCAACCAAGCTGGCAAGGGCATGCGAAATAGTGGGTAAAATCGCCTTCTCTCTAAAAAACCTTCCTGCGGAATGGTACAATGACGGGTTGTCAATCAAGTTCAATAAGGGCGAGATTAGAAACACTACAACAGACTCCGTTATCGTAGCAAAGTCATACGGTACACTCGATAACGTAGAAGATTCCAGTAAAACCTACTTGATAACACCCCGTGTCAACTACATGTTCCTAGACGACTTTGCGTTCGCAACCAAGGAACAACAGGAACACATAGTCAAGGCATTCTTCCCGACAATTACCTGCGGGGTATTCAACAAGATAATCATATCGTCCGCTACCAACGGGACCGACAACGCCTTCTACAAGCTCTGCGTAGAAGCTATGGGTGCAAAATCGCCGTTCCTCCTTGTTGAAATCCCTTGGTGGGACGTGTACAACTTCAACGTGAAGGAAATGAAAAAACGGGCCGACCAAATCGGGGCCCGTGCATGGATGAGGGAGTACGGACTGTTCTTCGACGACTACGATGAATAAAGGAAAGGCTCTCCAAATCGGAGAGCTTTTTAGTATTTCCAGTCACCACGCTCATAGTCGTAGTTCAGCATGGCTTCACGCCAGAACTGTTCCTCCGCCTCGGCTTCTTCACGCATCCGCTGCTCACGGTAGCGTTCCTCTTCCAGTTCTTCCGACATGGCTTCTCTCATTTCAGTTCGCCGGACAGGTATGAATTTACAAGGTCAACAACGTCACGCCCCTGTACAAACCAGCATTCAATCTGGTTGGCGCTGAACTTCTTGCAGATTTCGTCAAAGACTTCATTTTCTTCCTTGATGAACTTGTAGTACTCATCTGCGACCGCATCATAGTCCTGTTCAAGCTTCGCCTTCAATGCGGACAACCGCCGAACATTGTACGTTTTCAGCATTTCCCTGACGGCATCGACCATATCGATACTTTCACTAAGCTCGTCCTTCTTGGATGAAAGTTCTGACCGTTTACACCTGTATTCTTCCTTGTTTTCAATCATATTATGTTCCCCTTTCCTGTGCATTTGCACGGTCTACGTTAAACTTTTCTTCCTTCACGACCACTACATTAGCCCTTGCATGGCATACGGAGAAACGGACGGAATCTCCGTGCGTCTGTATCATCGGAACTTTTCCCCAGTATCTGAGATAGCCGTTTTCATTACGGAGTTCCCTTGCAGCGACACCGAGCGTCGTATAGTGCTTGGACTTGGCAATATCGTCAACCCATTCTCCACCAGACGCCTTGGACTTCCAGAACTTAATGAACCCGCCATCGCCATTCTTGATTGCGGCAATTACATAGAAGCAGGTTTCGTCACGAAAAATATCCTTGGCTTCTTCAATCATATTATTCTCCTTGCGAGTTTGATTGAATCATTGCTTTCCCAGCCTGACCCAGCGTCCATGTCGCCGATGAAATCCTTCGGATGTCCACAGTTCAGGATGTAAAGGCTGTCTGAATAGTCGGGGAACACCACTGCGTTCATTTCTCCTTGACATGCGTAAAGATTAAGTGTAACCGCCGAGTTCGTTGGATGGAACATAAATTCCCTACCCGTGTCACTGGTATTGGAAACAACGGGCTTCGGAGCCAACACGTTCGCCGTCATCAGCACGGACACTAATTCTGGAGACATGATAATCCAGTGCGCTGGACATTCCTGCACATGATTTGTAATGAACTCGACCAAGGCATCAATCTTGTCCTTGGGACATTTGTATTCCTTGTTTGGGTCAAACTTGAACTGTATCGTCGATGTTACTTGCATTTTCATTTCCTTGTTTGAAACTGGTGATTTCCCCTGGAAGGCTCTCGTATGAAAGCTTGGTTATCCGTTTCAGCTCTTCCTTGTATTCCTTCATGATATCCGGGTACTTCGCTTCGATGAACTCCGCTAGCGTCTTGACTTCAACGGGCGGGACTGCATTCTTGAACGGATGGGGCCTTAACGGGTTCCGCCTGACAGCAGCCATGAAGGCATTGATGGACGAGCCTATCGGGAGGTTTGCGAACGAGCCTGCACGGGTTTCGAGATGCTCGTATGCCTCCTCGTCCACCTGGAATATCATCGAGTAGAAACACTTTCCGTTAGGTGCAGAGCATTGGGCGATTTCATACATCGGGGAACCAAATATGAACAACAATGTTTTCCTGCCGACACGATGCCACAACGGGCTGAACTTGGTCATGTCGATTTCAGGTTCGATACAGGCACAGAACTTGAACTTTTCGTTCATCTTGTCTTCACCGAGGTCATTCCACATGATGCACGGGCAGGCGATGACATGAATCATGCACTCCTTGTCAGGGCATTCGTAATTGTGTGGAAGCCACTGTTTCAGCATGTCGTAACGCATAGGGTTGTAGAAACGGGCTCCAAGCTTCCTTGTAGCGGTCACAACACGGCATTCGTTCTGGCTAGTCAGATGATTGTATTCGCCGCCTTCGTATATATACGGATGGTTGAAATTGCTCATAATTGCCTTTTGTTAAATCTTCTCTGTCTAGTAACTCAACTCGAACTCTTCGTCGTACATTGCGTCGCACTTGAACTCGTTCCACATCTCGGGCATTATCTGCTCGATTTCGGGATGCGTCTGGAACTCCTTCCATACTTCCTTTGTCTCTTCAACGCTCAGCGGTCCGTACAGGTGGTCGAAGAATTTCACGACGCACGGGTTTGTCCCGTCTGGAAGCCCGTACCTATTGGGTCCCTTGCTTCCCTCGATTCGTTTGCCGCCAAATACCTTGGCGACCTGGTCGATTTCCTGTCCAAAACGCATTCCGCCAGCGCTTCCGCCCCATTTGTAATCTACACCCATATTTACTCCTTTGTCTCTATTCCAAGATATCGGTAGATTTCTTTTCTCTTGTGAGGTATGTCAGTAGGATATACGTTACCGTGCCCATCCATGCATTTATGACCAGGCAGGTTGGTCATGCTCTGGTAGCACGATGTGGAGGCGTTGCCGAACCTCGTATAAAATTCGAGAAAATGCTCCTTGCCCGTAAGAGGAATCCTTTCAGTGAAATGCTTGCCACACTTGTAATCGTGCGCCCAGATACTGATGCCCACTTTCTCCTTACGGCATCCGACGGTAGCTACGGTATATACATACCACCCATCCATTCTTCCCATTCCGCCACCAGGTATACGGACATGTGCCAAGTTCTTCAACTTCGGCATCAAACGGCAGATGTACTCCCAGCTGCTACGGTCCATTTTCGTACGTTTCTTCGGCTTTGACTTAGGCTCCTCCGTATCGGCATTGATGAAAGATTCCGCCTCCGCTATGAGTTCAGGATGGCGCTTTTGTAGAAATTCCTGGTATTTATCGTTCATAATCACCCCTTTGGTGCATGCAGGAAACGGGTTCTTGTTTCAGGGAACTTGTAAACAAGGTAGCCCATGAGCATTCGGAAATATAGGCTATACAGACCCTGTTGTGGTCCGTATATGGTGGTGTCGAACCACTGGAAGAAGTTAAGGAACGGGAACAACGGGTTATCCGCATATCGTCTTATGTCGCCGTCAACGATGTCGTTCATGCAAGGGAATAGAAGGGTGTAATTCCCGTTGTAAATTACCACGGCCAACAGAACTTTATCCTTGTATGAATACTGGTAAGTCGTCTTGCCGTCAGGTTCTTCCTTCACACTTTCGTCAGCTTTCAATCCGCATACTACACGCCTTGCGAAAGAAGCAAGGTGATTGAATTGCTCCGTGGAACGGTCATTCCACATATCGAACAAGTCTTTCGGCTTTTCCTTGTGGGCCAACCTGTCTATAAGGAATTCGCCAAGTTTAGTTTCATGGTATCCCCATTCTTTGAAGTCATACTCCTCACGTTCTTTCCGTCGAGCTTCCATCTGGGCTTCCCAGTCTTCTTTTGATTTCGTCGCCATTGTCAGTCTCCTATTTTAATTACCCAGCATCCCAGAACCAAATGGCCGGGTCTTCCTTGCTTACCCTGTGCTCGGTCTCGGTGAACCCTTCAAGGTTGTGGTGGAACTTCGGACGGAAGTCGCCATCGCCGTCGCAATACATGCCCCTCATCCTGCTGCAGCCCATCTCGCCGAGACGCTGCATGTCTGCCAGCATGGACAGGAACTCGTTTGCCCAGCACTTTTTCATCACGCAGTGGACATCGAATTCCACGGTGTCGTTCTGCCCCAATTCAATCCAGTTTGCAGGTCTCATAACAATCCCTCCTGTTTCATGCGCCCGATTACATATCGGCAACCCGCAGTAAAAACTTCCTCAGCCGTCGCACATTGGCATAGGTTTTCAGACCCGTTGTCATCTATACGGGTTATAACCAAGCCGTCTTCTTCGAGAATATCCTGTATTTCCTTTCTGTACGGGATATACTTCTCGATTTCTTCATCAGTCAGTTCATCCATAAGTGTTTCTAACCCCACAATTCCTTGTGCCAGCGGGTTTCCTTTGGCTTGGGTGGTTTGTTTTTATTCTGAAAATAGTCGATGACAACCATCAGCACTCCGATAACCCAGAACGCTGCCATCCAGAGTATCCATGACTGTTCATTGTAGAGGTACGATAGAAATTCACACATAATTGCCTCACGGGTTAATCACTCGTTCCTGCAACGTGATTACAAACCCGATAGGTTTAATCATGTCGCTAAGTTCTGTTACAGTAGGGTTCGCCAGCCCTCGTTCAACCATGCTTACCATCCTTGACGAAACCCCGGCCATCTCGGCAAGGTCCTTCTGGGTTATCATCAGCTTTTTGCGTCTTTCCGCAACCTTCTGTCCAATCATCTTCATGCTTGGAGCAAGTCGCACCACGGATGCGGAAACAGGAATATCGGATGGTTTCATGATTCTACCTAAGTATTAAAGTTGTCCCGACGTGATTCGAACACGCACGTCTTGGCCTTCGGAGGGCCACATTTTTCCAGTTAAACTACGGGACAGTGATTTATTCGTCATTGACGGTTTTCATTGTTTAGACACGCATTATACCGAAGGTTGGCAAGATAGATACTAACCCTGACGTGGACCTTAGACCAAATGACAATCCAATCCTTAGGTGTATGCAACGTAAGTTTCGTATCGAACGTGTCTGGAACAGGCAATCCTGTTATTGTATGCCTCAAATTCTTTACCTTCTCGTTAACCGATTGAGCAATCATCAGGTTGCGCATGGCGAATGTATAACGGGAACGTATGTTGTATTTAGCAATCTTGGTATCCATCGACTCTGCCATAATATTATTCCTTTATACAGGTTTCCCACTCGGTGTCGAAATCCTTGTCGGGATAGGCCGCTGAAAAATCCCGTCTCAGCTGCTCGACGACGGGTTCTGGGATTGCAACGCAGATTATGGCCAGATTCCACTTGGATGAGAACTTGTAGATATTCTTCCAAAGCAGGTCGTTTGTCAATCCTTTAATTACGTCAGACATTTTAGTCCTCCTTGTATAGGCCGAGTCCACTCAGTCGTACCAGCATGGTCGTACGTGTGACATGGTATTCATCGGCGAGCTTGTCTACCGCTGCGGAATCCTTGGATGACTTCTCCCAGTCTGGTATCAGCATCTCCTCGGGCATGAGCAGGCAGTGTGCGAAGTAGTTCGCCTCCTGTTCCATCTTCGATGTTCCAAGCCATGTTTCAGCCATGATTAGCCCTTATCTTATTGTTCTGCTCTTCACACCATTTCACATAGCCGTCGATGATATCCTGATATGGTTTCAGGTAATCATCGACCGTCTTGGAATCGTCCCATATCTTTGACCAGGCGACTCCGCAAGGTGTCGTATAGATGCCTTTCAGTTGCAACGCCTTGCAGATGAAAGCCACCTGGATTTCAGTCTTTTCACGGCGAACACCGCATTCCTTGTACTTAGGAAGCTTCTTGTAGAGTCCCTTGGTGAAGTACTCGTGGCGGTTGAACTTCGCCAGCCATTCAAGAGTGGTTTCCAAGGCTATGTCTGGAATCATCGTGGCCATCTAGTCCTCGCCATAGACGTAAATGTACTCGCCCTTCAAGTTCTCGCCGACATACAGGAATTTCAGGCCGACAATCTTGACGGGAGCCTTGATTTCCTCCTTGCAGGCGAACTTGCCGTAGTGCTTCCACTTCACCCCAGATTCATAGCCGTTTTCGACCCACTGGATGAGGGAACAGCCCATGCGGTTAACCGAGACCTGGAAGTCCAGTTTAATATCGGCAAATGCCGCCATGGCAAAAGCCATGATAAATAGAATTACCTTTTTCATTTTTTCTCCATATTTAGTAAGCGTCACCTTAGACATCCAGGCCAATCGCCCGTCGGGTCAGGTGCTCCAGGGTGCTGGACCCTGCCTCAACCACGAAGATGTCACCAGCGTTCCTGGCGTTCAGTTCCGCAGTGTCCTCCGAATACGGCCAATTCTCGTAGGATATTCCTTGGTTAATCATCTGGTTCGGCTTGACCACATGAATCCGGCGTCCTTTCTTGGCGTCAACCCAGTCGGACAGCTCCCTGTTGGAGACGAAGAAGAGCGTTTTCAACCGTTCGCATTCCTTCTTGTAATCAAGCATGTCAACGAGGGTGTCGATATCGAGAAGGTCGGCCAGCTTATGGGTGCTCAGTTCAATCTCAGACGAACCAAAAGGAGGCTTCTGGTCAATCAGTGTACCATTTATAGCCAAACGGTAACCGTTGTCAGCAGCACTCCTGAGAATACTTAGTTGGAGCCACGTTCTCATATTAACACTCGAACTCATGACAACTGAAATGCATGACCTCGCCGTTAGGCATCGTGTATGTCGTCATGTCTTCCATGAGGTGATTAACGGTAGATACACCAGCAAAGTCTTCAATGTAGTTTTTAACCCGTTCGATGTACAATTCATCCGTTACGCCAGCATCAGAGAATATCGAGGCGACCTTGTCATCAAAATGCTCGATATGAGTCTTCATGCCTTCCTGAAGCAAATCCCACAAGGCATCTCTCAGTTTCTCCAAGCTTTCCCTCGGAAGGTCGTAATAGGTGGGTTTTTCTTCCTTGTAATCGTAGCCGAATTGCAGGTGTTCGAGGTCATAGCCAAAACGGAACTTCTCAACGAAGTTTGCGACAATCTTTGCGCCTTGGCTTCTGCCGAACTCGACGAGCAGTTCACCATTATTGAACTGTTCCATTTCGTATGAGTTCAGCAAGGTGACTACATGGCAAGAACTGGAATTGGTTTCAAAAACCGAGTGACGAATTGTTTTCATTGTGTTTCCTTTAAGTGTAATTAGGCGTCCGTAGCGATAGGCTCGCCAGTCTTTTCAGAGTAATCTTTGGCCTCGTTCCATTTCTCGAAATACTCACGGGCGGTCATCCCAGGCCAGAACTCCTTGACTTCAAGACGTTCGTTATCACGCAGGTTCTCGAAATGACGTTCAATTTCTGGAAGGACATCATCGTAGAGGTCTGGACGAAGACGTTTCAGTCCGTACATCAGACCTATAACGTCGTAGAACGAAAGCTTAGTACCGTCATCGTATTCCGCATAGAACACGGAATCCTTGAACAGGTGGTTATTGTTCTGAACCCATTTGTAGTAGAGCGTCTTGATACCCTTGACATCAACCCACATATCCCATCTAGGGTTTCTCAACTTAACGAAATCAGCGGGCGGATTATCCTGCGTGTACTCGTCAGAGACAAGGTATCCGTCGCTTTCCTCGTCGTAGTAGTAAAGGTGCTGTTCGTAGTCAGGGTCATCGGAAACCATGTGGCAACCCTTCGTTCCCTTCCAGGTAATGCCAAAGATGTCGGTAAAGGTACACGACCGCATACCGAACTGGTTTGCATCCTTCTCGATTGAGTCGAAGAACGGAAGCTTGTCCATGTTGCGATAATCCTTACCCTTCCTGGCACGGTAACGCATGAACAGGGCATTATCCTTATTCGGATTCTCGATGGACCAACTCCACTTGTTCTCGTCGTAGTAAGGATATGCACTCATGTATTCGTGGATTGTACCCATGGGTTCCTCCGAACGGATTAAGGATGGATTCCGAAACGGACCAACGTATCCGGGAACAGCTTTGCCCCGAGGACATCCATGTACGGGCTCAGTTCAGGAATGATTACTCTTTCCTTACGGTCAAACCAGAAACGGGCGCTTTCGTGCCACATAAGAGCGGAGTTGCACACCCTACGGCCAAAAATGTCGTAACGGACGGAATCACGTTCCATGCGATACTGGGTGTAATCAACGAGTTTCTGCTGCTTCGGCTTCAACATTCCGCCGAACACTTTGTCAAGATTAGGTTCGATACCGAACATAGGTTTCTCCTTGTAATGAAACTTTTTTTATAAATATACCTATTTTGTACCACTTTGGCAAGTGGTTCCACTGAGATTTTGAGTAAAATGTCGATTAAACGTCGAGACTGGTCTTGCGGATGGACTGGAACTGTGCCTTGACCGCATTGTCGTACGCCTCGTGCAGAATCTTGTGGCAAATCATCTTGATTTCTTCCACGTCGTCTGTATTGCTGGTCGCAAGGCAGTCTCCGTCATACATCGTCCCGTGCTTCATGTAGAGCATGGGCCCACCGTACACACAGTAGTCCACCCTAGAAGAATCTGGGTCCTTCACGACGAGCAGGGTGATATACCAACTGCCTATCAGCATCTTGACCATGCCGCCCATGTATTCAGGCATGCTGTGTGATGAAATCTGGCCGCAGAGCCATCCCCTGTGTTCCTTCATGAAATCAAGCGTCTTAGGGAATCCGTCGAACATGTGGTTCTCGGGGTCGTCAACCTCAGGGCCGACGATGTAATTCATTTGATACTTGCCGCTGAACGGAAGTCTGTATCGGCTCTTTCGGTCGAACTCGTGGCGGATACGCTTGGAGAACTGGTACAGCGGGTCGTCGGCGTATTCCTCGTCGTCCTTTTCCTGCTGTGATTTAATCGGGATGTAACCGCCGATTGGCTTGTCGTGGGTAGGCCCGTCGACTTCCTTGATTTCAAACGGGTTCTTGTCCTCCCTGATGGGTTCGTCCCACGCCCGTTTCAACGTCTCGATGTCACAAGACATCGGGTCCTTATAGAACCCGTATTCGTCGATACACGGGTTCTTGTCATCCCGCTCCTTGAAACATGCGTCATTGAGTTTCATGACCATGTCCTTCGTCTTCGGGGGGAGACCCATTTTCACGAGCTGTTCTTCAAAAAGTGCCTTCCTGTTCATGCAAACAGTTTATACTATCGGGCACCTATCTTGCAATCCTCGGCTGATTTCTTCGGTTCTGACTCCTTGTCTTCAGGAAACTCGAAGACCTTCCATTGCTTCGCCCATGAAGACATCCCAAGGATTTCCAACATGACAGAGCCTATTAGTTTCGGATTGACAGGAGTCAGTTCGTATTCGATATGGAATTCCGTCCGTCCTTGGACATCCTTCATAGTTCTTCCGACATAATACTTGCCATCTTTACCCTGTACAATCAGGCGGCGGTTTAATGGCATGGGGTAATGGTCACGGTCATACCATGTGGTCTTGAACGACAGTCGGCTAAGCTTGTTGCGGAGCTTTGTATTTTCCTCGGCGGAGGTGTAATACAGGCTGTTCGCTTCTTTAATCTGATTACGCAAATCGATGACTTCCTTGCTTGGCTGTTCCTGGAACTTGTTTGCAAGATAGATGATAAATTCCTTAAAAATGTTCATGTTTACTCCGTTAATGGAAATGTCCGAAAAAATACTGTTTCTTGTGCTGCTTGACGAACTTGAAAGCTTCGAGGGTCTTCTTGTCCTCGATGATGCAATACTCCTCGTCGGGATTTACACCACGGGCGACCGCTAGTTTAGTGAATGTTTCGAGACGCCTCTTAACCCTGTCGAGAGTCTTCTTGTGTTCCTTCGGTCGCCAGATGATGTTGAAACAGTCGTTATCGTGGGAAAGGGCCATCTCCACGTCGCCTACATCATCGACATCGTCCCACTTGAAGTACAGCTGGTCATGGCATTCCACTGGGGCCACGATACGCTTTGCAGATGGTCCAGATGTTACGTCGAACCGTTTGCCCTCATGCGTGAATGTGAAATGGGTATTCAGCCACGAGTCGAAACCCGTTTCAATGTCCTCGGCGAGCTTCTTGATTACCTTCTTGAACCCTTCCGAACTACGGAGAAGCTTGTACGAGAACTTGTAGTTCGCACATACGCACACGCCAAGCTCCTTATCGAACGTGAAGAATATGCCATGCACCTTCACTCCCTTAGGGATATCCTCGGGGGCATACGGGCTGTGCATCGACTGCCACGAAGTCGAGAATTTGTCGAACAGGTCAGGAAGCAGCGGAATCTGTTCATCGGGGGTATCGTAGGTAGGGCCGTCGTAGTCATCGTCGAACCACTTGTCTTCATCTAAGGGTTCAATACAAACGGGCCAGAACATCTGGACGGTTTCATCCAATACATAATCGTCGTCATCTTTCATGAGGTTTCCTCCAATTAGGAGTCCTTGTTCAATCGTTCCAGTTCGGCGAGATGTTTCCTAAAACCCGCTTCCATCCGTTCGACGGTCACAAGATGGACAGCTGCGAGATACTTGTGTATATCACGGACTTTCGCCTTGTCACCCAGCTTCTTCATTTCATTGAAGCAGTCTTCTGCAAGGATTACCATCGAACGGTGAAACCCTCCGTCAAAATCAATCTTGTTGGCTTCACAGTATTTTAAAAGTTTCTCTTCTTCTGGGGTATGCACCATGTTACCTCTCCTTGATAAAATCTATCGACTCGATGCTCAATGCACGGCATTCTCCGTCTTCGGAGATGTCGGCAACGCCTCGGATGCCTATTGGCGGATTTCCGATGTTCTCGTTGAGGGTCATTGCGGCAATGTAGCGTTCTCCATCATAGGACACATGGTCCAGGTGGCCAACCACCCTGTCGCCGTAACGCATTTCCTTCGGGCAGGACTCGTTGTACTTTGCAAGAAGCTCGTCAGAGTATATGCGACCGTTGCGGTTTGGCTGGCCGACGATTTCGAGCGTAGTTTTGTAGTTACTCATTCTTACCTCCGTTAGTCGCAATCGACATGCTGGATTGCCCCGCAATGTACACACTGCTGGATATAGCGGTAGCCGATTACGGAGCCCTGAGCAACAATGTCGATTTCTTTGACTGTTTTCCATTGATGCTTGCAACGGAAAGATAGTTTTTTGATAGTGACCATGGTGCCGCAGACGATACCAGTAACGCCAGCAATGCCCAACACTATCCAAAATACAGTTGCGGCCATATTGCCTCCATTTTCAGTGTTCAACTACCCCGGCATGGTCGATGGGCTTATTCCAGTGGTAATCCTCGGTTTTCATCTTGTCGGTGTCAACCACGAGCAGGTCGAGGTTTGAAAAGCGGAATCCGACCGAGTTGATTACTTTGTAGGCGGAAATGCCTGGGTTGCCGTTCAGAAAATGGTACAGGTAGCGTATCACCATACCGTGGGATATGGCGACAAAAGAATCCACCTGTTCCTCGTGCCGTACATTGTTCACGAGTTCTCTCAGGATGGCCCTCGCACGGCTTTCCATAGTGGCTGCGGGCAGGAACACCTTCTGGGTGAACTCCGTCTCGGATATCTCCCAGAATTTAAGCTTCCCGAGCGCCTTGCAGTCGAACTCACCGAGAAGTTCGGTCAGCTCGGTCGGATATGTGTCAAACAGCATCTTTGCGGTGCTGACGCAGCGCTTCGTAGGAGAACTGAGGATAACCCTGCGGGCTTCTGCGGGGATGTGACAACCAACAGTATCTTCCCAGTCGTCCGGCTTGTCCAGTAGCGTGATGTCGGCATTCTCGTAGCCGACAGCCATCGTGCCAGTACTGTTTGCGGAAGTGGGGGCGTGTCTAACGAAATAGATTTTCATTTAGAGTCCTTGCGGTATTCGATTACGGTGAGCTTCTACACAACTGGAATTGAATCTACGTTCTTTTTCATTTTCTTTAAGGCAACGTTCTGTGCTGAGTGCATAAAGACAGAAAATACGGTATCGAGTTTGGTTCCCTTTTGAGCCATCGTATCGCCTACCTTACCCGTATTCACATATTGGTTTACCATACGCATCAGCTCTTTCAAAATACCTAGCTTGAACTCAGTTAGGAAGTGATGCCAGAACTCACTCTGCATGGTAGTGAACCAGCGCTTGAAGAAATAGCGTCTCATCATGAGAGGATGGGTCGGCGCCCCTCCCGTTGTCAAAACATCTTCTACCATGTGGTGGTAACGCCACTTGGCATCAGTCTTCGGATGTCGGCGTACCCACTTTTCACGTTCGAATCCATCCCTTCCAACATACTTGCGGACGAAGAGGTCGACTTCAGGCAACGCCTGGTAGCAGGTTCCACGGACTTTGAGGTCTCTGTAATAGAATTTAGGTAGATTGCGCATTGTCGCCTCCTTCTATTGTTGCTTTCCTGTCACGCAAGCGCATCGTTTCGAGCAGGTTCGACGCCATCTGATAGGCAGCTGGCCCCCATTCGGTTCCATAAATCGTCTTGAAGAGGAAATAGATGCTTTCTTCCGTGTTGGCAAAGATGTTCTTGAAGTCCATCGCCATCTCTTCCATAAGCCTGTCGTACTTGCGATACACGAGTGTATGCTTCTTCATGAGACGCTTGAACTTGAAACGCCATTCGGTTCCATACGAATCGTGCTTGCCATACGGCTTGACACAAACAAGAGACGAACCGTCCTCGTATACGAAGATGGAAGCAACCTTGCGTTCTTCACGGAGAAACTGCGTGTTTTCGTCCTTGTACCAGCACTGAACGGAAACAATATAGATGTCCCCATCAGGCGGGTCCTTGACATATTCGAAACGGCAGTTATTTTCCCCGAGGGTGTCTTTGCAGACCTTCTTGAAATATTCTATAGTAATCATGTTAGCGGCTCCATTCAACGTCGGCTTCGGGATGTTTGATGCAGAGAAGCAGGATGTCTTCAACGAACGGGATTAAGCCGAACCTTCTCCCGTACTGGTCAGTCTCTTCAAGGCTGCCCCACTTGTACCACTTGGACTGAGGGAGTTCCTTGATTGTAACCTTTCCGTTAATAATCTCGGGTTCCTTCTTGACGATAGTCTCGTACCGTTTCAGACGCTTGGCATTTTCGGAAAGAAGGCGTAACCCGTTGCTGAGGTCCTCGATGAGTTCCCTCGCTTTCATTTTCTTGTCGGCATGATTCCACAGCACGTCATAGAGTGTAACCTCGCCTTCGCCCTGAAAATCATAGAGAACGACATGCTGTGCAATCTTGCCCGCATTGTGGGTGATGTTGCGGCTGTCGGACTTCCGGCCACGGCCCTTTCCCCATTTAAGTATGATATCAAGCGACATTATTCATCCTCATCCTTGCCAATACGTTTAAGCCACTTGTCGAACGACAACTTGTTCCAGTCTTCGATGGTTCCATCAGCCTTGATGTTCATGCAGATGTAGTCGCCGTAGCCTTCTTCTCTCGGGCTCATGAAGCTCGGGACATACTCGTTCTCAACATTGGCGATAACATTGCCGTCATCCAAGACGTCCGCCGAGAAGCAGTCACATACCTTGTAATTCAACCGGGCTTCCGTACCGGGAGTCCAGTTGAGGATGACGCCACGGTCTACGTCGATTTCGGGGCGCCAGCAGGAGCCTTCCATGCACGGCATCTCCCCGTTGGAATCCTCGTAGAAGCCATCCATCTCTGGTGTTTTGATATGTGCATCCTGCTTGTAGCGGACTTCGGCACAGACTTTAACGATTCTCATTTCGAACGCTCCTTTATAAAGATTTTTTATGAAATATACATAATTTTTCCCGTCGCTGCAAGGGGGTCAAGAAATAAAAAGAAAACCCGCATCGGAGTGATGCGGATTAAAGATTTACAAAAGCAGTATTTTAGAACAGGTCAGTATAATTCGGCTTCCGTTTGTCATAGTCAGAAAATTTATCTCCTGGCTTTATGTCATCGGTAGGCGGGAGATTGCGTTTCCGACTAGGCGGGCAATCCTTGATTATCATCCAAGGTTCCCTACATTCTGCAGCCTTTTCCTTGTTGTGGCATTCCGTCCAAGAATAATTGCCAACCTGATTGCCGTCATTGTCTTTGACAACAAGCTTGAAACATACCATGCCATCCTCGGGTTCATATCCAGTACACCAACGAAATTCTTCATATGTTGTAGGAATAGGAACAAGGTGGTATGTTCCGTCAATCAACTTGGAGGAAAGCTCATCAATGTACAGTAATGCACAAAATGTAGTCTTGTTAACATAGGCGGGAAACCCAAATTTTTCAGCATCTCGCTTGATTGCTTTACGGATTCCATTGAAGATATCTTCACGTTCAAACTCGTTCGCATGCCATTGAAGCCAGCGTTCCACATGGTCCAACGCATCATACAACATGTCCCTTGAGTGACTATTAGGAGGAACAAACTGCGTCTCGTACAAAATCCTGTACATCTTTTCAAAATTGGACCTGAACGAGGCGATTCTTCCCTCGATTTCTTTTTTACTGTAGGGTAGCTTTCCCATAAAGATATTTCCTTTTAGAGTTAATCCTGACAGTCCTTGTTGATGATGTACTTCTGCCTGATTTCGTCAGGCGCATCGGTGAGCTTTACCTTGATATCACCCTGGACACCGTCCTTAGCAATGGCAGCGACCACCATATCCTTCATGGCATCGTATTCTTCATCCGTTGCCGTATCGGGGATGGTAAACTTACGCTTGACCGTGTATGTAACTTCAAATTCCTTTGCCATGGTATTTCTCCTTGTTGATGGTTAAAGTTCTTCTTCTGGAAACTCGTCTGGGGCCGACATTTCCTCGTCGATTACCTTCATGCAGCGTTCACAATATACGCCGAAGCTGTTATCTGCGGGGGAATACGGATAGTGGCGAACCTTGGTTAGCTTACCGCAACGCTGGCATACGCCCTTGAACGGAGCGGTCGGATTAACGAGGATTCCAGTTCCTGGTGTTCCATCCTTGCCATGGGCGCCGTACATGCCCCATTTGAATTCATCTTCCCAATAAATGTAGGTCATAACATTCTCCAACTAAATTTGTTTGGACAGTTCCCTGCGGACCCTCATGAGAATCTTGCCGAGATGGTTTTCGCCTTCCCCGTTGCAGATACCCCAGAACTTGTCGCCCCAGTAGTTGCCCTCTATGAGCTGGAGAGTTCCCGTACTGAGGAGCTTCTCTTTCAACTCTGGATTGCGGGAGAACTTGTCCTTCACGATTTGGTACATAACATCGACCTTGACATCGTTCCAGTCTGCTCGAATCGGGAGTTTCTGGCCAGCAAACTTCGCCTTGGAACCGTTCATCGTAGCGAAGGCGATACGGAGGGAAACATCCGTCGTCTTAGCTGCCTGGTATGCAGCTTCGGAACAGTTGTAGGTCATCCCCTCGTATTCCACGGTACACGGTTCGAAGTTGCTAAGGAATCGGTACGGCCCGAAGAACGAGTCGATTACGCCGTCATGCGGACCGACGCAGTATGTCCTTTCGGTGGTCTTGAAGATGTGCATAATGCGGTCGAACATGTTTTCCGCATACTCGTCTGGATTTTCAACCCCAGCCTTGATGACAACCTTCTTGAACTCCTCGAACAAGGTTACTGCACGGAGTTCCAGCTTAGTGTCACCGAACGCCTTGATGTTGTTAAGCCAATCACTCATTTCAACTTACCTTTCAACGGGTTGTTAACAGCTTTTGCCATTTGGAGGACTTCCTGAAGGCTTTTATCTGATTTCTTCTTGGCAGCGTTTCCTACTACCGTGGTACTGCTGGCATTCATTGCGAGACGGATAGAATCTCCTACTTTCTTGCTTACCGTGTAATTGCGTCCCGATATCAAAATGATTTGGTAGCCTGTCACTATCTTGTCAGTTTCAATCGGGCGCACAACCTCGACTAGATTGAGGTTGACATAGTCTTTGTTAATTTCTCGAAGCATCTTTGACTTCCTTTGATTTCTTGATTCCGTCGACCACGTCTTTAAGGAGAACCTTGAAAGTGTTGAGGTCGACTTGGGTGTACTTCCAGGTTGCCCTAAGGTTGAAAATCTTGGGGTCGGCCACTATATCGAAACTGTCGTTCCAGTAGTAGCCGAGTTGGATATCCCCGAGCATCACCCTCCCTTCGGAAACTGTGCATCCGACCTTTTCGCAAGCCTTTACGAACTCGTTCTTGGTCATGGACTAACCCTTGATGATTGGGCTTGCTGCCTGCTGTGCGGGAGCCTGCATCTGGAGGCTAGCGAACGGGTCTTGGAGGTCAGTCTTTTCAATATCGGTGAGGAGGCCACCGACGTTGCGGGCACGGCAGACAGTCTTCTTGTCCTGGTCACGGATGTAGCGGATGCCAGCATCCCATTCCTTGCGCTTGAAAGTGTAGGTGCTTTCATTGAGCATCATGATGAACGGGTCATTGATGTCAACGTGCTTGTCCTTCTTCATGACTTCCATCGCCTCTTCGTGCTTCTTCATGATTGCGTCATACTGCTGCTTTGCCATGTCGGCCTGCGACTGCATGAATTTTGCCACCTTGTCGATAAGCTGCTTTGCTTCATCCTTCTTGTCGGCGTCGATATATTCCTTCGCCTTGTTGAGGTCGGCTACGATAGCGGTGGGGATGGCGATTGCCTGTTCGAGTTGACTGAGGTTGTTCATGGTTACTCCATTAAGTTGATGTTTTAAGATTTATTGGTTGCGGGGCTTCCTGGATTCCTTTCAGGAGTTTCCCCATTTCTTCGATATACTCGGTTTCGGTTATTTCCTTTCGGTTGAACTTTTCCTTCAACACGAGCAAATCCTTGTATTCCCGAGTCTGCTTCATTTCCTTGCGGACTCTGGCGATGTTGGCCCTTTCCTTCTTGCTGAACTTGGACATGTTTCGCTCCTAGTAGAGGGTCCAACCGTCGGGTGTTTTCTGCGGAGGGTTCATCGGGATAATCTCAGTGATTGATTCCGCAGTCCAAGGGAAGAGGTAGATGTGCTTGTGCTTCTGCTTGGCGTACTCAATCGTGTCGTAAGTGCCGCCGACAGGGTTTCCGTCCCATACGGCAAGGACGATGTCGCAGTTGTCCACCATCCACTTGTCACGGGTGGCATAGCAGCTTGGCTGGAACTTGTGGAAGGCAACATGGTTCACTTCCGCATAGTCGTGATACTTCTGCTCAACAGGATGAAGCTTGCGCTCATAAGGCCAAGCACAAATAAGAGGAATACCCTTTTCATAAGCGACCTCCGCATAAATCTGGTCGGCACCCTGGGCCATCCCGGAGATGCAGTCGCTAGGTTTCAGTTCCTCGACCTTCTTCGTCAGCCATTCCTTGATTTCCTGTTCCCTGCCCGTTATTCTCTCTGGCCTGTGGCCCGTTACCATTACCTTCATTGTCATCCTTCTTTATTTTGCGGGGGACTACTGCAAGCCCCCTTGCCTTGGTGTCGTCGTAAAAACGGTTTGCCGTCCTGATTGCGCTGATGAGGTTGTTGTGGTACGCAGGGACGTGACTTATCTTCTGCGTGGAACCCGTCTTGCGGTTAGATGCGAACAGGCTCACGTACTTGCGGCCATCGGCCTCGTCCGAGTACGTGATAAGCATGAACACGTCTTCCGTCACGTTGAGGACAGCACAGAACAACCCCATTCCGTCTTCTGATGGCGTCTCGGTTTCAAGATGGTGGCGTTCGCACACCTCCTTGAACGTGTCGAGAGATATCTCTCCTACATAAAGACTGCTCATGATTTACCACTTGTTGTCGATAAATACGTTGGGAAGCTTGGGAGTATAATGCGGGATGTTCACGAGTTCATTCTTGAACGTGCCCTTCTTGTAACCCCAGATGAGACGCTGCATGTCGCTACGGCTGAAAGAGGTTTCCAATCCACGGATGAACTTGTCGAACTCGGCATAAGTAAATTTGCTCACCCCAGACAGTTCGGCAATTCTAGCTTCGTCGGACTTGCCGCACATGCCGTCGCTAGGAGTCTTCCACACGAGTTTGCTCGGGATGCCGAGATATTCGCCAAGCATACGCACTTCGGTCTTGGTAAAGCCCTGGAGACATGCATAGGAACCAGCGTTGTCACCATAGAGCGTGGAGAAGTTGCCCCATGCACAGTCTTCGGAAAGGTTGCAGGTATTGAGGACAACGCCACCTACAATGGCGGAAACACCATAGAGAGTAGCCATACGGAGGCGTGCGGGAGTGTTCGTCGAGTAGACACTGTTGAGTTCGAAACCGCTCTTGATGAACTGTTCGTTCAAGCCCTTGAACGCATCGGAAATGTTAATCGTGGATTCATTGCAGTCGCAAAATTCAACGACACTGTTGGAGTCGGCGATGTCAGCCTGGACTCCGTTCGGCATCTTCACTGCGTACACATTCTTTGGGCCAAGCACGTCGCAAGCAACCTTGCAAGTAACGGTCGAGTCAGCCCCGCCAGAAACCCCGACGACAGCCTTGGTAAACCCGTGTTCGGCAAACCATTTAAACATGTGAGCTTTCATCAAGTCGCACTCTTTAGCAACATCAAAGAGTTTCTTATACGCCGTATCGGCCATATTCATATCATACCTCGTTTTTGATATTTTCAATGGAAATATAGATAAATACGAAAAGGTTGTCAACCACTATTTGATAATAGCGCTAACTGAATTTATTTTATCCCAGTACTCCTCGTATCTTTTATAGTCGGCTGCCATGCGTTTTTCTTCAGGCTCGATATAGGTACTGTAAATGTCGCCGACTGTTTTCAGCTTGGCCCTAAGTTCGTCCAGAAGTTTCTTCCCGTACTCGTTAGATTCGATTTTCCACCAACGATTTTCCCAGTTGCCATACGATGTTATTCCGCATGGTTTATCGGCAGCGCTTATCGTAGGATTGTATTCTTCTACGGTAATCCACTTGGCAAACCATCCAGTAGTTTTGAACTGCAAGGAATAATACTCCTTGTATGAATGAACAAAGCGAAGCTTTATGATTTGCTTGTCAATGTTCTTTTTGTAGTTGTAATTCATAGTCCATGTCTCCTATCGGATGATTTCCATAATCATCGTGAAATTATCCGTAAATAGCTTTTTGTAAAAGACGGATTCGTAATCCTGTTGATAACCCCGTGGGATATCAATGCTGTCCTTGTTGGCAATACAGGACACGGTATAGGACGTGTTCGTATTTTCGAGATTTGTGATGGTATCGTCGAACTGCTTCTTGATGTACAGGCGGGCAGCCTCGATTGTCTCGAACTCGGTGTCCGCCATGACGAAATCCGTTACGACACCGCTATGGTCAAGGAACACTCTAATCTTGTACGGGTGCATACTCATTCCCTTTCAATTTTGGGTTTCAACGGGGAGTTCTTCCAGCGTTTCTCAATCTGTTTCAGTTTAGCATCAAATTTCTTGTTGCTTCTGTGCCTGATAATGGTTCCGATGGCGGCAACGATTAACACTGCCGTCAGGAAGCAACCGCCCATGACGAGAAATTCCTGTGCTTCAAACGATACTGCCTGGTGTGGCTGGACGAGCACATCATTCTTGCTGTGGTACAAGTGATAGTACGGGCTTGCCGGATTAAATTGGTTCAGCGGGTGAACTGGGTTCAACGTGCTGTAATGTGTTCCGAAATGATGATGGAATGCCATATTTTTAGTTACGGTTCAGGTTTTCTTGTTTGCTTTACTGCGACGGAGAAAGACACGTCGATTTCGCCAAAATCGTCTGGGTCGATACCCTTGTTGAGGCACTCCCTGATGAACGTCCCTTCCATCCACTCCCAGATTTCAAGCAGGTCGTGGCGGCACTTGAAGTCACTCTTTTCTCGTATCATTTTTCACCTCGGGTTCTGGGTCGTCATAGGGAGGGTTCGGGTGCTCTTCGCACCATTTCACGAAATCTCCCATCTGTTGCACGATAACCTTTTCGTCCTCTTCTCGCTCCCGGACGAACTTCTGCAGACTACGCATGTTGTATTTGCATCCGAGTTCGCCCTTGGAGTTTTCATAGATAAAGTCCTCGTTATCGCCGAAGAGCTGACAACACGGATAATTCTCCTGGTAGTCGTAATCTTCGTAGGGACAATTCTTACATCGCATCGAAAGGTCCCTTAGGCAAGTTAGAATTCTTTTCAGGCAAGGTGAACAGGGTAAGGTCAATCATATTGCTGAAGCTAGGATTGTCGAACACGCTTTCGACGATTGCCTTGACGATTTCATACTTACCGCCGCCCTTGACACAACCAATCTTTTCTGGCATCCAGATTTTGACAGGACGGGTGCCATGCAACTTCTGAACATGATACGAAAACACAAGCATGTTTCTGATATCAATCAGTCCCTCGTGCATCGCATCGTAGCTGGTAAAGCGCTTTTCGCTAAACGAGCTTGTTCCTTCCGAGCAACTATCCTGAGCAAACAGGTCGACAAAAAGTACGCTCTTGTCACCGACAGTAACATCGCTGTAAAAAAATCTTCCAAGCAGGTTGCTGCACTTTATCGGCAGAGCTATGGTATCCCGCTGTTCGAACAGATTGTGTGCGATAAATTCGAGATATTCCACATAGACCTTAGGGAACTTTTCCTTGATGACCTTGGCTACACCGCCACCCATCTTGCCTTCGCAGTTGGTCTGGTGGATGATGATATCGGGTGTATCCTTACTGAAATCGAGCATGTCGCCAACAACGTGTTGAATCATGATTTACTCCTAATAAAAAAGTGACGGATGTTTCCGTCACTTAATATAACTAATTAAAAGACTCCTGTCAAGGGATTATCTTAGAATTTTTTAACTTCGTGGGTAAGACGCCAGTCAAGCGTACGCTTCAGCCAATCGACATATCCGGCATCACGGCACATAAGCTTTCCTTCGGTGTCGGAAATCTTTGCGACAGGACGGCCATTGCATTCGATGAGCTTCATGACCTGGTTGAGCGGTTCCACTCCGCAGTCGTTGGACAGGAAGGTTCCGATACCGAAGCCTACCTTGGCACGAGGGCTGAAATGGGCGTAGAGCTTGCTTGCACGTTCGAAGTCGAGGGAGTCGGAGAAGAGCAAAGTCTTCTGCATCGGGTCGCCACCGAGACGCTGGATTGCATCAATCATCTTTTCGCCCCAAGCATACGGGTCGCCCGAATCGTGTCTGAAACCATCCCAGACACGGACATCGTTACGGGTGAGGTCCATGAGGAATGTATCGGTACGGACACAGTCGGTGAGGTAGATACCGTTGCAGCCCTTGTACTGTCTCTGCCATGCGTCCATCATGAGACGGTTGGAGTAGGCAGGGTTGAACATCGGGTCGCCCTGGCCGATAGCTTCGACAGCTTCATGGGCGATTGTTCCGATAAGCTTCACACCGTACTTCAATGCGAGGTACACATTGGAAGTACCGAGGAAGATGGACTTACCGAGAATACCAGCCTTCTGGGCATTGGCGAAAGCACGGACGAGGTAATCCTGAACCTTGCGGGAGAAACGACGACGGAGGCCAAATTCGGAGAACGGGCCGATAACGTATTCGCCCTTTGCAAGCTGTGCAATCTTCTTGTCGATACGACGGATTGCTTCCTCTTCGAGTTCGGCGTAGTTCTTGTTGTGATGGTAGAAGTAAACTTCGTTCACAATGGCGAGAACGTAGATTTCGAAGTAAGTGTTTCGCATCAACGGGTCGAGGTCGCCACCAGCTTCGATTGCCATCTTGGACTCGATGCTTTCGTCGTACACGACACGGATTTCGTCACGGTCAAGATGGAACATGCTCAGGAAATGCCTGAACGACGGGGTAAGCCAGGTAGCTTCACCGAAGAGCATGCTAAGTTCTCTCTGGGTAAACATGAGGGTGCAAAGGTGGTCAATCTGGCGGTTGATTTCGGCAACGTCTTCCTTAGTGAAGACAACGACGCTTCCATCCTTGCGGTTGCGGCACTTGTATGCCCATTTTCCTGTGTAGTCGCTGTACTGGGTAAAGTACAGGTTATCCATATTGAACTTGTAGAGGTCTGTCTCAAGCAGACTTTCTATACACCAATGGTCTAGCATTTGATTACCATCCTTTTGAGTTAGAATCTCGGTTCAAGCCCGAGCATGTTTAAGATAATTTTCTTGTGGTCTGCATGGAACCTGTTTTCAGGATATCCACAAACTTCATTCAGACTGAGCCATACAGCGTCGGCTGCATCGTCCTGGCCTACCACCTTCGGAAGCTGAGGAACCATCACGCCGTTTGGGCTAAGCAGGTACTTCGGGTTGATACGGTAAAGGAACGCCGTAGTCTCTGCGTTTACCTTTTCGCTCGAACGGGGGTCACGGAACGGGGCGTCGAAATTCTTCGATGCGGACGGGGTCCAATCGGAAGAATCCAACCCGGTTTCCTCCATCAGTTCACGCTCTGCAGCTTTCTGTGCGGAAAGGTCCGTCGGGTCCTGGAATCCGCCAGGGAGGGCGTACTTTCCGTTATCCTTGCGGACGACAAACAGGATATGACCACCGCAAAGGACGACGTTGTCAACCGTCTTGTAGACAGATGCGTACTTCGGGTTCAAATCCTTGATGTATTTGAGCTGCAAGTTGCGGGCATTGACGATTTGTTCCTTGATTCGTGCATAGAGTTCCTCGTCGGCGAAAACTCCTGCGGGAAGTTTCGCTTTAAGGTACTCGGTGTCGTTCTCGACAAAGGCCTGACGGATTTGCGTCGCATGGATATGTACGTTTTCCGTTGCCTGCCAATAGGGCACTCCGACAAGGTTTGCATATTCCTTGATGTACTCCATGCCACAAAGGATGTTGTCACATAGAGTCATATGAAGGCGAAGCTGCGACTGAAGCCATTTTCCGAACATGGTCCAGTTGTACGGAGAATCATGGATGCTCTCTACGAGAATACGACAGCGTACCCTATTCTCGGCAATGTACGAGTCATTGTCAAGGATAGACTGAATCATTTCGTAACGGGTAATCGAGTCAAGAGGATTCCTAGGGCTTCCAGAATCGGAAGACCCGAGGATAAGGGTAATAGTGTCCACATTCTTGTCCATCTTGTCAATAATCTGGTGCAGAACGTCAAGATGGCCGTTGTGGAACGGTTGGAACCTGCCGATGTAAACCCAATTCTTCATTACTTACCAGCCTTTGCAAGCAACGCCTTGACCACCAACTGGCTTGCAGCCTTGCCGTCGAAACGACCCTTGATGATGGGCGTAAGAATCTTCATGACCTTGCCCATATCCTTCTGTTCACAGGCGCCAGTAGATTCGATAGCCTTTGCAATTTCAGCGACAACTTCGTCTTCGGACATCTGGGCAGGCATGTACTGCTTGTAGAGTTCGAGAGTCTTCTTTTCTTCATCAGCTCGCTCGGTCTTGCCAGCCTTGGCATAACCTTCGATGGTTTCGTTCTTCTGCTTGATAGCCTTGTCGAGAACGGCGATACACATAGCGTCGTCAACAGGTTTCTGAGCAGCGATGGCCGCATTCTTGATGTCGGACACGAGCGTACGGAGGGCAGTCAGGCCTACCGTGTCGTGAGCTTTCATGAATTCCTTGATTTTGTCGTTTAATGTATCTAAGAGCATGATGTTTCCTTTTTAGAGAATCTGGATTTGCTTTGCCGACATTGCCAACAATGCGGCTTCGTGATGTTTCTTGTCGACGTCGAGGCAGCAGTCCTTGTACACGCCGACGATAGCTTCGGGGAACGCCGTCTTGACACCGTTTGCATTGCTGTCCACGCAGATGCTAGTTACAGTACCAGCGAGGTAGACCTCGGTCGGCGGAATTTCGATACCAGAATAGGTATCGTGGTCGCCGAGGACAACACCCCAGTACGGGAACCCAAAAGTGTTCTTATCGATGACATTATGTTCGTTGACCCACGGGCGGAATTCAGAGATGATTTCCCATCCAGGAGTGCCCTTGATGCAGTGCGGAACCTTAAGATTCTTGCCTTCCTGGGTTTCAAGATAGTTCATGGAATGAGTGTCACGGGTGAACCAGACCCTGCCATCAAATTTCTTGAGTAGCTCGAAGATGTTCTTGATTACCGTATGTGCCCATTCTTGGTTGGGATTGGCGAGGGCGCCAGTGATGAAGTCAACTTGCATGTCGACGATGATAAGGTTTTTATTTTTCATAAAAGAAATCTCCTGTGGTTGTACAGGAGAAAATATAGAACATTAAAAAAGTCTTGTCAAGGGGTGTTTTATTTTTTATTCAACCATCGCATAAGAGGGCTGCACATCAATACAGCAATCAGCAGAATGATAAACACACAATTTGAAACCATCGTCGTATCCATGCCATACACAAAGTACAGAACCATATCGGTTACACCCCAGACGAGGGCGTATATGGAAACAAACATGTCTTTTCGTGGTGTACGCATATATTAAACTTCCTTTGTAAATTTTTCTTTTAACCAAGAGCAAAACTTGCAGAGCGTCTTGAACAGAAGGCTCAGCCCTGCCGTTACCAAAAGCACTATGATGGCTCCGATAACACCCAAAACAATAGAAAACAGCAATCCGCTAACCGACACTACCACCTAAACCCCCCATCTACCTAAATCTCCCATCTTCAGCTTCATTTCCTCGACCTGCATCTTATGAAGCACGACTTCCCCTTCTACAAGGCTCTTCTGGACATCAATGATACGCTGGTTTGACGAACCCCTGAACGTCAGCGACAGGTCACGGAGGTCCTTCATGTAAGGGCCGTCCACGAGGATGTCAGCATAGGAAAGAAGTTCCGTCATCGCCGGATGTGCAAACTTGGACACGAGCATCTCGTAGCAGTAGCCCGTGTATATGATAAGGTTCAAACCCCTTAGCTTAACCCCGTGTGCGAACGGGAGAAGCTGGACAGCCTGTTCCATCGGGTCGCCACCGCTGAGTGTAACCCCTGTCAGCAACGGGTTCGAATCAATCATTTTCAGCAGGGATTCTGCAGTCTCGACTTTGCCCTTGCCGAAAGCGTGGGTCTCCGGGTTATGACACTCGGGACAATGGTGGCTGCAACCCTGGGTGAAGACGGCAAAACGAATGCCAGGGCCGTCAACGAACGACTCTTCCTCAATCCCAGCTATTCTCAGTTCAGTGTCTTCGCTCATGTACATAGGAACCCCCGTGTTACAGCGTGTTTCCAAAACGCATCAAAAGATGCTCAACATACCATTCCCAGTTTATCGGCTCAACCACCATGCTCTTGTCATCAATGTAGATATCGGCCATGATTTTACGGCCAAAATATATACCCTGGTCTCCAGCCTTCTCGCCGATATTGTTGTTTATGGAGTCGAACTTCAGTCCGAGCTGTTCACAGTAATGGACGGCATCGTCTAGGTAAGTACCGTCCTCGTAGTGGCGGCCACCGTAGTTTTCACGGCAGGTCCACATGATTAGCTTATGGCCAAGGTTCTGTAACTTTTTTAAAGCATCGATGAGAACCCGGTTCGGGATGGACTTGTTCACGTCGGGAAAGCTTTCCCCGAGAGCAAGGGTTCCGTCAAAATCTACTGCGATAACTGCCATATAAAAAATCCTTCGGTTTAGGTCCGAAGGATAATATAGTTACTAATGCAGAACTTGTCAAGACTTTGAACGGTCACGGATGCAACAGAAAAGGTCCATAGCATCCTTTTCGAACTGCTCCAAGTCGGTAGGCTCAATCTTTCGGTCAAGCCACTCCTGTTTCGTCTCGTAGCCGTCAATGTTGAAGAAGGCATCCTCGTTCAGGGTGCTTGCGACGATTCTCGAATGGGTTATGACCAGGAGGCCGTAACTGTCTTTCAGAACCTTTTCCTTTACCGAGTTGATGTACTGGGCGAACGCAAGCTGCAGTTCCTCCCCCATGCCAAGCTCAACCTCGTCAAGAACAAGGAACCTGTCGCTGAAACCCAGAACATTCTTGGCCTTGTCCACGCTGTTCGTGCTTGTCGCAGTCCAGTCGTTGTCTCGTAGAAAGTTGATGCCGCATGCGTAGTTCAGTCCTGCTCTCGTCATGAACGAAAGGGACGACACGCAATGCTCTGGGGAGTCGAGATTCAGCTTCTGTGCGATGTACTTCGGCAGAATCTTGCGTATCACAGACTTGCCAGAAGCGTTGCTTCCCGTAAGGATGGTAAGCTTGTGCAACTCGATTGAGTCGGCAATCTTAATCAGACGGTCGCAATGCTCGTTCCACTTTTCGTTATACTTAGCCATACATTACCCGAAACGCATCGTTCCCTGTCCGTCCACGATAGTGACTTTCGTGTCTGGATGATATTGCTTCAATGCGTCCACTAGGTCGGACACCATTCCAATCAGACGGCGTTCAGGAGGAGTCGCCTTGCGGGCTTCCACCTGCCATCCCTTACCTGTGAATCTGATTACGGCGTTGGGGCCGTAGGTATGCACCCTGCCAGCAAGGTCTGCGAACAGGTCGAGAAGACGGTATGTTCGGTTTTCACCAATAATAGTTCCCTTGTCAGTATTCATATTCATCCTCCGATTGAATTTAGTTAATCCTCACAAACGTAACAACTTTATATCTGGCGTCGCCGTGGTTCAGTAAATAATCCTTGCGGCCTGGATAATCAAATCCATCGTCGAACAGGTTATCCAACGCACATTCGATACTGTCCTTGATTTTTTCATCCATCAAAGCAATATCGGCGGAAGTCGGCTCTTCATTAACCTGGTCAATCAGTTTATTGGATTCATCTCTAATGTTGTGCAGAAGTTCTGGCTGATACTCTACGCTGACAAGCAGCTTGATTTTTCTCTTTTCCATATACAGTTCCTCAAACTAGGTATGGCAATCACAGCGCCAGACATAGCAGTCGTCAGGAAGTTTTTTCCAGATTTCCGTCCAGGTCTTGCTGAAATCCTTGTCTTCATCCCAGCTGACAGCCCACCAGCCCATGTGGCCGTGTTCTACCCATTCGCCCGTCGGAAGGACAATAGCCCAGAACGGGGCTGCTTCACGCATGTTGTTATCGACAAACTGTTCTTCGGTCATCACAGCGATGTCATCAACACTGATTGACCATCTGATATGGAACAGTTCGGTCGAGCCGATGCCAGCCATCATATCCTTGACGCTCTGCTGATTGTTGTAGACTTCTCTTGCCTTGGGAATGTCATCTCCATTTTGTTTACGTGCGTCTTCCCAGCTAATGAAATCTGGTTTGAAATAAGGTTTCAACTTGTTGTACACTTCACTGAAATACTTCTTTCTGGCATCCATGAAAGTGTCGATGTCAAGTTGAGATTTTTGAATAGCCTTCACACCTTCAACGTTAACCCCGGCTTTAACAAAAGTGCAGCCAGCCCAGTCAAACGGGGTATAGTAATCCCACTTATGGTTCGGATTTGTAAAGGTGTAGACCTTCTTGACCTCGCCGTTATTGACGACAGCATACGAGTCTTCTGGCTTTTCCGCAGGTTCATCTTCATAGATACGGTCAGATTTAATACCATACCACGACTCCAAGAACTCTTCGGGAGACTCATAATCCTCTTTATTCTTATCATAATCAGTGTGGAATTCGGAAGTCTTGTCTACATAGACGCAATAAGCGGTCATGCCCGTGCATTCGTATTCATGATACGGCAGCATCAGCTTGTCAAGTTCTTCTTTGTCGTTTGTCTTCGTGACAACGTATGTGGTGTAGTGGCTCATGTTATCTCCTTTTAGACGAACATTGCGGGAATCTTCCAGCAGACGAGGAAGGTGAGGGTTATTTGGGAAAGGTGGAAAAGCTGGTCCTCGATAAGGTTCAACGCCATGCGGTTGCACTTCAAGTCGTCAATCCAGAAATGGAAAGCGCAGTTAGCGACGAACAGCACAACGACAAGCCAGACAGGTACATCCATGAAGATTACGCAGGGAAGCATAATGAACATGGTCCAAGTGATGACATGGGCAGCAAGGGCCGGAATCCAGTCATACTTGTACATCGGGTCCGGGGCGTGTGTTTCCCACCAAGACTTCTGCTTCAAATTGGCGAGACATCCCTGGAAGTGAAAGTCGTCAAGGACGTGAAGGAACAGCATCATAAAGAAAACGTAAATTAGATTCATTTTGTCTCCATATTCATAATTGTTGCGGCGTACAAATCCTTAAAATCAGGAACGTACGCCGGAAGGTAATTAGGTTCTAACCCGGTCTTGTCGAAATACGAATCCTTTACGAACGTGCAATACAGCGTATTGAAGTCGTCGTTAGAGTCAGGATAGACAACGGGGATTTCGTATCTTTGACCGTGGGCGTTGTTGCCGACCTGCTTCCATTCGGTAGTCCAGCATTCCTGCGGGAACTTTACCGTGCCTTCGACCTTGGCACACACGATTGTGAGGTACAGCTTGTCGGCATACGGCATGGCCGCCCTGTAAGCGGAGGCGCCTCCGATGACGAAAAGTTCGGTCTCGCCAGCAGCCTCGGCCATCTTGATGGCTTCCTCGATGGAAGACACCGTGAAGCACCCATCTGCCTTGAAATCCTTGTCACGGGTAAGGATGAGGTTGGTTCGTCCAGGCAACGGTCTGCCGATATCCTCGTAGTTCACACGGCCCATAAGGATGTGGTGTCCCGACGTAATCCGCCTGAACCGTCTCAGGTCCGAGCCGATATGCCAAGGAAGGTGACCGTTGTTCCCGATAATCATATCGGGGGTCATTGCTACAATCATCGAGATAATCATACTGCTATCGGCGCCTTGATTGAAGGATACGGGTCATAGTTTACCAGCTCGAAGTCTTCGTAGCGGAATGCGAAGATGTCCTTTACATCCGGGTTAATCTTCATTGTCGGCAACGCCTTCGGGGTTCGTGACAGTTGTTCATGAACCTGCTCGAAATGGTTGTGGTAGATGTGGGTGTCACCCAAGGTGTGAACGAACTCGCACGGTTCGTAGTCGCAGACCTGAGCCAGCATCATCGTCAGAAGGGCATAGGAAGCGATGTTGAACGGAACGCCAAGGAAGGTGTCGGCGCTACGCTGATAGAGCTGACAGCTCAGCTTGCGCTTTCCAGAATCGCCAACGCCACCGACATAGAACTGGAACAGGCAATGGCAAGGCGGCAATGCCATCTTGTCAACTTCGGCCACATTCCATGCGCATACGACATGGCGACGGGAATCTGGGTTATTTCTGAGGCTTACGACAAGGTTCTTAATCTGGTCGATATGGCCTCCGTCTGGTGTCGGCCATGAACGCCACTGGTGACCATAAACAGGGCCCAAGTCACCGTTTTCATCAGCCCATTCATCCCAGATGGTCACCTTGTTGTCATGGAGATACTTGATATTGGTATCGCCTGCAAGGAACCAAAGGAGTTCATGAATGATTGAACGGAGGTGCAGCTTCTTCGTGGTGAGGCACGGGAATCCTGCGGTGAGGTCATAACGGCACTGACGGCCAAAAACGGAACGGGTACCTGTACCCGTGCGGTCGGAACGGTCAACGCCGTTCGTCATAATGTCTTGGAGTAAATCGAGATATTGTTTCATGTCATGCAATATAGATTATTTAAAAACGGTTGGCAAGAGTTTGACTTCAAAAATATATTTTAATTGCGATTAAAGGAGCGACAATGACAAAAGCTATCGCCGTTTTGCAAGTTAAAGAACATGAATTGGGCCAATGCCGCAAGACAGTATGCTCAATCCTGAACAAGAATCCAGAAATCAACGTACTTCTGTGCATCCAGACCGAAACGGAAGGGTTTACCGTCCCCGAGGCAATCAAGGAAATGAACAGGGTAAGCACCCATCTGATGGCACCCACGGACGACCCGTTGGCGGCAATCGTATACGGGATGGACGAATACCCATCACTTCCTATAATTTCGGTAAAGTCGGGAATCAACTACGATTCGAACTGCCTCGAAGGACTGTACAGGATGCACGAGAAATTCCCGAGAAGCATCTGCACCGCAGCTTTCAACCTGGTCAAGGTGTCACGGAACGATGACAAGCCAGTTGCGACCTTCTCCTCTCTTGCCGAGAAGAGGAAAGATACGAACCTGTCTAACAAGTATTACGAAATCGTGTGCCCGCAGGACACTCTGTATCCGCCATCCGACTCGACGATGTTCACATTCATGCACGAGTTCGATTTCGACACGGTTCCGATGAACGAAGATACCGCCTACATTTTCATGGCGATTGTATGTGCCGACTACGAACTGGACATCAGGCACCTCTCACCCGCATTAGAACTTCCAGAACCACAGAACAAGGAAGCAATCATCGAGGCGGTGCAAAAGTATTACGACAAACTCTTCCCTCCTATTTCACACGCACTGCCGTTGAAGAAAGAAGGTGACCCTGACGAAGAAATGGAAGTCTATGTAGTATCGTCCACGAAGAACCGTGTTGCCAGAATCATCGAGAACGACCCGTGCCGCAAATTCTTCTTTGTTGACGAGGAACACGACGAGCCGAACATCGACAAGTTCAACCCGTGGTTCTGCGAGCTGACGGCCCTGTATTACCTGCACAAGCACAGTAAGGCAAAGTATGTCGGCCTCGAACATTACCGCAGATGCTTCGTCATGCAGGACAACGGAAGTTACGATGTAAATAGCTCGTACAACATCCTCCCGAAAAGCGATGCCCTCGAAATTCTCGAAAAATACGACGCCATCGTCGCATTCCACCAGCACACCAAAGGAAGGAGCGCATACAGCTTCCTCGAAGTATCCCACTATACGAAGATGTTCAACGCATGGCTGGATATCGTCGAGGAAGGAACCCCCGGTTTCAAGCAGTTCTGCCTTGACAGGCTGCATCACGACATGCTCATTTGCTGCAACATGTTTATCGCCAAGAAGGAGCTGATAGACAAGTATTGCGAATGGCTGTTCCCGAACACCAGAAAATTCATGAAGAAGTACCCGGTTTCGGAAAAGAAATTCCGTCACATCGGTTACCTAGGCGAATTTACCTTCGGCTCATGGCTCCTGTTCAACAAGTACAAATTGAAACTGCAACCCCACATCCGTTTCAACAAGGACCTCAGCGACCTGGAAGAAACCGAAAGAACCGTTATTTGCAGGGAGGAACTCTAATGCTTATCCTTATTTGCGGACTCGACCCGACACTGGTGCCTGTCAGCGTAGGCCGTCCCCGTGCCTTCTACAACTTGACCAACTGCTACCTTGACCACCATTACTTCTGCGAGCTTGGAGGTCTATACAAGCTGTGGAAACAGGTAAACACCGACATCGTCGGCCTTGAACATTATCGCCGCTTTTTCACGGAAGATGTCAAGACGCCAGACCGTCTACTCCAGGAAGACACAATCAAAAACATATTGTCCAGCCACGACATCATCATGTCCCCAAACCACCTGTATTCGCCGAACGTCATGTCATGGATTGCAAGGGAAAAGCACAACCCTAACGCAAGCACCGATACCATCGTGAAGGAAATGATGTTCAAGTGGTTCATGTACCTTAGGGACAGATATTCCAGCGAATTTGTGGACTACATGATGAACCGCATGCTTACCGAACGTGGATACTACGGATGCAACATGTTCATCGGAAACAAGAGGGTAGTCGACGACTACTCCAGGTTCCTTTTCCCAATGCTGGAAAAGTTCACCGTTGACGTGATGCACGGTAAACTGGAACCCCGCCTTTACGGGTATCTTTCAGAATACATTATGGGTTACTGGATGGAATGGAGGGGATACGACATCCATTCGAACTCGAAGGTGACCTATCCCCAGCCAAAGCGTTAACCCTTGATGAACTTGACCACTTCGTCACCGATGCGGTTGAATTCATTGTCCCAAATCTGGATAACCTCGTTCTTCAAAGACAGGTTATCCATTTTATATTTCTTCTTGACCGTAGGAGACACTTCGTACACGTTTTCCTTGCCGAGGTTTGCCTGAGCTTCGAAGAGGTCGCTCTTGCCAGCCCTTGCAACCCAGTTGTCAAGGATGTACTCGCCCCATTGGAGCAAGTTGCGGTTTCCCTTGGTGTCATCGTTCGGGGTATCCATGCCCGTGTTGAACGAGAGCAGCTTGACATTCTTCCAGTTAGGATAGTCACGCTTCAAACCAGATTCAAGCACCATAATCGGAGAGTTTGACCACATGCCTCCGTCACAGTAATAGTTTCCGTCCTTCGAGAGGACATCGAAATATGTCGGGGCCGCCGTAGAAGAAAGTACCGCAAACCACTTGTCTTGGTCGTCCTTGTTATCCCATACCTTTTCAACGGACTTTCCGTTCATGAAAGTTGTCGTGATGTAGGTAGGCTTTTTCCAGTCCTTGCACTTTCCCTTCAACTTCTCCTGCAACAGCTTCTTCAGGTTGCTGTTGTCATAGGTCGGACAGCTAGGCTGCAACCTCTTGTACCACGAATACTTGGTGAATATCTTGGAAAGGTTCTTGTCGTACAGGTCGAACAGGTTGGTAGCGTTGATGCCCTCGGACAGGCATGCTGCGATGATTGCGCCCGTGGATGTGCCAGCATAGGCAACGGCCATCTCGGTAAGCGGCTTTCCAAGAGCCGATTCGAGCCTTCTCATGAAATGCAGGGGACCAATACCAAGTGCGCCACCACCATTGACGCTAATAGCAAATTTAGCCATAATAACTCCTCGTTTTTTATAATAGTTTATCGGGTCGCCGCCCTATAAACTTTAAGGTACGCACTGGGGGAAATATGAAGAACGGAAGGGTTATGTTTGTTCCGACAATCGAATGGATGAGGGAGTCATACGACAAGTTTAACGCCATGTTCTTCAAGGGAAAGCTCCCTGCCAATATTGAGTTCAAGCTCGTAAACGCAAAAACCTTCGGTGGAGACGCAAGATACTGGAAAAACGAACGCCGCACGAAGGAATGCACGATGAAAAACCACGAGTGGTACGTCGGGACATTCAGGATAAGGCTCTCCACATTCTACAACAACATCACCCAGCACGAGGCTGAACAGCTCCTCCTTCACGAGATGATTCACATATACCAGTTCTCACGCATAAAGTTCAGCGAGTGGAACGGGAGCGGAATACGAGGTTGCCACGGGTACACCTTCTCCGAATGGATTGAACGAATCAAGGAAATGAGCAACGGCAAGTATGTCGTGTCAGTGTACTGTAACGAGGGAGGATTCCCGAGACACAGGTTCACCGACGATGACTACCTCAGGACGATGAAGTTCAACCGTGGAGAGTTCGCACTCGTCATCAAGCCGAACGTGACCGACCCCGACGACAAGTACCTTGTCTGGTACAAGATATTCAAGAACAAGGACTTGTGCGGAAAATCCATCCTCCATGTAATGAAGAACTACACCCGGTCGCATGTATTTTCTATATTTAAGCCGGGTCCGAACATAAAGGGTTACACCAAGTCGTTCTGGGAAGACCCTAGACACTCTGGCGTCGATTCGGGAGATTGGCAGGTAGGAGATTACAGCAAACTGCTTAGGCTGAGCGAGAACGGGGTCATAACCATGAAAGGGTTCCCCAAGGAGACAACAAAATGAAACGCAGTTTTTTAGAAGCAATCGAAGGTTCGGAAGAACTCAACGACATTGACAAACAGACGGTAAGCGACCTGTACAACACCGTATACGGGGAAAACACCCCCGACGCAAACCTCGTTGACATGGCCGACGAGGAACCCCCGTCCCTTGCCGAGTTTGAAACCCTCGACGAACACAAGGACAACAACATCCGTATAACAGAAGAGGGCCTGAAAATGACTCAGACCCTTCCTGATGGAACCGATGTAACCACGGTCAAGTAAATCAGGCTCGTATCATCTTGTATTGCTCAGGGGTTTCCCCGCATTTTCTGAAACCGAACTTTTCGTACAGGTTCTGCGCATCCGTATTGCCCTTCGCAACGCAAAGGCATACTGGACTGTCTCCCGCACGGTCAATCACTTCCTGAACCAGTTCCGAACCGATGCCCTGACCCCTCAATGGTTCATCCACGTACAGGTCGCAGATGAAGTATCCACCATCCTGCGGCGTGTAGATGACGATGTCGTCACCCGTCTTGGTCAATGCGACGGCTGAACCCGACATGATATCATCGGCAAACTGCTCGTCTTCGGCAATGATGGCATCCTTGTTCTGTTCCCAGTCGTTGCGGTACTTCTGGTGTTCATTCTCGGAAGACTTGTGAATCAAGCTTTTAAGCTCGTCATAAGTCGGGGTACGGTACTCCGGGGCGTCCCCAGATACAGATTCGGTAACCGTCGGCTTAGCCCTAGCGATTCTTTCCACATTTCCAGTGTCACGGATGAACGGGTCCTTTCCGACCTCATCGTGAATCATGGCACGGGCTTCTTCGGGAATGGGTTCCTCATCAACGCCGTTATCTGCGGGAGCCTCATCGACAATGCCCGTGTCTGGATTACTTCCATCGGCGGCATCCATGTCAGCAAGAGGTTCATCTTCTCCAGGGTTACACTCGCCATCGCAAAGTTCGTATTCAGAAATCGATGCAAGAATTTCATCTTCCGTCGGAGGTGCTTGTTCCTCAGGTTGTTCTTCTTCAACGGGTTCTTCGGTCATGTCACCTTCATCTTCAGCGGGAAGTGCCTGCTGCATGATGGATGACCACTCAGCGATGAGAGGGGCAAGTTCAACGATAGGTTCGCATCCAGCACAAGTGCCCGTTCCGCTAGCCATATCGCTAAGGTAGTCTATCGGAGTGCGCCCGGTCACATCCTTGATATCCCAAACGCTTTCCTGACATGTTTCCCCGTCCTCGTTAATCTTGTACTCGAATACCATCGGGTTTTCAAGTAGCTTTTTAAGGAAATCGAAATTGATTTGCTCCGTCGTCTTTCCGATAGCGTACTCGACAAGGTTCATCAACACGGTATCACCATAGGCGTTCTTGGCACCCAGATAAATCGGATTGATGTAAAGCAGGTCTTCAAGGCCATTATCCGCCCATTCATGGAGCTGAGTCGTCCAAAGGCCGTCCGCAAGTATCTTCTTCACCATGAACTGGGCAGGGTTCTGATACAGGGCGACAAGGTTCTCCCTCGAAATCGACGGGACTTCACGGTTAAATGCACGCTGCAAACCCTCGATAAGTATCAACTTGTCGGGGAATTTGTCCTTGAGACCGTTCAGCCCAATGTTAAACCCTCTCTTATCCATAACAAAGCCCCTTAGTTGCTGGTAAACATCTCCAACGCTTTCTGATATTCGGGCACGCTGAGACCGTTCCTTCTTGCTTCTTCCTGGATATCAATGCCATCTTCACCTACGGCTTCGTTGATACCCTTCTTGCCTTCGCACTTGTCATCCTTGCAGTCGCATTTGCCGTCTTTGCATTCACACTTTCCGTCCTTGCATTCACCTTTGCAGCAGTCGGCATCATCACCGCATTCCACTTCCTTACCCATATCGGACTCGAAATAGAGCTTGTGCAGGTTGTTGATTGCCTCGAACTGTGCCTGGGAATTACAAATCGTTTTCAGATAGCTTTCAAACAAATCGTTTGCTTTTACTTTCATGTTGATATCCTATGGATTCCAATTAAATATAGTTTATACCATAGATGAACCTAATGGATTGCAAATGTTTAAAATAATGGGAATAGACCAGTCGCTGAATTCGAGCGGCAAGGTCATCATGACTCTCGACGAGGACAAGAATCTGGACATCGTGGACATACAGTTCTATGGCTACCACCAGGTAAAGAAACGCTGTTTCGAGACTGACAATATACACATCAGGCATCTGCCGAAGAACTGGACAAAGATAGGCCTCATCCACCGCCTGTCGTGGATTACGAACTACCTCATGGAAGATACCGAAGGTGTTAAGTACATGTCGATGGAAGACTTAGCTTACGGTAAACTTAAACAAAAGTCATGCGACACCAACTCCATCCTGCAGCTCGCCCAGATTGCGGGTTCCCTCAAAGTCTCCGCATTCGACCGGGGCATAGGAGTCATAGCGTACAACATCGACCAGAACAAGAATTTCGCAACGGGTAACGGCAAGGCGGGCAAGCCAGCAATGTGCCAAGCCTGGGAGGAAATGTATCCGCAATGGTTCCCCGAGGAGTTCAAGGGAAACTACGACTCCCCTGTGAACGATATCGCCGACGCATTCTGGCTTTGCGAAGTCCTCAGGTGCCACATCATGTACGACCGTGGTTACGAACTGGACGCTACCACCAAGGGCCTCCTCGAATTTTCCACCAGCAAGAAATATGGAAGCCTGGTGGAAACCCTTATGGAAATCAGGGATGTATAAACTACTGGTATAAAGTCAAACACTCGGAGTAAGTGTTATGAAAGAATATCAGAAGACCATGAATGCGTTCCTTGAAGGAGTATGCCGAAAGTTCAACTGCATGAACGCACTGCCTGCACTAAAAGAAGGTTTCAATGTATTGTGCGAAGCGAGCGAAAAATCCATTATGGAAGGAACTGGTGCTGGCTATGCATTCTTTCCATTAGATAGCAAGCCGTTTCATGAAGACCCTCTCTTTAAAAAGACGATGGAGTATCATGACCACCCGCATATCATGAAACAAAGAAACGAGTGGTTGTTTAAGAACGGAGACTGGGACGCTGACAGCAATGAAGTACGAGACAGGTCACTATCCAACTTGGCCAGACACATAAACCAGTTACTCGCATCCCGTAGCGGAAATGATGACGTAACGGTGGAATATGACGATGAAAAACACGAATGCACTGTATGGTACAAGACCGTCTGCTTGGGCTTCATTTATCCAAACCATGGAATGGACGAGCCCCCTGATGACAATTATTCAACACATCTCAGCGGAATACGCTACGCATCTTTAATCGACTTCCTTGATGATGTGAGCCCAGAAGAGAAAGAGGAAGTCCTGTACAGTTTTGACCCAATGAACGGCCCTGACGCAGCAGACGTAAAAGCTGTTTTCTACGGCACGGAGGGTCAAGAAGATAACAATGCTGGAATGGATAGCGTAATCGAACCAGAGCAATGTGCCTGGAGAATCATGCGTGATGTGCATAGGTTTAAAACTGAATGGAAAAACGATGACCTTCCATATACTAGCAAATAAAGTTTACTAGAATATACAGAAAAGCCGTTTGAAACTAAGTTCAAACGGCTTTGTTATTATTGAGTTATACATTAAATGTTCACTCGGTCACCCCATTCATTTATCTTACCCTGGTTCCAGGCGTCAAATATCGACTTCTGCGGGGCGCCCGTAAGATAACCTGTTATTCTTCTTACACGAATGATATATTTTTCCAACATATTACCGCACTTCGGGCAACGGCCATTGATTACACCGTGGAATCCGCACGGTTTTCCATTAGGCTGCGGAGCGATGCACGTATCGGAATCCATGGTCACCGTGAAGTAACCCATGCCTCCCTCGTACATTGCGTTCATCGCCTGTTCGACACCTTCGAGGTTCTTGCTGAGGTCGCCATCCATCTTGTGGTAGAAGATGTGCCCAGCGTTGGTAATCTTGTGGAACGGAGCTTCCCACTTGATTTTGTTTGCAAGCGTGGTCTTCAAGCTGAACGGAAGCATATGGGAGTTGGTCAGGTAGCCCTTGCCCCACATGTGGTAACCGAAGTCGGTCCAATACTTGACGCCAATCTTCTGCTTGCTGATGGAGTCGATGATACCCCACTTTCCATCATGACAATATTCGTACTTGTCAACATAGGCAGACTTGTTTTCGAGAAGTTCAGGATAAGGAATCGACACCTTGTTCTTCGTAGCGACATTCCTTACGGAAATGCAAGCATTTGCATCCTCAATATCGTAACTTTCCTTCGTGAACAATTCACCTTCGAGTGCGGCGTTCCTCATGAACTGATGCATGTCGATGTTGCAGAACCTTCCACAGACGGCTTCTGCAGGAGTTGCAAAGCAGCTCCAGTTCATGTGGGTTTCCTTCTGGGTCTTGTCACAGAAGTCACGGATACGCTTAATCATGTTGTAACCGACATCGAACACTTCCTCGTCCTTGCCCCAGGTCTTGCCCGTGAGTGCGAGAACAGCTTCGTAAACGCCGATGTAACCGATGGAGAGAGTACCCTGACGGAGAACTTCTGCGATGGTGTCATGAATGTCGTGAACCTTGTCGTCGGACGTGAGATACAGGCCCTGTTGCATCGTGAACGGGAAGTTCTCGTACGTCTTCTTTGCGATAACTTCGAAACGGTCTTCAAGGGACTTCTTTGCGACAACGAGCATACGGTCAAGCTTCTCGTTGAAGAGCTTGATGCGGTCAGCTTCCGTCGTAGCCTCGATATGAGCCTCGACTGCGAGCTTCGGGAGGTTAAGTGTGTGGAACGCAAGGTTGCCACGGCCAACAGTCTGTTCCGGGCCATTCACGTTGCCGATAACACGGGTGCGGCAGCCCATCGTGGAAACCGTGCTTTCAGGAATGATGCGTTGGAGACGGCCCTTACAAATCTGCCAGTACTTGCCGTCAACAAGGACTTCCCAGCGAGGATAGACATCGTTTTCGGAAGCGACTTCACTATACTTGGCAACACGGTCGCTACCAATCTTCTTGACAATGGTGTCATCGGTAAGCTTGAAATCGTCGTTGTATTCGTAGCGGATGTACGGGGCGTTGAACTCGTTGTCAACTGCGACACCGTTCGGGTAGAAGCGGCGGGCGAGACATGCGATACCAGACTTCCTCAAATCGTAGTTCGGGTCGTCCGGGAGATAGGTGACACCCTTCATGTACTTGAAGATAAGAATCGGGAAGATTGCTGTAAGTCCGTCGCCGAGGCCTGCCATCTGTGCTGCGATAAGGTTGCTCGAAACGAGACGACCGCAACGGGAAGTGTCAAGGCCAAAGTTCAAGCTGCTGAACGGAACCTGGTTGCCAGAGCGGGACTGCAATGAGTTGAGGTTGTGTACGAGACCTTCCATCGCCTGGTAGGTATCGTCCTTGGTCTTGATGTAAGCCTGAACGACAGCCTTGCGGTCGTACTTTGCGACGACATCCTTGAACGGCTGGTCGAGGCTGAGGCCGTCCTTAGCCATCTGGCTGCGGATAGCGTGAGCTTCCTTCTTGATTTCCTTCTCGATTTCTGCATTGTCGATGTCATCGAAGGACTCGAAACCGAGACTTCTTTCGCCCAACACCTTTTCGGAAGCGATAATCCACGCAAGATTCTTCTTGAAGGACATGTCCACATAGGGGGCGAGTTCGAAGTCGAGGTTTGCGGAAGCGATGCCACCGAACTGCTGGTTAGATTGAAGCTGCAGGATTACGGCGGTGATAGATGCGGCAGACTGGATTGACTTGGGGGCACGGATGAAGCCCGTACCAGAGTCGAAGCCCTTTTCCAGCAGCTTCCCGATTGGGGCAAAAAGACAGTTGAAAGTGAGGTCGTAAAGGTTCAGGTCATGGATGTGCATGTAGCCCTTGGAATGGAGCTCGGCGATGTTACGGTCCACGACATTGAGCAAGTTGTAAGTCTTGTTGGTCTCTGATGCGATTTTTCCGTATGCTCCTGCGGGAGTGCAACCAGATTCATTTGCGTTGTCACGGAGGATGTTGGAACTTTTGAGGTCGGCAGCCTTGATTTCCTGAATGGTGCTGATAATCTTGCTCTTGGATTCACGCTTGCGGGTTCTTTCCGCCCGGTAAAGGATGTAAGCCTTGGCAACTTCCTTGTACTTGTCCTTGGACATGAGTACATCTTCAACGATGTCCTGGATAGTCTCGACGCTAACCGTCGGCTTGTCCGTAGAGGCTTCAATCTTGTCACAGACCTTGTCGGTCAGATTTTCTAGTTCCCTCTTCCCGACCTGCATCTCCTTGTCGAGGAAAGCACTCGTGATTGCGTCAGAAATTTTAACTGGATTAAATTTGGCACGTCGGCCATCTCTTTTAATTACGTACTTAATCATACAGATTCCTTAATGTGTGCTTGTAGTTTATAGACCTTTTCCCACAAGTATCCACATTTTTTGATGAATGTTTAATGCCGTCAGAACATAGCAAAAACCTAGTTAAATAACTAGGTTCTATGTTTTAGTCCGAAAGGCTCCCCTTCTCGAAATAACCGTTCTTAGTCTTCATGTTGGCGTACTTGATGGACATGATGCGGTCGTCGATTCTCTTTGAAAGTTCCTTGATGAGAGCGTCGCCCTTCGTCTCGGAAAGATAGATGATGTCATCGATGATTCCGGCGATGTGGGCGTGAGTGAAGTTGGCGTCGATGCATTTCTGCATGCATGCCACGAACTTCTTGTTCTTCATGCTGAACTTGGACGGCATCTCGTGGTCCGCCCTGACATACCTCTGAGTGATGACATCGAATACGCTGTCGATGGACTCAGGGTTCTTGATGTATATAATCTTGTCGATACGACCCGGCCTAGACTTGATTGAAGAATGGACTCGGGTCGGCTCGTTGACCGTCATGATGACAATTCCGTTGTAGGCAAGGCTGTCATCCTTGCAATCCATGCATTCGATAAAGGCGGTAGTCTTGTCAGACTTGGCCGTGAGGTCCAAGGCGTCGATATCGTCAAAAACACAGATTGACTTCGGGAAGTAATGCAGTGTCTTGAACACGTCATGAATCGCCGTATAGGAACTTAGCGACGAGCTGTCCACCCAGAACACAGGAATGTCGGTAAACTGTTCAAGCAGCTTCTGGATTGACTCGGTCTTGCCAGTGCCGGGGTCACCCATGAACATGTATCCACGGCGCTTACCCTGTTCGAGACACCTCTTCATCTCGGTGATGATGGAGTCCTTGTCGAAGTTGTCGATATTGAACGGGACGAGGCGTCTGGACGTGGCCCTAAGGTCTCCGTACGGGTCGAGCTTCACATAATTGTTGCTGACATCAAGGCTCTTGACATAGTTCTGCAGCGCCACCATGAGCATAGAATGGTAGACAATAAACAGCCCGTCACCGTTGTTTTCAATCTTGTCAATATACGGGGCGTTGCTTCCGACCATGTTGACTGCAACCAGGAACGAACCCTTCGAAGAAAGGTTGACCGACTTTGCCGCATTGTCCGTAGTATTGAAGTATGCACAGTGGACGAAAATTTCCATGCCCACAGCATCCCGAACGTCACCAGTGTATTCGAGGAGGTAGTTCACAGACACGTCGTGCCCATTGCTTTTCGACTTCGGGTCGTACTCCATCTTCTTGATTTTAAACGCCCCGCTCTCGGAAATCTTCTTGATGTTCTCAGCGAATGTTCTCACGATATCCGAGTTGATGCTGGCATCGTTGATGAACAAGTCGTCAATAGACTGGCAATGGACCCATTTAAGGATATAGTCGTACTGCGTACTTGCGATACGGGTTTCCTTCGTAAGGATTTCCTCAAGGCCAGACAGGAACTTGGTCGAAGACATAGTGATTTTGCCCAGGTCCACCATCTTCCTGTATATCGTGCCACGGCTGGATGCCGCATGAAGGACATCAAACAGGTCATTCAGGTTGTCGCTGATTATGCCCTTGATGTTACCGACATTGTCACGGAATACATGACGTACCCAGCCAAGCTTTTCCTTCCATCCGAACTTCTTCCATTCGTCAAGAGTCTTAAAATCTACTTTAATCAGTGGTTTTGGAGTCTCGTTGTTACTACTCATACTTGCACCTTACTCTTCTTCGGGGAACGGAGCATCGCCTTCATTGTCTCCGTAATTTCCATAATCGCCACCTTCGTCATCGTCGTCCACACGACGCTGAATCTCCTTTACATACCCGTTCTTGAACACCCGGTACGACATGTAGGCAGTCCTGCCCACGATATACGCTATCAAAGCGCCCATAAGAACACGGTAGAGTTTAGACAGCTTGACTTCATCGCCGAAGAAGTCCTTGAATATGCCCAAAATGCCTATAAATTTGGCTATCCTGTATAACTGTGTAGTGATTCTCTGCATATTGCACCCATATTTTACCATTAAAATACATTTTGCAACCCACCCTCGGCAAGGGTCAATTTTCGGATTTTTTTTCAAAATTGTGGCCACTACATAAACTTTATGATGAGTAATGACCAAATAGAGGGTATTATGGCTAGAAAAGGAAGTCCAGGCGTGGCCATCAAGATTGAAGACCGTTCAGGTTATTCTTTCATTGACAATCCGGCTCTAATCGGCGGTGTTGTCGGCTACTCACCCAAGGGCGAATTTAACAAAATCCTGAAAATCACCAATACGGCGAACCAGGATTCAATCCTCGGCCTCGGCTTTAACCAGGCCAAGTGGAACATGGGTATGTACGCTACCCGTGCCGTGCTTAACAACGGCGGCCACGTACACTTCGTTCGTCCATACGGCGAACAGGTGGAAAAGACCGACGTTCGCAAGTCCGACTTGAAGTCCGACGCTTTCGTCGTGGCTTTCGACCGCAACGCTGCGAAAGATGACTACTACGACAATTCTCGTAGCAGGGCTGAGAACAAGACCGAAGTGATTCACACATCCTTCGATATCCGTCACTTCGCCGCTACTCGTTATATCGCTGACGGATTCGCTGGTTTTGGCGGTAAGCGCAAGATTAACACCATTCAGGAAACCATAGCAGAGAACTCCAATGTGGACTTCCAGCTTACCGCTGGTGAAGAGTTCAACGAGGAAGGCAAGCCGTCTGATGTGCGTTCCGACACCAACGTGGTGCTCTTCGCTCTCGTCAACAGCGACCCGACTGCGGCAAAGCGTGCAGCAGACCGTTACACGGCAACCGTACGAAAAGACATCGGCGGAGAAAACAAGAAGCTTGTAACACTCGTTTGCGACTCCGTTCCTGCATTCAGCGTTGGCGACGTAATCTACTTCCCTGCTTCAAACTTCGTTGATAGCGAGAAGGGTGTGTACGCAACCGTCAACAAGATTCTGGATACACAGGTTGTCGCCGAGTACGAGACCGAGCAGGAGAACATCCCGTCACTAACCAACACTACGGCAACATTCTTCTGCAATAACGACGATGCGACAACTGGTGTAGACTACCTCGAAGTCAAGACAGCTGTTGCTAACCGTGCTGTAAAGAAGTACGGCGAGATGAACTACATCAAGACGGAAACTGGCGAAGTCGATTTTGCTAATGTCAAGATGGGCTCCGAAATCCTGTTGAGGGAACCAGATGGCAACATCAAGGTTACCCGTATCTTTGGACTTAAAACCAAGGAAACAGTTAATACCAGCGGAATCGAAGGCAAGGTTCTTACATTTACGCCAGAAGAAGCTGTCATCGAAGCGGGTGATATCATCACGTTTACATACCAAGTTACTGTTGATGAGGAAACCATCACGAAGACGGTTACAGGTACGGTCGAATCGGTTACGCTCGAAGGTGTAGCAAGAGTCACCTTGGACGCTACCGTAGAGAGCGAAGTGGAGCAATTCAGTGCTTACGAAATATCTTCTATTGGAACGGAAACATGCGACGCATCTGCAAAGATTGTTACGTTGAATGTCAATACCAATCGACCGAAGATATTGAACACCGTGGTACTCGATAACGTCGAAGCGTCCGAAGAATTCGATAACGAACTCATCGCATCGTTTGATACTGAGAATGAAGCCAAAAACTTCATGAAGTCAATTAATGCTGATGACTCCGTTGTAGCAACCTTCACTGATGGTACTGAAGAAACGACCAAAGAATACGTTGGCGTTAAAGTATCTGGACCAGAGGTCGAGAGCAATACTGTAGAAAACACAACTCCTCATGATGTAGAATTTACTGTTGATTCGGTGAGTGAGACAGGAGACCCTAGAACAGTTACGGCAAGCGCAACTATCCCCGAAAACGCAAGCAATCCAGTAGTGTCTGGTGCAGAAATATCCGTCGACACCACCAACAACAAATGGGTATTGACCTACCAGGTTGCTGCTGAAAGTGCTCCACAGCAAGGCGCTACGGTCACCAAGTCAGTTACTTACAAGGTGACAACGACAACGACCCAGTACGTCGTTACGCTCGTGTTCCCAGAGGACCTAACGGGCAAGCCTTCCGAATTGCAGACTCGTGGAATGGTTGAAGTAGGTACGGTATCTGCCGACGACATCATCCAGCTAGACACCGACGGTAAGAAGGAATATTACGTCACCGCAGTGACTGGTTCTGGTGCAATAACTATCACTGGAAAGAACGGTGAGGAAGTTGCCGACAACACCTCTCTTGGAGGTAAGATAATCAACCTCACTGCAACGACGAATAATATTCTCGCTGCATTCAACAAGGAAGGATTCGCAATCAACACCTACCTTGGAAACAATGTTACTCAACTCTCTGACATTGCCGACAGGACAAAGTACAACACGACATCAACATTCGGTGTGCAAGTCCCGTTTGGAACTGCTACGCAGTACAACATTGGCGACCTTGTAGCATTCGTAAGGCAGAAGTCCAACAAGCCAGCCGACCCGAAATACTTCGACAAGAACGATGTTTATGTCGTTCAGAACATAAATACATTCAAGGACATCGTTATCCTGAGCCACGCCAACACAGTCGAATATGACGATGAGCTCAATATCAAGAAGTTCGGTACAAACAGCACATGGAAGCTCGTCGACCTGACGGCATCCAATGCCAACATCTGGACATCTGGTAAGGACGGGCTTACGTTCAACATGCTCGGGGCATACGACCTGACGGTTCCGGCAAGCGTACAGGAAAACAAGTTCCTCGCAAACGATGACGGAATACTCACGTTTGATTACACGACATACAACGACGGTGTTGTCCAGCGTACCGACAAGCTCCTCGTGAGCGACGAAATCGGTGCTTCGTTCAACGCAATGGGTCTTGCATCCGTCAAGTATGAAGATGTGAACTTCAACGGCGTTGCAAAGCAGGTGTATGTGCTTTCTGCGGAAGGCGAGGCCATCGCAAGGATGTACCTCTACATCACCTACCACTTCAACGGCAAGACCTACGAGATGGAAGGAACCATCGTGCCTTACGTGCATGATGACGGAAACCTCTACATTGGTGACGTGGCCGACTCTGTTCTCACGGACAGCGGTGCAAGGCTCCTCATCAACGACAGCGGCATCCTCGACAACTTCCTCACGAACAACGCTTACGACTTGTCTCAGAGCGTTGAGAACGGTCATCTCGACTCTGTCTCCACGATGCTTTCCTACGATGAACGTGACCCGGCCATCATCAACGACGCAATCTGGGAATACACGCCAGCCAACAACAGCGACTCGGCAACCCTGTCCAACGCATGGAACCTGTTCCTTGACAAGGACGGCACGGACGTGTCGATGCTCATCGGTGCTGGTACTGGTGTCAAGAACCTGTTCAAGAAGAACCGTGAGGTTCTCGATGGTACGGTCATTTCCGCAATCCTCAATGTTTGCGAACTCCGTAAGGACTGCTTCGCTATCCTTGACGGCGTAGGCGAAGCCAACATCGAGACAACCCTCAAGAAGATGATTGGCGCACAAGGCTTCGGAGTGAAGGGACGCTGGGGTGCTATCTATGATGGTCGTGGCGTATTCTTCGACAGCTACTACACGCTCATGAATGTGGAAGTGGTGAAGTCCGTACAGCTCGCTTCCATCATCACGGCAAACGCTGCCAACGGTATCTGGTGGTTGCCGCCTGCTGGTGAAATCAACGCTGTCATCCCGACTGAATGGGGTGTAACCGAAAAGTATCCGAGAACCTTCAAGTATCCTGAAGACACGGATTCCAACATTGCCCGTTTGACTGAAATCAGGGTCAACCCGACTCGTTTCAACAGCCGTGGAATGTTCATCTGGGGCGACTTCACGATGCAGAAGGAAAGCTCTGCATTCGACCAGATTCATGTCGCTATGCTCTTGGCTGGTATTCACAAGATGTTCTATCACTACCTCGATAGGAAGGTCTTCCAGTTGAATACGACCAACCTGCGTACGAACATTCAGTCCGATTTGCAGGCTCAGTTGGATGCAATCATGAACTCTAACCCGGCTGGTTTGTACTCAGGTACGGCTATCTGCGACGACACGAACAACACCCCTGACGTTATCGACAGGAACGAGTTGCACGTTGACCTCCGCTTGAAGCCGACCAAGACCTCTCGCTGGATTACACTGAGAACTATTGTTGAGTCCAATGGTTCTAGCAACACTCAGACCACTTCACTTTATGTGTAATGGGAGGTAAACTATGGGTATCAACCAGACAATAGACGACGAATTGAAGAAAAAGGTGTTCTTTGGCGCTGCCATCGACACCCTCGCAGACCCGTATAGGACCAGCCGTTGGAGGATGTTGATTTCTACGGAAATCTTCCACGCCTTCGGAATGGACCTTCAAAACCACGACCAGTTCGACATTCAGGATGGCGAAGCGTCCTTTGCACTCTATGTGCAGCAGCCGCCTACCATCCCTGCTGTCGCCCTGCAAGAAAAGTCTTTCCAATACATGGGCTTCAACAAGCACTACCCCGTTGGACAGACTGGCCTTGATGGCGAGTTCTCTATCGGTGGTGTTTGTACGGAAGATATGGCTCCGTACGAAGCCATGATGGAATGGAGAAACCTCATCTACAACACAGGTGAGCTCACCTTGGCAAACCGTTCTGACGCCAACTGGCAGACGAACCGTATCGCACAGGATTCATCCAACCACATCCACCTCGGTTTGGGCCAGCAAGCCAACTGGTCTAACCCGACCGTACAGCTTCTCCGTAACCAGACGGTTACGCTCGAATACTACGACTGGATGTATGGTGACTGTATCTTCTCCATCACGTATATCAACGCATGGCCGAAAAAGGTCGAATTGCCAAAGCCGGGAACCTACGGTGTAGCCGACCTCGGTGAATGGAGGGCGACCTTCCAGTACGACAGGTTCACCATCTGGATTCCGCCTGGATACAAGTACGTCTAATAGACGGGAATTAACAAAGGGCAAGCAATGCTTGCCCTTTTCTTTTTGCCTGAAACTAGGCCGGGAGTATTAAATGCAAAGCGATATAACCGATGATTACACCGCCCATTATTGCGGCAAAGCCGTAGGTGAAGGTTTTCATTATACCCCGCCGTAGGTTTCATAGTCGCCTACAATCACTTCCAGAGAGCATGGGGAATTATTGAAGTCCAGGTCCTCGCCAATATCGTCTGGCCTGATTGTGTAGTCATGCTTGTTCGCAATGGCCTCGTCAAGGGCGTCGGACAACATTTCGTCGGCCTGCTTGCCAGTAATTTCGTCGTCCAGATACTTGGCTCCCTCGAAATAACCGTTGCTCTCCTTATACTTGAACGGGTTCGGGAACTTACGCTTGCTGTCCTTGTGCCAAAGTTCCTGGTAGTTCATGAATGCACGCTTTGCCTTTACTGGGTCACGACCGATGTAGATTTTACGGTCTTCGACATCCATGTCGTGCTGATAGGTCACCGTGACAATGAACAGCGGGACCTGCATCTCGGCCTTCAGGTGTTCAAAGATGTCCTTCGCCAACGCCTTCAACGCCTCGACATCACCTTCCGTACATTTTTCACCAAGCCTGTAATTGGCATAGCGTTCGGCGGCGACGTTAACCGTTTCAAGCATCTTCTGTTCAAGCTTTTCGTCAGCCTCGTGCTTCTTCTTGAACTCCGCTTCTAGCTTTTCCTTTTCATTCTCCAAGTCAATGCGGTTATTATTCCACATCTGCTTGGTAACTTCCTTGCGGGTCCTGTTGAGCGCCTCGGTATTGTTCTTGTTCAGCTTTTCCTTGAACGCATCAATCATGTCGCCGATATTGTCGGTCTGCCTACGCAAATCTTCCGTGTAAGCATCACGAATCTTGTCTTTCTGTTCTTGATTCAAGACCATCGAGTCGAGGGCCGCTTCTAGTTTTGAACTTGGGTTCATATCACCTATTCCTCATTTTATTGTTAACCTTCAAACGGAATCGGATTGGTAATATCCTCACCAACCCAGTTGCCCCTTATGCGGGCATCCACACACATTTGACGAGCATTGTCCCATGCCTCCTGAGATACCTGGAACTTCTCGGGAACCTGTGTAGGAGAACTGAAAATCAGGGTATCTTTGCAGTAGAAGCAAGTACGCCCTTCCTTTTCAATAACGTCAGTAACTTCAAGCTTTGCCATAACGTTACTCCTGTGCAGCATCTACGATTTCAACCTTTGCTTCCATATTCAAGCGCTGCCGTATGCTCTGGTCATAGAACGCTCCACGCTTTGCATGCTCGTTCCTCTGGCTGCTCCTGCAATCTCGGGGAGTCGACCTAGTCAGTTTTCTCCCGTTCAGTTTCTCGTGCTTGTTTCTGGATGTCATTATCAAATGCCCATTAGAGATAAATTTCTGCGGTAAGGTGACCCGTAGTCGCATACTCTTCCATCGCTACGACAGCTGGTTCTATGGCCCCGACAGTAACACGAGCAACGGCGGAACCGTTTTCGTATCGTTCAATCGTCTGGGTGGTCTGGTCGAAGACTACCTGACCGTTATTGTCACAGTATGCACATTGGTCGTCGCTGCCGTTGTACTTTTCTACCACTCCCATTTTGAGTTTGTAACTTCTGAGCATTGCATTAGCAAGTTCTTGTCTAGTTATCATAGTTTACCACCTTTTGTTCATTGTTAAACATCGTTATTAAGTCCATTAGACATATTCCTCATCGGGAAGCTCCCCGGTATCAACGTACGCTTCCAGAGCGGTAATGGCTTGTTTCACTGACTCGACAGGAAGGGCCGCAACACAGAAGTCGTTTTCATAGCGGTCAAGTTCCTGATTATCTTGGTCGAAAATAACCTGACCCTTGTCGCCGCAGTAGGCACATTGGTACTCACGGTCGTAAAACTTTTCGGTCACACCCAGTTTGAGTTTGTCGTTTTTAAGCATTGCCTCGGCAAGTTCTTTTCTAGTTACCATGGGTTACCTCCTTTTGTTGATTGTCAAGCGTCTCATTTCTTCCATGTTCTTTACCGATTTGATATGCGGCCAATATGACATTTTCACATTGGCGCCATGTCGCAGTCAGAGAGTACTCGGCCCAATCTTGAAGAACATCACTAATCGTATGGTCTTCCTTGACCTCCGACTTCATCTGTTCGACAAGCTCATTGATTTCTTTTTTCTGGTCTTCACTAATCATCGTTATCCTTCCTTATCCCTCATTTACTTACTTGGCGTACTAGACTGTAAACGGTTTTTCATCTCCTCAGCAAGCATAGAATGGAAATAGTCTTCCATATCGGTAGCAAGCTGATGAAAAATTTCCGGGCTGTTCTTAGTAATACTCACAAACAGGCCCCTATAGAACGACCTTATATCATCATAGCTGGAAAACTCCACGTTAGCCAGATAGTGGGTAACCAAAATAACGCAGGCTCTGCTATTAAGGTCAGGAAATTTTTTCGTGATATCGTAATAGATATCGAACAGTTTCTTACGAGTAGACGAACTCAGCTTGGCCGCCTGTTTAAGACGGCGTTTTAATGTGAAATTGTAGTGTACGTCGATACACACATTCTTAATCGATACCCAGCAGGATGTGCTGAGGTCATCATCACGGATGGTTAGCTTAGCCACCTTCGCACCGTCCACGACGCAGTCGATATAGTGGTAAACTATGGTATCACGGTATTCCTTGAACTCACAGTTGGCTTCACCAAAAACTTCTGTACAGGTTTTCTTGAAACTCGATGGGGTAATCATATATTTCCTTTATTCGTTTGGTTTTCCGTAAGTTAGGACATCTTCAAGAATGCTGCCTATATTCTGGGCCATGTTAACTAGGGCCTTGTCAGAACCCCAGTGCATCCTGGACACAGCTACCATGGCTTCCTTCGCATTAGAGAGATTGGCAGCGGCAATGCCTAGAAGTTCGGCTTCTCGTTCATGGTCTATCATTGTACGCCTCCCCAGTTGATAGGATACCACATTTCGACGACATCCTTGTCGCACATGTAATCGTCGCCGTCCTCGCTATCCCAGCAGTCGCATTCCTTGTTCCACACGGCGAAGCGCTGACTCTGGAACGGAGGCCAGATGGCGACAGGTTCATCGTCTGGAGGAAGTTCGTCCTTGGCAAGATGCCAACCGCTACCGAGACAACCCGGCTTGCAGTTCTTCGGGAGCATATTGTTGTTAACATAGGCGAAATGGGTAAATTTCGTCTCTTTGAGCGGCAAGATACCGCCGAGCTGACCCGTTATTCGGAACTGACCGCCAGTACTGTATCCCGTATAGATGAGGTCGGTTTCCTTTTCGCTTACGAGGAATAGAAGCATTCCTTCACGGGGAGTTTCCTTTCCCACTTCGTACCAGTTGATTTCCATTTGGCATCTCAATGACATATAGGCCTCTTTCAGGTTATTATTTTTCCCGATAGTAAAGGAAGACATCGTACTCGCAATGAGAGATAGATACAACCTCTATTTTATTCTCATTTACAAACTCGCAGCATTTCGCCGCAGCGCTAGTCCTGGACTCATACGTTCCATAAAAATGCTGAAATTTAAGCGGTTTCATTTTCCCATGCCTCCTACTTCATGTAGAGTTCTTCGAGTTCGTCGGCTACATCACGCATCGTATGAGAAGCAATCCATCCAGGCTTCTTATCGATTAAGTCCCGTACAAGTTCGGATTCAATGTATGCCCGAATAGCGAAGTTCAAGACTCCGTCACTGCATTGGAGGTGCATTACCTTTTCCTGTTCATCGTTACACATGTTCCTGTCCTCCTGTTACGGGCACCACCACGGCGTTTCACATCCTTCCTTGTCTGGAGGAGGGTCCCAATACGGGTTTCCAGAGTCTTCACCCGAACCAGCAAGCAACTGGGTCTTTACATCACTTTCGATGATTTCCATGTTTGGCTTCACATATGGTCTTTTCATATTTTCTCCAAGGTATCAAAGATTTTAAGGGTTTCCGTAAGCTTTCCTTCATCGTACGGGAAAGTCTCCGTGGCGTTGCTGCATTTCAAACCGTACGGCTTGTCTGGATAGACATAGTACTGGCTGTACCTGTTTACGCACGATGCGCAAATTTCCAGCTTTTCATCCTTATACTCGAAATCGCAAAGCATCCGCTTGTCAGGCTTGCGCCTGTTGCAGAGTTCCGCCCGATAGGACAAGAATACCCTGTCCATTTCGATAATAGAACGAAGTTCATACCCTGCGGGCATGGACTTCTTTACGAGCGTCCTGACGACGGATTTCAGTTTAGCTTCGGTTAATACTAACCGTTTGGCTAGGCTGCAAAAATACTCTGGGTTGTTAGGCGTAGTCATATTTCATTATCCAATATAGATAATTTGTTTCTCCTTAACAAGGCTCAACCTGTAATTTAGGTAGCATTCCAAGTCGTGGGAGCTAAATGTGTAGTAACCGCCGCTCTTGTAGTTCTTCAACAGAGCCACGTAGTCGGTAAATCTCTTTTCCGTCAACAATGCTGTCAGGGTCGGCACTGGGACTCGGCATTCGTTACCCATGATATACAGGCCGGAGTAAACGCCCTTTCCCGGCTCAACGTGGTTCACCTTTACCGTGTCCGGGTCCTTGATTACCGTATTCACGGCAAGCTTTCCCTTGTACACGTCGCCGATAGCCTGTGTTCTACCAAAGTGGGTCCAGTCCAGCCCAGGCTTTTCCTTCCTGCCCTTCAAGAGTTCGGCCTTGTGGTGGATAAGGAATGCCTCGACGGAGTCGTCCATCGAGTCGCCGAAACGATGAGGTTTCAACAGGTCTTCCTGGGCGATAGCATGGCCAGTCGCATCATACGGGTAGAAACATGTTCCCCACTTGCCCGTAGAAGCCTTCAAGACGGGAATGCAGTACATCCTCGGGAGGTCATCGGCATCAATGAAAACCTTGTCGTTGAGTGTGGCAAAGCCGTTCTTGACGACAACCTTCTTTTCGTAGTTTCCTGTCCTGATTTCACGGAGTTCTTTGAGGTCGCTGTAATCGCCGATGTAGAACTTTCCTTCGATATTCATGTCTTGGAGGGACAGTCGCCTGCACCTTCCGTTAAGGAGCTGGTCAAGCTCGTTGATGTTGGCCACATTGACATACGAGTCTTTAAGGTTCTTGTCGATACAGGTAATCATCGAGTAGGTCGTGATTCCCTTGAACACTTGCTTGTGACCGAAGTCGATAAGGCACGAGAGGTTGCCGTTATCAAGGAGGTATTTCCTGAAACCTGTGCCAGACGTGGAATGCATCCACGACGACGGGGTAATGTAAGAGAGTTTACCCGTATCGTTGAGCATCCTGATACCAAGCTCGAAGAATGCAAGGTACAAGTCGCACATACCCTTGTCGGCGAACTTGTAGTTCTTGACTTCCTTGTAGAGCTTGCCGAGATTGTGAACACGGACATAGGGCGGGTTGCCGACGACATAGTCCATCTTGCCGTCGTAGTCATGGACGGAGAGGGCGTCGGCGACTCTGATATCCCATTTGACATCCGTGATGCCATACATTGAGGCTGCCTCGTCCAGTCTGCGTTTCAACTGGCGGAAGTTAGCCTTGTTGAGTTCGATGGCGTGGATATAGGTTTCGAGAGCATGCTTCAACCCGTCCTTGGTGCTGTTGTGACGGATATGTTCGACGCAATATCTGGAAACGGCGGCAACGACGATGTTTCCATCACCTGCGCTGTTGTCCATGAAATGCTTTTCGAGGATACTTTCGGCTGTCGTGTACTTCGCCACATCGAGGAGGATGTTCACAATATACAATGGTGTAAAAATCTTGCCTTCTTCTTTCAATGCGTTGTTAATCATAATTTCATACCCACTTTTTCAAGCACAATAGCCTTGGCCGAATTGTAATCTAATCCAAATTCCTTCATGTAGGCCCTAATCTCTTCCTTGATATCGGCAACACGCTTACCCCTGGTCGGGTTATACTGCATGTTTAGCCGCATTCCCTGCAAGCAGTCGAAAGCGTGTGCCTGCAGCTTCTTCGTTAGATGGAAGAAGCTCCTCGTATTGGTTTGGAGAAGGATATCGTTCACGGACGGGTCACGTTCGAGAGCCACCTGTACAAGGAACGGCTCGAACACTTCCTCCTCCTCAACAGAAACAGGAACTCCCGCCATACGGTTTCTGAGAAACTGTGAAACACTGAACTTCATATTGAATTACCTTACGGCTTGCGGCATTTTCAGAACGCCGTACTTATAGAGCAACAGGATTACCTTGGAGATATAGGCGTTTACAACCGTGTGCGGGCTTACCTGGAACTCGCTCATCTGCTCGTACTGGCCCGTAATCACGCAAAATTCAAGCCTTCCCATCGGCGGCAAAACATTCTTTTCGATAATGGTTTCGGCAAAACGATGGAACAAGCTGTCGAAATCCACATAGTTTTCAAGCACGAATTTGCGTGCCCCGAGGTCATCACCAGCAAGGACAAAGTCAACCAGCTTGTTCGTATACTCCATGCAGACCACCTTGACTTCGCCCTTGATGGAGCAACGGTTTTCCAGGAAGTTGTTGAACATCGTGGAGGTCATCAATCGCATGTCGGGATAGCACTTGGACACAATTTCCGCTACCGTGGTCGAGTCAACCGTACCAGAATACGGGGCGGTTTCCTCCCTGGCGATTTCCATCATCTTCGTGTACATCGCATTCTTCAAGTTACGGTCATCACGAGGATAGTCGAAAGATACAGGGAAACATCTCGACGAAATTGCGTTAGGGAGACGATGGAACTCGTTACAGGTAAGTATAAAACGGATGGTGCTCTGGCTGTCTTCGATAAGCCCCTGCAACTTACGGTAGAATTCATCGGGTTTATTCGGGTGGTCAGCCTCGTCAAGAACGACAAAACGGGGAAGACCATTCACACAGGCCTGTGCGGCATAGCTTTCGATGTCAGTGAAAACATCGGACTGCTCTCTTGCGGAGAAGAACTTGAACGATGTCCCGAGCGTGTTAGGGATAGCCATGGAAAGCGTAGTCTTGCCAGTACCAGATGCGCTAGAATAGAACACGTAATGGCCGAAAGCATTGAGCTGCAATGCCGTCTCGACCTTGTTCCTGATATTGTCCGGGAGAATCATTTCGCTTACTGTGTGCGGCTGGTGCTTAACCACCCACATTTCATAGCCGCCCTTGGCTACGGGCACACTCTTCTTTACATCTTCTGGTTCAGGAATAGTTCCTGCCAGCAAATCGACTTCATCCATTTTACTCTCTCCCTTCCTTTTCGGCGGTTGATGGTTCTTCCAACGTAATTTTCTTAATATGGACTGTCGGTATGAGGGACATTTGGTTACAGCTCTCGGAACCCTTCTGGATGAGCGCAGAGAACTCTATGAAAGGGCGTCCAGACGCAAGGTCACGTTTCAGGCCTTCGTACACTTCTATGCCGACATTCCTGAACTCGATTGGTTCAATTCCTGCCATATGAATCTTCAGGATTAGACCCTTGTCGCACTTTTCGCTCATAACCGTTCTTCCTTGATGAACTCTGACAAGTCGGTTGGAACAACCTTGTCGCAGTCCGTGATAAAATCGACGCCGTCCTGTGCATACAAGCATCCCTTGGCGAACATCATCCCGTGGTTCCCGTTCCCGAAATGTACCAGCCTTGCCGACGAACGCAGGTAAGTGTCAAGCACATGGAACGAATGGTTCTGTGGGACGACGACAGAGATGCCCTTTGCATCCAGTGCGTCCTTTATCCTGTAAATATAGTCTTTTTCCCCGATATTGGCAAGGACTATTTTGCCACCAATCTTGCACAAAGTGTCGATATACTGTTCCGCCTGTTCCAACGTGCGGAGCTTTCCGTAAGCGACCGTCTGGTCAACTTTGGGGAACAACCTGTGGTAGTTCCCGGCAAGGGGATATGTCAAATATTTTTTACCTTCACCAAACTCGATTATGCGATAACCAGACGGAATATCGTATTCCGCCTCCGAGTCATACTTGATGTAGACCCTGCGGTAAGAACGCATCATCGATGATGGCGTACTAAGGGTTCCTCCCTCACAGAAACCATAGAGTCGGCCCGCAAAGTCATCTTCGTGAAACCTAACGTCGTGCCGAACCGATGCAATCGAGAGGGCAAGCTGGTTGTGTGCCGATTGCTCCCCCAATGCTAGATTCTCTTGAAATTGACTAATCATCCGTGATACCGTTCTTTGCGTAGAAATCTTCGACCGCTTTCAACACTTCGGGGTAGGCACTTTCTTTCTTGACATATTTGTCAACAAAATGTTTTACATAGTCTGGACCATCCTCATAAAGCACCTCGGTGAGAAATTCTGTCATTGTAGGCCTAAGGCTAGGAACGTAGTAAATCGACGTGTTTATGTTAAGCCTTGTGTCAGGACTAATACTCAGCTTGGCATCGCCCTCGATACCTCCACGCTCCACGAAACTCGTGTAAATCGTGTCAAGGGTAGTTTCCTTGTTCAAATATTGTCTGAACTCGTCATCAGTCATACGACGAATCAATGAGCAATATGCCCTATTCTTCTTATATTGCAGCCCGTCAAGATAAGAACGGTCGTTGACCTTCGGATGCCACAGATGGAATACAACTCCTCCCTTGCAACGCATTTCCTTGGTTCCCGTAACTCGGCGGATTTTATATACGAAGGCATCGTCTTCGGCACCCCATCCGACAAACTCGTTGTCGAACCCACCGACACGATTGTACGTTTCCCGGCTAAAACAGTTGATTAGACCTGTTTGCCTGGTTATTGGTATGGAACTATTGTATTGCAACGGGATATCAACCATGTCATGACGGCATTTACGACGGGTCTGCGCCTCGGTAAGATACACGCAGGTTTCGTAAGGGAATACAAGCGGTGCGTCGTCGCAGTGCTCATGGATATTGTCAACAACTCCCGCATCAATCCAAGAGTCGGCATCAATCATGACATAATGCGTGTATTCAGGATGATTCTTGACCGCATAGTTAAGGAGTTCCGTCTTGTGGAATTTCGTATCGTCGATATCGACCTTGTGATGGAAAGTGGTCTCGGGGATTTCGGTGAGACCATTCTGTTCGACTACACAAATATCGGCTTCCGGGTCTACGGTTTTAAGCTGTTCGATTGATGCAGTGAAATTTCGGAGGCGGCAAGGGGCTGTCGAATAAAACGTGTAAATGTATAGGAATTTGTTCATCCTATTACCTCATCAAATTTAGAATATCCGCTTCGGATATGTTTGCATACAGGAGTTCGTTCTTGAAGGACTGTACCATGTTCATAACCCTGTCCCGGTGGCCGGGGTGGGTTCCATACTGATGGTTGCGGTATTTCGAGTCGTCCATGAAGAAGAATATGAGCGTCAGGAACACGGGGCCTCCAACAAACGAGCTGCCAACGCCAGTGCCTTGCAGGATTGAGCACGAGAACAGGTCGCAGGAGCGTTCGTTGTTGCGGGACACATTGTTCGGAATATGGTTCGTGCGGTCCAAGTGCCCAAGCATGATGTGACCGATTTCATGTCCAAGGACAAAGACAATCATCTTGCGGGCGAGTTCTGTATACTGCGGATAGTATTCCTTGACAAGATATTCGGGGAACTTCTTGTAGAATAGCTCAATCTTAACCTCATCGACAAAGTCCCATGTCTGTCCGTACGCCTCGTCTTCAACCAACGCATGGCTAAACAACCATTTAAGTGCCCTTTTAACCTGATTCGTCTTGTGAGTCTTCGTGTATACCGTGAAGATAGAAGCACAAGTACATATCAGGAGACTTAACCCGGCGAATGTATAAACGTGATACCTGTTGTTTCCGCCATAGTTGGCGAACGAGTTGGCTATCAACTCTGGGGTATATTCAAACGACACCCTTTCCATCTTTTCAAGGTACGCCCTGTTTCTTGAAATATAGCCAGACGCCATTATCATGTTGATTGCGTCATCCACCATATCCTGTATCTGGTATGTAGGCGGGTTCGGAAGCTTCTTGTTACCGAATAAAGACATTTGCTCCTCCTGTTATTACTTGTTGGCACTCCATGCCATCCGTATTTTCCTTCGCATTCGATTCAGGAGAAATGAAACCTTCTCCTTGCTGCAATGATGGCATTCTGCATATACTTCTGTGGCTTCCTTGGATGATTCCATCGCCACAAGGTATCCGTATAGTTCCTGCATCTCTGGTGATAGCGAGTCAAGAAACTTCGATGCAAACTGCAGTTTTCCCTGCGAGTCGGCGTCAAAAGGGTCTATCGAGCGTAGGTATTCTATTTCATCCCCATCCTTCCCCTGCATAGTCGTGCCGACATAAGTCAATGTTACTTTCTTTGCCGGGTTAACATGCACCAAGGACTCATCCGATATGAACTTCTTGATGTAGCCGTGGAGACATAGCACCATATAGGAATTGAACGACACGCCGCATTCAGGGTCGAAATTGTTTACCAACGACCTGAAATAAACATACGGCAGATGCACAAGGTCATTTGCGTTCAGTAAATACTGTTTTGCATAATTGTTGTAAACTCTGATAAGATAAAGCGAGTAATTGCCGATTACGATGTCTCGATATGTATTATACAGGCGCCTGTTGTTTGCATTGTCGTTCGACAACAGCTTCTTGCACATCCTTACGATTGCATTTATTATATCGCCAGTATTCTCCATATTCAGTTTTGTCTTTAATGCGCTTAGATATGTCTGTGATTTGTTATATGATTCGGATAATACTTTTTTATCTACATACACCACTTCCTTTTTTATCATATCTCCTCATACAAGAGGTACGGCCACTGGTTGCTTTATTCACGATTAACAATTTGATTATATTGTGCCGTCATCTTGCTATTAAACGGTATTAACCCTGTTGTCCAAATGAACAGGTTTAATACTATTATAAATATAGCACCAAAAAATATGAATTGCAAGACAAAAAATTAAAGTCGGGAATTTCCCGACTTCTCTTATACTTTTTCTTGTTTTCAACCACACGGCATCGCAGCTTTCTACCATTTTCGGTTTCCGCTATCCGCAATTTTCTCGCATAAGGCGTTTCCTTGGCCTCGTTTTTATTTATGTATATTCGTTTCATGATTTTACCCTTGAAGGATGCAGTCTTTGAGCATTGCCATTGCATTCGCCACATCGGAATCCATCGGTTGTGGAGGATTTTGCACAGTAGTTACGGAAGTGCCGCACGGGCCCTTATCGACAACAGTCGAGAGGCTTCCGGCAGGTGTGCTAACGCTTGACGAATAAAGCTCCTTTTTATCCACTTCGGTTAGCGGCTGGAACTCATATCCATGATTCTGCTTGAATTTCTCGATTGTTGCAAGAATGTCGTTGTATCCGTAGCCAGGAGCGTTGATTGCACGACGGTTAAACTCCCCTATGACATCACGTTCATTATAGAGGTTCTCATTGTGGTCGCTGTAACCAATAACGTTACCACCCACAATCATACTCGGCAATGCACTCTCAACTCCCATAATCTCATCCTACATGTCGGTTCCCATAGTCTCACCCTAAACTTCGCTTCCCATAAGATACCTTAATCAAATTTAGTTTATACTGTTTCCCAAGAATCTTCCGATGCAACAGCATCGTCAACAAAGGTTCCCGCTTTCTTCATATCGTAGATGTCCCGACGAACCTTGTCCTCAAACTGTTTGAAAGTCTGGTTAACAAGCTTGCTCATACCAGCCCCATCCAATGGCTTGATAGTATACTCGGCGGAAATCGGCTTTCCATTGTATGTGGTCGCCGTAGACACCAGTATCTTGGTTTCACTCATGAACGGGACGATGTCGAACGCCCCACCCAGGTCCTCGCTACCACGGTATTCATCACTGAGAAGATGATTGAGGTCTCCGTTAATTGTCGTCCTTATTTCAGTGTTCCAGCCCATGTATGGCATAAGAACCCTTACCATGACAGCAGTCTCGTTAAGGACTTTCATCATGATTTTCACTTGGTCGGCATCGGCCCAAAACAGGAATGTAAAGTATTCCTTCAACCTAGCAGCGAGCTTATTCTTTGTTTCGTCAGTCATACCACTTCCTTACAAGAACTGTCTCAGATACGGATTCGAGCAGATGACCGAGACAGAGAGCTTCTTGTTGTGGAGCTTCACCGTCTGGCGGTGCCTGATACGCTTCTTCTTCACGGGAACGGCCTTAGCTTCCTTTCCATCGGCGACCGTCGGCTTTGGCGGTTCTACGATGACGGGTGCTGCCTTTTCAAGGAGGCTATCGCCCTGTATGGAAGTAGCTTCCGTATTCCTATTTTTTCTTGTCATGTCGTCCTCCTAATTTAGATAATTCAATCACGACCGTCAAGGGTTAGTTAGACAAGTCAGTCATCATGCACGGCCTTGCAGCCTCGTTCTTGATTTCTTCGAGTTTCTTGTCGTTGATTTCCTTCCAAGTGGTGTAAATCGTCTGCCCGTTCACCGTTCCGCCACCTGGGAGCGAGACCGTATCCTTCATGAGGATGATACCGAGCTGCATACCAGCACGGGACACGACGAAGTCCCTGAACAGCGGGTTTGCGAACACTTCCGCCTGCTTTGCCTTCAAGTAGACACGGGCGATTGCGAACCTGTCCGTCTTCGGTGTCGGGTAGACACGCATACGGTGCTCGACCGGGTGCAACTTCACGCTGTACTGGGTTCCGACCAATTTCTTAACATCTTGCAGATACCTGAGGGCGCCTGCATAGGTGATAAGGTCGAACTGTCCCAATCCGCCGAGACCTGCGCCGCCAACACCCATAAGGGATTCGCCTGGGCCAACATCCCACGCCATCATCGGGCTGAACGTATTGCCGTAGCTCGGGTTCAAGTCAACAAGCTGGTACACATTGTCTGGAACCCTATACTCCATGATTCCCTGTTTCAACTGGATAATCATGTAGTCGCTGTAAGTGGCCTCAGACTGCATATAACGGTAGAAGTAGTCGAGCGAGTCTTGAATTGCCATGGCAATGTGCCCAAGACCGTTTCGGTTTTCCACTTCCATTTCTATCTCTGTCGCAGGATAGCCAAGCCTAGCCTTGATGTACTCGGTGATATCGTCACGAGTCATCAGCATGGTTGGCAGCGGGTCTGGCGGCAAGGCGAATATGTCGGGATTTCTACGCATTATAGAACCATTAGTTAAGCGTCCTTGTTTTCAAAGAACCTGATAAGGTGATACTTGATTCCAGTCAATTCATCAATGAATCCATCAAGCGTTCCATTCAAGCCAAACGTCTCGAAGTGTTCGAGCTGGGAACGGAACTCGGAAATCTGGTCAAGGTCTTCATCGACTGATGCGAGGAATGCACCCTTGTCCGTAAGGTTAGGAATCTTGCCCGACCATACCTTGAAATCAATGTTTTCGTTGTAGGTAGCCTGCAATGTTTCCGCCACCTTGTCCTTCGTTTCCTGATAGAGCTCATAGCATTCCTGAGCCTTCTCGTGGAGAGCTTTGCCTTCGGCATTCCAGTGGTATTGCTGGTATGCGTTCTGCTTGGCATTCATGAGGGTAAGGATATTGTACATGATAGCCTTGGCGCCTTCGTCGGCGTTCGGTTCGTTAGCTGCGGTTTCCGGGCTTTCATCGGGTTCGAAATCAGGCGGGTCTTCGTCAGGAGCTCCGTCTACATCATCGGACTTATCGTCTTCAGAAGGAGGGTCATCCTCTGGTCCTTCAAATTCATTCTCGTCGGGGCCTTCCTTTTCTTCCTTTTCGTCCTTTTCTTCCTTTTCGTCCTTTTCTGGCTTTTTGCCTTTCTTCTTATCGTCATCAGAGTCGTCTTCGGCAGCCTCATAGATGGCTTTGTGGATAGCAGCAACCGCATCAATAGTAGTCGAATCAATGCCTGCATCCTGCATGGATTCAACAAAGATTTTGTACGGATTCATATTACTCCTCAGTAATGAACTAACAATAGTTTATACCTCGACGGTCAAAAAGAAAGCCTACGGCATCAGCCGTAGGTCACTTCATTGCTTTTATTCACTTTTCGACGGGATTTCATCTTGTCTATGACGTAATCGCTCAACTCGATGAACTCCGGGAAGAACATTCGGTCGCATTCCAGTGCAGACGTGGATGTTTCCGCCGTTACATAAATCTTACGTTTCCGCAGACTTTCTAATTTGTACCGAGGAAATGAATGTAGAATACCGAAAGGGGAACGGGGTCACCGTCACACCTCCGCAGTTCGGGCACGTATGAGCCACCATCGTCTTTGTCCTGAACGAACATTTTGCGAGTTCTGACAAGAATATGGCGGAATCGTCCTTGGTAAGGTTTCCGAGGAACTCGATGTTCTCCTGCAAAGAGTTGCATCCAGGAATATCCACCAAGAGAGCCATGTTAAGGAGGGCTAGATACGGCTTCGTCGGGGTAAATCCCTTCTTTTTCCATTCTTCAATCTGGGTCTTGTAATAGTAGTCGTGCAAACGCCTTCTGACATAAATTTCGACCGCAGGAACACCTCCGATGTGTTCTACCGGGTGACATCCGTATGCCCTGAACTTCTCTGCCAACTCCATCGGGTCAACATTGGTTTGGAACCTCATGTTGGTAAAGTCTATCTTATAGCCAGGGTCGTCAACGATGGTTCCACAATGCTTGCAAGTGAATTTCGTCCATGCGTAAGGGTCTTTCGGGAAAGTCGATGCACGGAGGTACTGCAAGGTGTAGATTTCATCTCCAGTGACAATCTGTTTTGGGCCACCCGGACAGCGTGTACGCCTGTCAAGGATTTCGGTAATTGAATCCAGTTTATTGTCGTTGTCCATATTTTCGACCATGAGCATGTCGATAAGTCGCAACGGCTGTGCTAGCATGGGCCCATTGTAGAACACCCCCTTTGACGGGAGTTCGTCGAGCGGAAGAAAATCTTCCTCTGTTTGCTTTGGTGGCTCGTGTACGGCAACCATTGGAGGCTGAACGGGAACCGTTGCCTGCGGCTGTTGATGAATGGCGGCATGGGGATTGAACCCCTGCGGCGGTTCCTGTTGCATGGCTTGGGGAGGAACCCTGTTAGCGGCAACCTGGGAAAACTTCCTGGCGAGTTCTTCGCCAGAAATATGATGCACGTCGTTAGGAGGAGTCTGTCCCTTCTCGTGATAGAACATTGAATCATACTGGTCGTCAGTCACATGAGGTTTCGTGTCATTCGATTCATTGAATGTCCTGTTCGGGTCAAACCATCTAGGTTCGCCATCTTGCTGGGAAGCATCGGCATTACCCGCATCCTCTACCTTGAACGACTTCTTGATACTGTTCGGTCGGACGATTTTCACTGACTTGTGTTCGTTGACAATACGCCTTTTCGGGGGTTCCTGAAAAATCATAGACGCTGTGGGATTATCCCCCATCTTTTTTCTCAATGCGACCGCCTGTTTAAGCAAGTTTTCTGTTTCCGCCATATTATCTCCCAGCGTAATAGGAATAGACGTATCGAGGACCGTCGTAATGTTGTCCATTTTTCAGGTCGATTGACACCTTTTCCTGTTCCTTAGCTTTCTCGTTAAGTTTATCGGAGACCATTTTTGCCAATTTTTCGCTCATCGGGTCGGGCAAAACTTGGTCCTCGTACTTGTCAACGATAATAGGTTCAGAAACAGACATGTCCCGCATGCTGTTGTAGTCATGCGGGTCATGTCCTTTCTCGTACCACTTCATGTCATACCTGATGACATTGTAGATGGGCGAGTCTGCAATAACGCTAGGCTTCGGCGTTTCCGTTGTCTGTTGTGTTGTCGGTTCCGTTGTCGGTTCCATTTTCATCCCCTACCGAGAAACGTTTCTTCACCATGTCCTTACCGATGAGAACGGCGAAGATACGTGCCATGGATACAGCCTTGTCAGAAATCTTTACTTCGATAGAGCCACGCTGTTCATCGTACAGCTTGTTCCATTCAACAGCGACACAGGCATGGCTAATCATGTTGTCAATCTGGTTGTAGGTAGCCTGCGGAGTGAATGTGGTGCCCGTCTTCTCACAAAGGTGAGTTTCAGGGGTAAACCAGTCCTTGCGAACGCAGGCGAAAGCGATTGAACCACAAGCCACGGAGAGCATCGGGTCGATGTCGCCGCTTGCAAGGTCGTAGTTCAACGAGTTGTTACAATGGATTACGAAATCATACCTGCCATCCCTTTCGTCGAGATAGGTATGGGTAATGTTCTTGTAGTTCACGCTCGGCGAGCTGTAATGTACGATGTGTCGTACATCGCCGTTTGCAAGGAGAAGCATCAGGTCATTAGGCAGGTCGGCGCCAGAGCAAATCGTGAAGTTGTACTTCTTGTGCTTGGCTACAATAAATTCGCAGACATTCGTCGGGATGACCGCACCCTTGACAAGGATTTTCGGCTTGGAAATCACGCTGCTGTATGTCCTGGCTGTATTGACGGCATAGACCTGATAAATCTGCGGGGGAATAGTGAACGGAAGGATGGTGATGTCGTTCTTCCTTTCTTCGGCGACGAAGCCGATGTCAATGAGAGCATGTCTCAGTTCGGAAGTCGGAACGATGATGGTGTCCGCAACCTGGAGGAAGTCCTCGATAACACGGGCTTCGTAGATGCTCTTTCCACGGCCACCTACGCCGTCCCAGACCAATTCGTCAAGGAGGTAGATGATACGGAAGTTAATCTTACGGATAGCGTCGTTCTTAGCTTCCTTCTCAGCACTGACCTGTTCACTGTCATCCTTGTTGTATGCCGTGTCCAGCACAGTGTCACCAACCGTGTTCTGGAAACTGCTGAACTTCATCTTCTGTAAAACATCAAAAACCGCAGGATTCTTAATGTTGTCAAGAATCACCACGGTTTCCTTAGTAATGGCAAGCTTGGAGTACAGGTTGATGAACATCGGGGATGTCATCGAGATGTGATTGAATGTGCATAGCGTGTCGTAGAACGGGCAAAGATGAGCGAAATCTTCGTTGAAACGACCGCCAAACAGTCGTGAATCACCATCGTTCACATGGATGATGTCAACATCAGCCTTAACCTTGACCTTATCTTCAATGAGTTTTTCATACAGCTCAGTAGCTTTCATAGTATCCTTCTAACGTAAAAGGTTGTTATTTACGTTAGTAAAATACATTTTTAAAACTTACACATTCTATAAAAATCGCCATATTTAGAATAATTAAGACAATCTATCCATCATAGGCATACCTTTTGCGAAGGATACCCACCGTATAAGCGTATCGGAATTCGGGTCGTTTGTGTAATGCACGAACGAGGATTTCTGGTTAGGACTGTCCTCCGGGACATGCGTCTTAATCCTGTAACGGTAATATGACGGTTTAGGTTTAGGGTCACCGGGTAATCCAAACGAAATCGGGGTGTACTCAAATTGTCCCGCATCGCAATCGTCTACGATGACCTCGATGGTCCCACGGATGCCCATAGGGAAACCGTCAATGACAGTGCCATCAGACAAGGTCAAGGTGTGACCACTGTAAACGGCACGAACCTGATTTCGAGGGAATACCTTGTATTCGTTCATATCAGCTCCTTTTATGTTGCATCAAAACTTGCAATCATGGAAATAATTTTGTCCTTAGAACTCGTTCCGTCACTCAAAGTCGGAGGAGGCTGGTCCGCATTGTCCATGAACAGTCTGGCGACTTCCATCTGGCTCATCGTCACGACCTTCTTTGCTTCCTCGTCGTCCTCCTCTATTATGGCGACGGCATCGGCTGCATTCCTCTCCTCGGCATGCTTGCCATAGGGAGACGGGAATACATGGAGCGGATTCTTCGCCTTCAACTTGTCGAGAGGAACCATCGCCTCCTCGGAAGTCTTCGACACGTCGTTGTTGTACTTGACAAGCGTACCGCTAAGGTCAGGCAGGGCGTCGATATCATCGTAGTCGCTCACTTCGATGTAGCGTTCACCGATTTTGTTCTCGATGAAGTCAATCTTCATCGTGTCGGTATTACAGATGTAATAACCTGGGTCTACCCCGAGGTGGGCAAACGAGAGATGGTATGGCGTACCGAGATAGAGGAAACGGGTGTTTCCAATCTTCTTGGCGGACTTGCAGTGGTAATGGCCGCTGATGACATAGGTGCAATACTTCGACATCTCGTTCGGGTCGAATCCTGCAACTGAAAGGTTTCCTGCTTCCATTAACATGCCGATAATGTCGAAGTGTCCGAAGAATACATTAGCAGCTCGCTTTTCGGGAGTGCATCCAACCGACATCATGTATTCAAGAGCCTTCTCCTTGTTGGCCGGAGTACCCAACCACGGGAAAAGATGCCATGTGTACTGGCCGAACTGCATTGCCACAGGCCCCTTGTCAATCAGGGTCACGTTAGGGATGAAGTGAAGGAACTCCAACGACGTAAGACAGTCGGAGTTTTCGTACTGCATGTCGTGGTTTCCAGTAATCGTGATGATTTTGAAATCCTTCATGCGGTTCGCAAAAAGGTCGATGACATAGTGGAGAGATTCGACCGTAACGATATTTCGGTTATCGAAGATGTCTCCGCTGAACAGGATGGTATCCACCCCTTCCTTCTTGAACCGGGCGATGATTTCGTCGAAGAGTTCGTCACGCTTCTTGTTGTGATAATCAGTTATGACCTGATTGTGATAAAATGTCTGACCGACATGGATATCGCCAATGATACCAATTTTATTCATGTTCTTCGTCCTTATGTTCAATTTGTTTTTGCTCAGTAGCTTTTCTTTCTTCTTCCTGGAAGAATGTCACAAGCTTATTCATGTCATTAGGCGTTGCATCAATAGTGCCATCATCATTCGCCAGCTTCTTTGCGTCTTCGGCTTCCTTGACTTCCATGGCAAGCAAGTCCTCTTCCTTTCGGAGTTCCTGAGTCACCTTCAGGAGACGTTCAAGACTCTGACCGACACTCGAAATCATCGAACTGACCGCAGACCACATCTTGTCTGTCATGTCAAGCGACGCTTCAACCTGGTCATTCAACTTGTCCATGAGGTTGGACGAAATGTCGTATAGACGGTTGGCCTGCGCCCTGATTCTAGCACATTCGGCAAAATGCTGTGCAGGCGTAAGCTTTCCTAGCTTTTCCTGTGCAAGAAGTGCTGTGCCCTTAGTCTCGAAGATTGCCGTCTTCGCCTGAATCTTCCTGACCATCTGCTTGGTTTCTTCGATTCCTTCCTTGGTAGAACCGATGGGAAGTCTCAACTTTTCTTCCAAGGCAGTGAAAATGTCCTGTTTCGGCTCGGCAGAAGCATCCTCTTGTGCTGGTTCGGCTTTGGATTTGTCCTCGACGGCTGGTTCCGCAGTTGCGGAAGTCTTGCTCGGGTCAACATCCCACGGCATATTCATGTTAAACGGATTGAAGGTTTCGTCAGCCATTATTGTTCATCCTCCGCCACGCTATCCAGGTCAATAAGACCCTTCTTTCCAGATTCTACCGCAAGAGCATTCAAGTCGAGGATGGTCTGGACATTCTTTGGATAATATCTGACCGCATCAGCAAAACCTTTCAAATTCTCGATATAAGCTTTTTTCTTCTTGATTCTAAGGTTCAGGTCAGCGATATCCTGCTTTCCTGAAAGATACATAGTGACATTTTCCTTCGTCTTCTCGAAAGGCTGTCTGCTGTTCATAAGTATTTCGAATTGTTTAGCCCACTTTTTCGCAAGGTCATCTTCCATGTCAGCAAGTTGAATCTGGGCCTGCATGAGGAGTCCATTGGCGTTAATCTGGCCGTCGCCAATGTTCTCAACCATGTTCTGAAGCATAATGTCAACATCGAACTTACCCTTTTTATTCTTGGTCCTGACCTTGTCCTTCATCCAATCCGCAAGCTTTTCGATGTTGTCATCGACGTTTATTTGCCCATTCTCGTCAGTAGGCGCTGTAATCACTTTCACTTCATCTGGCATAAAAATCCTCAAAAAAGGGGAATACTCCCTGCATTCCCCAAAAATATATAATTTTACGAAAATGTTGGCAAGTGGGTTACTATATTTTCTACTCGTCGATAGCATCAGCTATACGGTCAGCTGTATCGCCACCCCTTGTCTCATGGAACATGGCATCCTTGGATGTAAGCCCGGAGGTATATTGGTAGACAAAAAGAGCGACGACAAGAGCGGAACCATAGAAGCTATACATGTCTTCCATCCTTTCAAAGTCACCTTCAGACTTCTTGGCATATGTATCGAAGAACTTGTTGAACGCTTCGGCATCCATTTCATGGTCGTTAACTAAAATACGTTTGCCCTCGGTAAGAAGGCAACAATATACGGCAAGCAGTGCTGATGCATCGGCTATTGTTTTTTTGCTGACGGCAGGAAATGCTCTCTGCATGAAAATGTTAAGAAGGCTAACCTTTTCCTTGTCTATTGAAATCTCGCCACTCTTATACACTCCGTCCATCAATTCATCAATATCGTTCGTCATATCGCTACCGTATTTTCTTGTAGTTTATACACTCGCTTCCGCAAGAGCCCCAAGCCTGTGCTGTTCCTGTTGAGCTTCGGGAGACCTGACGAAGTCAAGTACATCCATATAACGGTTCCTCATCTCCGTACTCAACCTCAGCATTTCCGTTTCGGTTAGGTCTTCTATTGCTTCGTAGTTGCCGTAGTAGTATGTCGTGGTGAGATAGTAGACAATCCAGTACAACGAGGTCACATGGTCATCGTGCGTATTTCCTCCGCCGCCCCATGTATTCTGGGTTTTCTGAGTAAACGTCATGAGTTCCATGATTGTGTTGTAATCATACACCTTCAAGTATTCACGCTGGATGTACATTTTAAGGAGGATGACCACGTTGCTCTTCAACGTCGGCGTTGCCCACAGACCACGGCACTTCAAGTCAAAGTTGAGAATATTAGGATACATGGCCACATTGAAGAAGTAGTCATAGGTGGATTTTCCAGGTCCGTTGTATTCGATGATTAGGTACGGGTTGCGATAGAATTTAAGAATGATGTTCGCTATCTTACAGAAATCATTCACTTCCGTACAGTTGGACGACATCGTGAACACCTGTTCACACCTGATGTTTGAATACACCTTCACAATCTGCAAGACATGGGCGTCCTGTCTCATACCATAAGCCGTATCGATGGATGCGACATACGAGTATCCCTTGGCCTCGATAGCTCCCACGGGTTCAGGATACTTGAACGCCCTCATAGAAATATCCCTTACGATGTCAGCAAGAGCCGGAGGCCATATACTGTCATCGAACGGAAGCGGGTCCGATGCCTTCAACTTTTCCAAGCAACGGTAGTCGATAAGGGTTATACCAGAACCGACGAACTCACATTCGTATTCCTGACGGAAACGCTGGTCGCCAATTTTAAGTTTTTCAGCATTTGCCCAAGCCTCTGTTCGACCGGGAACCTCGTTCCATTGAACAACGGAGCGCACATAGAGGTTGTTGTTCCCCTTCTCGAACTCGACAGCAGCTTCCTTTTCCTCCAAGGATGTCTGCCACATTTCGTAAAAGTGGTTCATGCCGTTAGGAGTGGAGGTGATGATACAACGGGTTGTCTTACCCGAAGAAATAGACGGCATAACGGAAGCGATGAATTCCGTCGCAAGGTTAGGCCTAAGGAACGCAAATTCGTCCAGATACAAAAGGTTAATCGAGAAACCACGGATATTGTCAGGAGAGGACGAAGAAACGATGATGCGTGAGTTGTTCGAGAACTGGATGGAAGTCTTGTTCCACAGCTTGACACCGGGTTGCAACCATACTGGAAGTCGGCTGTACGAATCACGGAGCTGCTGCATCTGTTCCTTTGCCAAGGACAGTTTGTTACCAATCATGGCTATGAGCTGGTCCTTATGGAAGATACCCCACCAAAGGATAAACCCACGGACGACCGTCGATTTTCCAACCTGTCTCGACCATTTGTTTATGTTAAACCTGTATTTCAGGAACCTGGCTATTGCACTCTCCTGAAAGTCGTACAGGTCGAACAACTGCATGCCGTTGTCCTTGGTGTTGATGTACACGTAGTTACGGATGAAGTAAATCGGGTCAAGTGCGCACTTCTTTATTTCCTTTAACTTGTAAAGGTCGAGCTTGACTGGCTCATTTGCATCTCGCAAATTAGGAATCCCGTTAAATGGCATATGTCTCTCCTTAGGTGTATATGATTAGCTATTCGAGGGGAATCCCGCCCTCCTGTTCGATTCCTCAATTTCTTCCTTAGTCATATCGTCCCTGGTCAACCGACCCTGGTTAAGCTTGACCTGTCTGCGTTGTTCAATCCATTGGCGTTCAGCTTCCTTTCGAGCCTCATGAACAATCTGCGGCATGACCAGCCTATCAGCATCACTCATTCGGTAAAACTTACCGTTATTGATATTCATTATGTATCCAAGACGCATCAGGTGCTTTGAACGCTCTGGCAAGAGGTTGTATATTTTGAGCAACTGAGCCTTTCCGACAGTACGGTACGGGCCCGATTGCTTGTCTACATCAGGCGCATTAGTGATATCATCCTGCTGTTGGTTACTTGAATCCGTTTGTTGTTGCGGTTGCGGTTGCGCCGCACCATTTCGAGCGACTGCACCATTACCAGCCTTCTGCTCGGTCGCAACTTTGTTTGCGGCGGCATTAGATGCTATCATATCCTTTCCGTAACGGCCAACCTGCGATTCTCCACGGCGTTTCGGGTCACGGGCTTTCTCGATAAACGGTTTCTGGTCTTTCTCTTCCATGAGGAACACTGGTGCTGGAAGATATTTCAGATATTCTTCCGACTTGTCCTTCATCATTCGTTCCAACAGTTCTTCACCTTCAGGTGACACCGGGTTGTAACTCAGGTCAAGACCCGTCTTTGCAGTAAATGCCTTCGAGAATTTATTGATGTCAGTAATTTTTGCATCCGGGGTGAATCCCATCGTGGCGTAGTATTTTACATTATCAACGACATCCCCGAACTCGTTACGTCCTTCCGCTTCCAATTCCTCAACGCTCTTTCCCTTGTCTTTGAGTTTCTTGGCTTCGGCAAGTTTTTTCCTGAACATCGGCATGAAGGTTTCCTTGTAATACTTGCGACCGAACTCGACAAACATCTTGGACCTTGCTTCCTTCTCGTTCAAGTACGGAAGGAAATCACTATGTTCTTCCCAATATTCCTCAAACTGCTTCATGAACTCATCATGAGCTTCTTTGTCTATAACCTTGTTGCCATACTCGTTAAAACCATTCATGTAATAGAAGAATTGCATCGAATGGTTAAGTGCATTGTCCTCATCGACAATCTGGAGGTCCTTCGTGAAACCAAACTTTTTGGCAAACTCGTCATCATCTATCGTATCGGTTGAATCCGCTTTCTTGGTAGTTGTCGTCTTCGAAACGGCATCAAGCTTATCCATCAGATTGCCGCCAGTTTCCTTCAAAATTTGTCCTGTACGCTTGGCCGCATCGACCGCATACTTTGCATATGGGTTACTCGTCATCTGCTCTTTCACAGCCGCTTCCGCCACATCCATCGCTTTGCCTTCGTGAATAATTTCCTTTGCTTCTTTATTTGCCTTGGACACATCAGTGACCGCATCGTACACCGCCCATCCAGCAAACAGAACAGCAGCGGCAGCACCAATGAACGGTATTGCAGTACCGCCAGATATAGCGCTAACGACGGCGATGGCAGAGGCAATCACTCCGGCAGCACCCGAATAAAGGGCGGTTCCAGTAAGTACAGCGGCAAGGGATATTCGAGCTACCGAGCCTACACTTTCAAACTGAGGCTTATATACCGTCTGATGCAATGTGATGATAGCATTGACCGTATCGGCATCAATTCCATAAATACTCTTCAACGAAGCTTCCATCAAAGCATACTTATTATTTATTTGATACAAGTTTGAGTACATTTTTCAACAACTCCGGCTTACTAGCAACCATGTTGGCAAATTCGGCGACAACATTAGGGGAAGCATTAGGGTTAATCTTCGAGATAACCCCGGCAAGCACCTTGGCGGCAGGGGTTTTAACTGAGTTAATAACGGCGTTCAGTGTATTTTCCGTAGTAGCGTTGGCCGCATCGCCTGCCGTCGTTTTCGTTTTATCTGGAGCAAACAGACGACCGAAATCTGGCCAAGAGGGCTGCGACTTGTCAAACGATGAATCTTCGACATCTTGATATTCAACACTTTTCGGAGCAGGCGTAGCATTGCAGCGTTGCACAAACGAAAGATATTGCTGCGTTCCTTTCTCGTCTCTGCACCACGGGCCGGGGCAAGGTTTTCCAGTGACATCATAATGGCGTATTACCTTTGCGCCAGGATATTTACTCAACAAATACGCAACGACCTTTGCCGTATTCCCCAAGGTAGCTTCGGTCAAGTAAAAGTTAGGGTCTAGCGGTGATGCATTTTTAGGACGTTCGCCATTATAGTTACTGCACATTTCGATTGAGATGGTATTTGCATTCTTGGCAGTTCCATACAGACTTGCCGCATCATTCATTCCCCTTGCTTTCGCCTCAGCTACATAGTTGTCTTTAATCTGAGGGTCGCTTACACCGATAGCCCATGTAAAGTAGTGGTCCAAGTCAGGATTGTACTGGTATACTTCGCTATCATCAATGATGAAGTCGGCTGAACAGTTGGCAGGGAATTTCGTTCTACACGCAGAGCCAGACGAAGACGAATTGCCAGCCGTGTAGTGCAACGCTATGTATTTAACATCACGCTTCTTGACCGGGGTCATATTAGTCGGTGTGCGATTTCGTTTCCATTCGGCTGGAGCATCATCCGTTTTATCACCGCCTTTCTTATCGTCTTTCTTATCGTCTTTCTTGTCGTCCTTCTTATCTTCTTTCTTATCCTCTTCTTTATTCGCAGGCTTGTACCCAGCGCCATCCTCAAACAAGGTACGATACAAGGACACGACTGCACCCTTTTGGCCATCACTCAATCCGATGACGCTGTTTACAGACTCTATGAAGATATTTTTCATCACGTTGCACCAGCTATTTCAGAAATAGTTTATAATGTCTTGGGGTTTAAATGCAATATTCACAGATAATTCATTCCGCCAATCTTATAAACTATTTGCATAACAATGTTGGCTTTTGCCATATAGGAATGAATTATGGATATGTTTGACCTCCCTACTGAGAAACAACTTCTTGGCCAAGTGAAGGCTCACTTGGAGACCAAGAAGCCAGTTAAAACGCTCGATGCGAACGAGGTGTTCCCGTTCTGGAACGCTGCCTCCGTTTCCACGGCAGATACCGATTCCATGCGTAAGCCGTCCAAGAAAGGCCTTGTAATGCAGAATGACAAGGTTGGCTGTGTAAAGCCTCTCAAGACCATCAAGGAATGGAAGGCTGAACGCATCAAGGGTCATAAGGAAACTACGAGCGAAGCACAGAAGGAACCCGAAGTCAAGAAGACGGCACAGCTCGAAGCATCTTCTGGTACTCCGAAGTTCAAGCCAGTCAATGCGACAGTTGACACGACCTACACCGTAAAGGGAGCTCCGACTGTCAAGGGCAAGTCTCTCGTCGGCACCATCAAGCCAATCAAGGCTGGTGAGGCAATCTCCATCAGCGACATGAAGACGCTCATCTCTGCAATCAGGTCTCACAATCTACCGAACAATGTCGGCATCGTGAAGCCTCAGAAGAACCCGACTCTCAAGGTCGGCGGACGTGACGACTTCGGTGTTGTAACGAGTGACAAGCCGATGAAGAATCCGAACCCGAAGGCTTTCGCAAAGTATGCCCAGAAGGACATGGACGGCAAGAAGACGGAAAAGCTCGTGGAACTCGGCAAGCCTGAATACAAGAAGGAACCGCCGAAGACCTCCAAGACCAACCTCGTCGGCTCTGTCCAGGTGAAGAAGTAAGATATGACGGAAAAGAAGCCTATACTAACTCCCCGAACTGTCAGGGAGTTGCATCGTAACCTTGTACGAAACCCGGTGCCCGTTCACCAGGGTTTTATCAGGTGTCGGATAGGCGACCTTCCCGTATCTTACGACCCAGACTATGACGGAAAACATCACGTAGATGACGTTACAAAGGCGCATACTGCGCCTCCGCCAGAGACTGTAAACGCAAACATCGACAATTTTACGGCTCCTGGCCTTTCTCTGAAATATGCCAAGGAAAACCATTACAAGTTCAGCGTTTACATTCCAACCACGGAGGACAACGAATACGACGAGTCGATTTCGATAAGTATGTATTGTGATGACTACTACGAGAACTACTGGGCACTTCACCGCTATATGGAAACAATCCAGAGCGGACAGACGGATGCGTTCCCTATACTAGACCACAATCACAGGGTCTACGGGTACGACCACAGGTACAGGAACAGGCTGATGTACATCCCGCACATCGATTTCCATTTCGGTGACGACAGGGCCCAACATCACATGATTGTCCGTTACTACCGCTGTTTCCCGACAAGCATCAGTGCGTTGCAGGTAACTCCGGGCAGCATAGCTGCTGTGAAGTTCACAATGTCGTTCAATTACCAAATAAAGAGGATAATCCGCCTTCCAGACCCAAACTCGTTTATGTCTGCGATATGTGTAATTACTGGTGGAGAAACCAGTAACTCATACTAGGAGTACCTATGGCCAGCACACCGTCTACACCATACAATAGAATAACCGAAGTAATCCCCGTGATGCACGATACGGAGCGTCCATCGGACAGCTACCTTCAGAAGTATTTCAATCATGCGGAAGGCTTTGTCCCGAACAAGTTTCATGTCGGGTTTAGTGGCGAGTATGTGGAAAAGGCTCTGACCATCATGCAGGTGAACTGTGCTGGGGACAAGTATACTCATGCGCCGAAGAGGTTCAATGGTTCGGCGTATATGCTCCAAAAGTTCAGCAACTTCATCGAAGACCACTGGGATAACGAAAAGCGCATTCTCAATATGCTATGGAACTGCAAGTCGGTTACGTTGCCAAAACCTACGTTGAGCACAGAGGAAATCGACTCTTTGGATTCAATGAAGGCGCTTACTTTTCAGATGCCTAAGAAGGTTCAGCCGGGACGACTGAGCCTGACTGTTGTTGACAACCACTACCTGATGTGGTTCAATTTCTTCAATGCAATGTTCAACTCGCAAATTTCCCCGCTTGTCCTACGCCCCAAGTCTGGGTTCCATAAAATCGACATCTCTGTGGAACTCCTGAACGGGGCAACTGCCGATGACTGGGCCGCTGACAAGAACAAAGATGCATTGAATATGGTAGCCCCGTGGTTGACATACGCCCCCGGCACGAGGACAAACTTGGATGTAATCCAGATGAGCGAGTACAACTCCGCCGTGTTGACCGCCGCCCCTACCATAGACCCGAATAACGGCAATATGGACTTCGCCACGTTCACCGTGGATTTCAATATTCCCAACCCACTCAACGGAACATTTAAGAAGAGCGAGCGTGGATTGCACGACAATACCACAGTGACTCAGGCGGTTGTCGGGTCAAGTGAAACTACACTGGACTACAACCTGAGGTTCTGGGAAAGGACTAAGAGCAACATGAACGGAACTCGTTACAGTTACGAGTCGCTCAATGCTAGGGACGAAAAGGAGTTCAACGAAAGGTTTGAAAAACGCAGAGGATTCGTCCCGGCTCCTTCGATGGAAAAGAAATAATTTACTTAATCAGGGTAGTTATCTTCTGCTGCAAATTCAATGTCTTAAAGTTTCCAAACAGAGGAAGAAGTTTAGAATACGCATCATACATGCGCAGGTTATTCTTTGTCATCGGAATATCGGAAGTAGGAACTTCCAAGATGGAATTCCACTTTTTTGAATAAAGTTTACGTACATCGTTTCCGTATTTGCATATACCCCAGTGAGCCATGGTCGGGGTACGGATAATACCCGTGTCGAAATCGTTGTGGAATATCGACGGCAACTCGCATGGCACTGCGGACATAACACATCGGTCAAAGATACCGCTACGATAACCAAGATAATGGTCAACTCGGTTATCCATGAAAGTCACATACTCGATAGAACGGTCGGTAAGGAACCGGGTACAATCTTCCTTTGTAGCAGTGTATACTGGAATCTTATCCTTTTTCAGTATTCGCTTGCAAACCTCGTTGTAACTGATTCTCGGCTTGTACCACAACTGAATGCCATCTGAGTCAATCTGATTCAGGTTGAACTCATAAAGGTAGCCGTTCAGGGTTATATTACTTGTCGGAATTCCGGCCCATCTAGTTGCACTGACATTACGGACAATACAGTCTACAAACCATTTAGGAAGATACTGCTTGAACATGGTTATGAGGCGGGTAGGAGAGTTGGACATATCCTTTAAGATTTCCTGCACATGTTCGTTAAAGTATCCGTCACAGACAGCCTTCCATTCATCGTTATCGTCGAAACTGAGCTTGTTAAACGGAAGCGACATAAGGCCGTTACGGCTATTCTTGAACTTCAACTTTTCATACGGTATATAGAGGTAGTCGCATCCAGCGAACTCATCAAATTCAAGGTCGGGGAGAATCACGCTGAGGCGCTTGGCGTCGTCATACGAGATGAAATCGTTGTACTTGTCGAGTGGTTCGCCCAGTACGCCAGTGCTATAAAACACGACACTGTTTTCTACGTTCTGTGCCTGGTTATGAGCCTCGATAACTGAGTCGAGAGTATAGCCGACCACTATCCTTTTTATGCTATGTTCGTTAATGTCCGTCATCATTGCTCCTTAATCGCCGAGAGTACCTTCTTCATGCCGATGTTTTTCTGTATGTACGGGTAGATATGCTTGTCCAGCCACTTGCTATCCGGCAGACCTGTGTATATGTCGAAGATGTTTCCGTTTGGTTCGCAGAATATGTGCATTGGTTTCAGGGTAAATCCCAAGTTTGTGTAAATCTTGCATTTTTCAGGTTCCGGCTCAACCACTATCTTGACCATGTAGTTGGAACTATCAAGCAATCCTTTCTTGTAGAACCAGTCGTGAATTTCAGACAATGAAGACCTGCACTTCGGACAGTCGTTCGCCCCATCATAGAATATGAACATCCACATGAGCGTGGCATGGTCAACAAACTTGGCAAAACACTCGTTACCGAAGTCTACCAACTGCTGGGACAACGGCTTATAAAGGCCAACATTGAATTTTCCATCACAACAGAGCTTACCCATAGGTACATACAGCTACTTTACAATGATTAAAATACATTTTTACATTTTCTTAGCTGCATCATTGTATTCAGGGAACTTTATTTTCGCCATTTCAGCAGAGACTTCATCTGGATGTCCATAAAGAAGATTCGGGGAGCCCAGCGTAACGACGCTGTATATCCTATCTTCAGAACTTGTTGGACCCTTGCCCGAGCCGTCATTTTTAATTATCTGTTTGGAAAGGACAACGTACTCATCACAATATATCGGGTCAGGAGCAAAGAAGTCATCCCTGAGTTCTTTTGACTTAGCAAACACATATACCGATGAACCGACATCCGGGCCCATGACGTTGGTAAGCGTAATGTTCATCTTCTTGCCAAGACTTGCCATGTAGCGGCGACGGATGAATGGAGAGACCTGATACATGTTGTGGGTATTCACAGAACAGTCCCTAATAATGTGTGGCTTTCCGAAAGTATAACCCGCAGGGCCGAATGACTTGTCTATTTCATCCTGGTTACTATACCCGGCTCCCTTCAAGAGTTTGGAAAAACATTGGTTATCACATAGGCCAACATCGGGCTTATTATCAGTAAGGGTCATATAGGTGATATGCGGAAACAGCTCATGCTTGTTCTTGCCCGCATCACTCCACCTGTTGTCAGTGGTGTAAAACCATGTGACATATCCCGAGTCAGAATCCTTGTACATCGAAGCGTTTCCTCCTCGCTTAGCGTTCACATGGAAAGCGAAGAGTTGATGTTGGTAGTATTTCTTTGAACGCTCTATGCTTGATACAATGTAGTTGCACTTCTCCGTCGAGAATGTGTAGTAGACATAGTCTCCTTCCAAGAAGGAATGCTCCACAATATCATTCAGCGTATGTTCCATGTCCGACTTGACAACTATCCAGTTCATCATGTCTCCCGTAGTCTTCGGAGGAATGACGATAATAGGTTCGTCAATCTGACGGTGTTTAAACACGGATTGCATCGTTTCGGTAGATGTCCCGTATTTCTGGAAGGTCCTGACATCCATAGTATCGAACGCACCCAGTCTGAAAGAAACAGTTTGAAAACTGTTATTTGTACCTGGGACTACCTCAATAGGAGCTGAATCGACAACAACAAAGGTCAACGCAGTGCCGTCCATCGTCGGGTTCCCGGTGTTACTGAATTTCATAACGCCGTATTCACCCGTATGAATGATTACGTTGGCATCATCTACGTTCTGTATTGTAGCGAATCCGTACGGTACGCCGTTGATTGGTATGTTAAGCAGAAATTTTGTAACGAGTGCGTTTGGATACACCCTACCCATGAGGTAAATTTCAATCGATGCGTTGTCTATGTTTTCAATACCAAGCATAACGGTTTACCTTATCGAATGTTTGAATCATATTTTGTCAGCCATGTCAAGGAGTCATTGAGCTGAGGAATAATAAGCGTGCCCCCAACAGTAACTTCGCTGACAACTCCGTTGAACAGGTTGTTGTAATGTAGCCAATACTCCGGCGTTACTTCGAGTTCGTCAAGCATCTTCTTATATTCCGTCTGCAACTGCTCACCACGATATCCCTTCATATAAAGCTCGTTGTACACGCTTTCCTCAAAAATACGAACCGAATCACGACACGGCAAGGGGTTGCGTATATGGTTTGCTGCACACAGCACCTTACACATACGGCTGCTTCCCATAGTGCGACGAGCGATTACGTCCGGGCGACCCTGCTCGTAGCCCTGAACTGTGTCCAAGGTCAACATGGACAGATTGTCATTTCTGAATCTAGGGTAATTTACTTCGTCAGCCATATTCACCTCCATTAGCTCTTCTTCTCAGAATTCTTCATAGGAATAGGGTAGAACAATTTGTCTCCAATCAAGCGTATAAAGTCATGGTCCGGGCCCGGTGTCATCCATTGTGACAATGTAACGGTTACTTTCATCGTAACGGGAATGCTTGCACCTATGCTATTGATAAATAATTCCTCCGAAGGAGTGATAACAACATTCGTTATGACCATTGGTTCAACATCAAGGATATTGCCTATCGTAAGACGGACCGGGTTAGGGACAAGGACGAAGTTAGCACCCATGAACGTACTTCCCTCGATATACGCTTTGAGTACACTATCAATAACGTCATTCATTCCATTGACGATATTCTGCTTGCCTGTATCGGCAAACTGACCGTCATCGCTTATATCCTGGGCATTCGCATCAATTTTATCTCCCCATCCCTCGGTGAAGTTCGTGATGCCGTTAGCTATTGCATTTCCAACGGAAACCCCAGTTCCAGCGGCATCGACAACAGCATCGCCAAGCTGTGCGTTCCTGGACTCAGCAAACTGCTTCATTACAGGACTTTGACCCACCAGAGCCTCGCCTGATTCAACAATGGTGTCGCCCGCATTTATCCATGACTTAGCGACAACGCCTAGCGAATCTTTCAGGTTCTTTGCATTCACAAACGATTGCTGCATGCCTGAATTTGTTGCGGCACTCAGGTTTTCGAAAAATTCTTTTCTGTCCGTATAGGCTTTTCTTACATAAGCAAGCTGTAGTAACCTGTGGATAGAAAGACGGAACAAGTCCTCCTGTTCCGGCATGTACCAAGTGAAATTCAACGTAGTCGGTATTTCCATGGAAGACTTTGAAAATGTCTTCAAGGTAGCTGCACCAGTAGAGGAAGAGTCCATTCCATACAGTTCCATTGACGAGCCTAGTCTCGTGCCAACGTCACCAATGAACGATGATAGCTTATGCGTAAGAGAGTTGCCCTTATCCTTATCATCAGAGCTTCCACTCATAATGAAAGAGGTGATTGCTCCGGCAGCAGCACCCAAACCAAAGCCAGACGCATCATATCCACCAAAAGAGTTTCCAATAGCTTCGCCAGCAGATGCCCCCAACGGCATTGCGACCGCAGGAGATTTCAATATTTCTGTTGCACGCTCGAATGAGCTTTTTCCATTTTCCTGCAACCAAGAACTCTGGAAAGATAGGCGCAATCCCCTCAGGTCACCCGGAGTCAATATTCCATAGAACGGTTTGAACGCCTCCGGGTTCATCGCATATGCCATGCGTAGTTTCAACGCATCGGCTGCGGCATGGACAGGACCAAGGAATGCCTGACGTGCGGCAGGGCCGAGAGGTTCTATCCTAACTACATTCGGGTTCAACTCGTTGATGGAATTGTGGATAACCCCCTTCGCATCCTGTGCGTAGGATTCCTTCACACTGTAACGGGTCCTCTTACCGAATCTTCCATTTTCTTCTGCCATACATTAACCCCTCAATATTCTTTCGACTTCATCCAGGCGAGCCGCTTCTCGTTTCTTTTCGGCATCCCTGTCAACAAGGTTTTCTCTAACTGCCTTTCCTATTTCCGATGCAAGCACCAGAATTTCTTCCTTTGTCAATGACATCCTGTTGAACAGCTGTACTTCGTTCAATGCAGGAGTGATATCACGTTCCGCCCGTTCAGCAATGTCCATCCGACGGTCCAAGACCATGGGTTGTTCATCATTTTCATCAGCCTGTTTGGTATCTTCGTCAAACCGATTATCCTGCTTCGTTTCAGCCTGCTCTATCCGTTTGTCATCGTCAGGAGTAGACGGTTCATCCTCATGCCTATCCAACTTGGTTTCATGCTGGGTGTTCATGGCATCGGTCGCACCCGATATGTCGTTTGCAAGCTCCGTCATGGAATCCTGCTTGAACTGCTCGACGTTATCCTTCGATTCAGCATTTCGCTTGTTCATCGTCTCAAGCAGTTTTTCTTCATTCTGTTTAGACGTATCGACAAGTTCACGAATGCTATTCAGGCTATCCTCAGCAAGTTCAACCGACTGGGTTTTAGGAGTAGTCTCCTCCTGTTCCTTTTCAGTATCTTTCTCTGGTTGTTCAACATCGACATTGACAGTGATTGGCTGAGGCTCATTGACATCAGTATTCGCTACGGAGTCTCCAAGCTCTTCCAGCATATCGTCGATGCTCGTGTTGATTTTACCGAGGTTCTCGTTCACTTCGGCAAAAGCCGTTTCAGTCAAAGTAGGAACATCGTTTGCGACAGCTTCCTGTTGAGGGGCATCAGCATTATCAACATCGCTCAATTTCTGGCCAATGTCGTTCAGCAACGCATTCTGTTCAGCCTGGGCCGATGCAATGTCCCCCAACAAACCTTCTTCCTTACTCGGTTCCTTCGGAGTGTTATCGTCGGTAGCCTCATCCTTGATATCGGGCAACTTTTTGCCGATATCGTTCAACAAGGAGTTCTGCTCAGCCTGGGCAGAAACCAGGTCATTAAGCAAGTTCTCCTCCTTGCTGGGTTCCTTCTGAGATGTTTCATCAACTTTATCTTCGGGATTTACATCGGACAGTTTCTGACCAATATCGTTAAGCAAGGTGTTCTGCTCAGTCTGGCCAGAAACGATGTCTTTAAGCAAGTTCTCTTCATTGCTCGGAACATTTGATGCAACGTCTTCCTTCTCGGGTTCCTTCTCCGCTTCGGGCAGCTGTACATCAACTTTAACTTCGACAGGTTTTACATCTTCCTTTACAACGTCGGTTTCATCGTCCACCTTTTCGTCAGATTTTTCCTCAACCTCGTTTACAGCCCTATCGTTGTATATGGTTTCATCACGCTTCACCTCAGCACGAAGAGCTTCTCCCTGAATCTCAAGGATACGGTCAAGGTCGTTCTGAATTTTGGTGAAGGTTTCCTGCTGTTTCTCGTTTTCGACATTGTTCTTATCATTTTCTGCTTTTTTTCTAAATACTTCCTTGACCTCGTTCATCGAGGCGGCAACATCACTATTGTCGATAGCGCTGCCGAACTGTTCTACCAGCTCGTCGTTCATATTCTTGGCGTTGGCCATCTGCTGGTCGAGAAATTCCTTCATCGTCTGCTCAGTCTCTTTCGGCAATGCGGCGAGTGCGTCAGCAATCGACTTAACGCTGTCGTTAGCCGAAGACGCCTTGGACGTTTTGGTAGACGCTGGTGTAGTTGTATTTTGTGTTGTAGATGCCATGATATACCTGTCGATTCAATGATAGTTTATAATGGCACCGCTATTTTTGACCGGGTATAAACTATTAACGAAACAAGCGGCATATAAAATGGCAAAGTGCATCACAGACGTAATTTCTCCGAGACAGGACACTCCGGCGACAGAATCGGATTCAAGCATTCTTAGTAGCTTCACGGAAGCTGTCGAGAAGACTGCAAATTCGATTAACAATGTCACGAACAAGCTGGAAGCCACCAACTGTACAAAGGTGGTGTTTGACTGGTGTAGGGATACGATGGGCATAAACGCCTATGCCGCTGTTGGAATGATGTCCAACTTAAATTTCGGCTTTCATCAATACAACAATTTCAACTTCCCGGTCAGCCTTAACGGAGCCCTTACATTGAGCAAGAGCATCTGCCAGACGATAGGAACATGGATTGCATGGATTCAGGAAACCATCGAGATTGCTACAAAAGCAGCATTCGTCCTGTTTGCAAAGATTGATGCCGCACGCCTACGCCTCGAAGAAGCTATATTGAACTTCAACGATGCCGTTTTCAAATGCATAACAGACCTGCTTTCGGATATCAAGATGTCCGCATCTCTGGATGTTGGCGTAGGAGCAAGTGTAAGCCTAGACTTCGACTGGAACGAACTGTATGAAATCATGGTTGACTGTCCATGTTTCTGCAGGGCAATCGCATGCGTGACAGGATGTAACAGGGACAGCGATGGAAACGACATGTCACGAGACCCGGACGCCGTGATAGAATGCCTTAAAAACAAGTTTCCTCTGTCACTTGGAATAGGTATAGGCATCGGTGGTGGTATATCCGGCTCCCTCAATGACCTTCTCTATGATTTTCTCTTGAAGCTATACAACAGCATCAAGGCAGCAATCGAGATGACATTCGATATGCTCATGAAGCCTCTCAGGGCCCTAATCAAAGCTTATGCCGACCTGCTTACACAAAAGTTCGATGTCAGTGGTTTCATCAAGACGGTCGGCAACTTCGAGTGTTTCTTCATATACAGCTTGGAATATAAGAACAACAAGGAATTTTACGGCATGTCGATTATCGACATGATTAACACGTTCAAAAGTTGGACTGTCTGTTTCAGCCACCTGTGCCCAGGCCTCATGAAGGATATAGAGGGGAAGATTAAGGATATCAACGAGAATCTCCGGCTAAACGACGTGTTCTGGCAGGGTGCATTCGAAGCCGACCTGTACGACATGTGCATTGCGGCAAAACTCGGCTATGAGTCTTTTTCTGACGAGGAGTTCCGTGCAATTTACCGGGACAACCCGAAGACACAGTTCGACTCTTTGCTATCGCAGCTTGAAGCATCCGGCATCAAGGAAGTATGCGAAAAACACAGGAAAACGACTGCGGCAAATACACCGACAACGGCAGTCGAGGAAGCTATACAGTTTAGGACAGCCCCTGACCGGGAGAATGAAGTAAACGTCGGCGATAAGCCTATCACGAAATCAGAGCAGAAAAAGTGCATATCAATTTCGCACAATCTTGTTGACAAGACGGTAAGCCCGTATTTCACCGAAAAATACTATCAGCTTCTCAGGATGCTCGCCGATTACAAAATGGACTCGGACACTGTCGAAGAACTTACAGAAATATTAGATAATTGTAGCAAGAAGGCATACCCTGTAAACATGAACCAGCCATTTACTCCTTTCCCGTCGAACCAATCAGGGCGAGCGGAAATTGAAGTATATCCGGCAGAAGTCGAGGTTACTTACGAACTTGTTGACGACTATAACGAAGATGAAATAAAATCAATTCTAGGCAAGTATGCCGAATAGGGGGAGAAATGATTTACGGTGTAAAAACAAAGCACGCTAGGTACAAATTGATACATCCAGAGAAGTACATGGAAAATCTGGCGGCACCAATTTGCAAGTCGTCATGGGAAGAAAGGATTTTTCAGGCAATGGACCAGAACAACTATGTTCTAAAATGGGGATATGAACCCGATTTCCAAATCTATTATATGTCGCCGAAGCTCCATAAAATGAGCAAGTATTTCCCTGACATCTACTGTGAATGCAAGTCCGGCACGGACACCAAGATAAACAAGTTCCTAATCGAAATCAAGCCGGAGAAATTTTCCGTAATGCCGAAGCCGCCAAAGGCATTGGCCGAAAGTGCAAACCCGAAAAAAGTACGAGCATACCAAAAGAAGATGGCCCGTTACTACATGCAGTGCGAAGAAGTGATGGTAAACCAGGCGAAATGGGCAGCAGCAAGAAACTGGTGTGCCAACAGAGGTGTCAACTGGATTGTATTGACCGAAGAAAACGTATGTGGCCTGTTTGACAAAGGAGCGCATACATAAAAGAAAGGCTGCCCATCAGGACAGCCTTCTTTCTACCCAAGATATCAAAACCATCAGAAGAGATATACCAGAAGTCCAGCAAGAATAACCAGGATTAGAACCCAAGCTAAAATCTTATCTGTTTCTGGTGTATACTTCATCATTATTCTTCCTCAGAAGATACTTCGTCAGATGAATCAGCTTCAGACACAGTTTCAAAAGAAACTGCATACAGGATAAATCCTGCCTTATGTTTCTTTTTCTTCTTAGGACCATCTTCGCCAAGCAAACTATCCGTCTGTTTCATAATTTCTTCATCAACAGGGGATACTTCGTCTTCACCATCGTCCTGGTCATCCTTATCGTCATCGTCCTTGACTTTGAGATGAGATGCCCAAAACTTAGTGTCGGCGTCGTTCGGGTCCTTTTCGAAGTTGAACGTGTACTCAGCCATATCACCGACTTCCTTGTCCACTTTCTTCTTTACAGCGATAGAGACAAGGTATGCATCGAACGTAAACGACGCAAACGTCAGCTTCACACGAAGAGGGTCATCAAGGTCGCACTTAGTGTTTCCATAGCCCTTATTCGCAACGAAGTTTTTCAGACTAGCAAACGCATCATCAATGTCTTCCGTACCGTACAGGAGGTGCTTATCAGCACCAGTTTCCGTAGTCTTGATAGAAACCTTGACGTACGGAACATTATCCTTTACCGCAGGACTAAATGCACTGAGGCATCCACTGAATTCCTTCTTCATGTTGCATTCTCCTTAAACAGGCTGCTTGCGGGGACGACCACGTTTACGTGCCGGGGAAGCAACAGTCTTGGTTTCAGCCTTTTCGACCTTTTCGGTCTTGGCCTTACGACCACGCTTCTTGGCGGCGACAGCCTTGGCCGGAGCCTTTGCAGGTTCAGTACCAAAAGTTACATGTTCCTTATCCTTGTTGGCGACAACGATGTCCATAACCTGTTCGGCCAACTTGGTAGCTTCGATTTCGCTCTTGCCGTTTACAGCGAAGAACTTAGCGAATGCACGGACACCAGCCAGACGGAAGCCAACACCAGCGTCGAACTTATCCATGTACTGCTGGAAGGAACGACCGATGTAAATCAAGCCATTGACATCCTTGCTGTTCTTGTTGGAATGGTTGCGTTCAAGTTTCACAGTTGTAGTACCCGTAATCCAGGAAGTGGTGACACGACGGTCATACTTATCCTTCTTTCGGGAAACGTGGAGTTGCTGTGTAAGTTCGCTAGCGAGAGCCAGACGAATCGGCATCATGCCTGCAATGTTGAGTTTGATAATCATATTTTACCTTTTGTGTTGAGTGAATTTTCTAGTCCACTGACAAGGAATATAGTATATTAAAACCCCTCTGGCAAGGGGTTTCGATAAAAAAGTTATTTTTTCTTTGATTGTTTAGAATTTTTTACACCAACGACGGGTTTTCCCTTTCCTTGTATAATGGTTTTTATCTTACTCCATGTCTCCTCGTTGGTATGAGCCAACTTAGTGAACCAGTCCGGCTTGTCGTTCTGAAGAGCAGCCTCCCTGATGTAAGTCTCGTATGCGTCAGCAACATGCTCGACCGACAAGCGGTCATACAAGTAATACAAGTTAGCAATAATTGTACTCTTGTGCGTTTCCATCGAAGGATTGGACAGAAGTGATATCATCGTCTTGGTAACATTACGGCACAGCTCAGTCTGGTAGACATCAAGCATTTTAGAAACACGAGTGGCTGCCGTGATAGCTTTTGTCGGGTTAGTTTCCAAGAGGAAATTCTGCGGGTTGAACATCCGCTTCGTGCAGAGCCAAGAGAAGAATGCCAACGCTTCGACGGGGCCGAGATGGCTAGCAGCATCCTTCTGTATCAGGCTCGGATTCTGCTTGTAATCACCCAACTTAATTCCGTTAATGTACATCTTCGAGAAGTTTTCCCACGCTCTCGGGTTGACCGTGTTTTCATCCTCGAAATTATCCACATCTTCCATCTTGAACAAGTGCTCGTCAGTAGCTTGGTCGATGTAGTTGATGATATCAGGGTGGATGCCGTGCGTCGTGGCCCACGCAAGCCAGTCAGTCTTGCTAACGTCGATGTGAATTCTGGACATACGGGAATACAAGGCACGGTTCAGCTCGTCAACATCGTTACTGGCGATATCGGACGGGTTCATCGCACATATAACCCTTGACCCCGGTGCGAGCCTGTGGCCAAGGAATTCCTGTTCCTTCGTACAAAGCTGCATGATAGCGTTGATGGTGTCTTTCTTGGCACGGTTGATTTCGTCAAGGAACAGCAATACGGGCCTGTTGTGGGAAAGCCAGTCGGGAATCGTATGGGAATGAACTCCGTTGACTTCCCTCAGAAGGCCAGTAAGGTCTCCCGTTTCACCAGCTTCGGCACAACGGAGCTTGACGAGTTCAAGACCCAGCGTTTGAGCAAGGTCGAAAACAAACTCAGTTTTACCAATACCTGGCTGACCGATAAGGAGGCACGCCGTTTCAGGAGCGAGCCTCAATATGTGAGCCTTTGCCATTGAAAATGTAGCCATAATCTATTGCAACATGTAGAGGGTTTGAGATGTGATTTCCTTGCCGTTGGTCACGAAGATGTAGCTGGAAGCAGGGAAAGTCTCGTGGAGTTTTTCAATACTGTATTCGTTAGGGCCGACGATTGACGGGTTGAGGAACACAGGGATGCACTTGCCGCTGAGGAACCATTCACCGCCACGATGCCAGTGACCCATGATGGCGACATCGAAATCAATGCCCATCTTCATGAACATTCCGTAGTCCTTGAAGTTGTCTCTGGTGACCGTGCTAATCGGGGAGCAGAATGCACCGCCGCCACGATATGCGTCGCCATGTTCAATCTTCCACTTCTGTTCACCGATTACGGCAATGTCAGACGGGGCTTCGGAAACATGGATGGAAACGGTCTTGTCTTCGGCAAATGCTTCCTCGATGAACTTGTACAGGATGTACTCGTAGTTATCGTACGCCTTATTCTTTGCCTGCCATTTCTGATTTGTACGGGAATGGTTACCAACTACGCAGTAAACATTCATCTTCTTGAACTGATTCTTCAGGCTCTTGAAAGCACCTACAATGAATTTGAAGTAGTCAATAAGGAGCTTAGTGAGCGGGCCAGCGTTAGTCTCTTTAAGTTCGTCATGGATGTTGCCAGAGAAAAGGTCACCAAGCATGAGAATGTCAAGGGTTCCGCACTTGTTGTCACGGGCCATTTCAAGAGCCTTTTCAAAGAGTTTGATATGACGTGCCTTGGAAATGTCTGGATTGTACTCGTTAATTCCGTGGGTGCTGGCACTTGGAACAACTTCTCCATAGTGGGCATCCGAAATTGGAAGAACAAGGTGGTTTTCACCGTCGTTAGCCTTCTTGACATTGATGTAGAACTTGTCGTATTCAACTTCGGCAATTTCTGTCTTCAATGCATCAGCCAACTCTGTTGCAACATATGAACGAACCCTGAGCTTATTGTTTTCGGCACGGAGGCTGTTCAGCTGCTTCTTTAAGTAGGTATTTTCGCTTTCCCTACGGTCTTCGACTGGGTCTTCCTTATCCTGCGGATATTGGGGGACTTCCTCATCCTTGTTCAGAGCAGCGTTGTAAGTGTTGAATCTTTCGGAAAGTCTGTCAAAGCGCTTGCGCAACGTATCCTTGGAGATGCCGAGGCCAGCCTTGTCGATTTCTTTCTGTGCATTATCAAGTAGTTTCTGACGGTTCCATCCATATCTCTGTGCTATCTTGAAGAGTTCCTTCTGTTCAGCATTGAGCGTGACAATGAAACCGCTTTCGGGGGTACTTGTCTTCATATTTAAAATCCCAACTTAGAGGGTTTAACTTCTAAGTTGAAATATATGTTTTTTACAAGCTATTCTAGTAAAAAATTTTTAATCTGCGTATTTTGGACTTAACGGATTGTCTGTCGCTATCGCCACATACTTAGTAGAGCATCCTTCCGGGTCAGGCTCATCGTATACCAGCGAACCGTATTCATCGGAATCGGTCAATATGACATACGGAACACGCTCGTCACCCGGTTCTACCTCAATATCAGGACCAATATGAGTGAGGTCGTCAATCAGGTATTCTGTCTGGTTCGTTTCATCGTCAGTAATGATGAATTCGCCTTCGATACCCTCATCAAGGTCGTGGAACATACCTAGTGTAGGTTCAGCTATGGTTCCGCCAGTTCTTGCCGTATTGCTAGGAACGTCGGCGCCTGGGTATGCACTGCGGGCTGGCCTTACATGCAGTTTGATGTTCCAGAAGTTGACCTCCGGGACCGCCCCTTCCTTTGATTCCCCGTTGGCATCCATTGGAGTAGATATGCTTTCGTACAGGTTCCTGAACTTGACAGAACTATCCAACTTTCCGTCATTGTCATACGGGAACGATTCCATCAGGAACGGGATACAACCTGGGTTCATTTCAAGAGGAGCCTGCTCGGAATAACGGGTATACAGGCCATCTCTATAGTCACTTCCTACGCCACAAGGAAGTTGCCATAAAGGCTGTTTTTCACATGCATCAATGTACTTGCTTACGTTGAATACCTTGTTGGCCATTCCCGCATTCATCGAGACACGGTTTGCATAGCTCTTAGGATTGCCGTAGGCGTATGACTTCTCCGTGTAGTCTATGGTGTTCGCACCATATAGCGGAGTCAAATAGCAGGTAGGATACTGTCTGTAATCCTTCACTATCCATCTGCCGAGACTAGACGAGAATACTGCCGAAATGTGAATTCTAGTATACATTCCGTTATGCGTGGTCTCGTCCTCATCCGTTTTGGCTCCAAACACATTTTCGATAAACGAAGCGGAAACACTTTCCAAGGCCGATGTAAGAGATACCGCACTAGATGTTTCAAGAGCATTTTCTGAAATGAAGTTGTAAGTCATGTTGACATCTTCACTGCCTTGTCCATCTGTGGTATTAGTTGCAAGGTCACAGTACCTATGCTGCTTTTGCATATCGGAATCTGCATTTCTGTTATATAGCGTAACTTCGTGCGTATGAAGCAACTCTTCATAATCATCACTAGACGACTCCACATTGATGGCACGATGTGCGTCATACATATGCAACGGCATTCCGTTGGAATACATTGTAAGCAAAGACTTCATGTAGTCAACTGCCGGGTTCTCGTCATCGTTCGGAATATTGGCCGAAATCAATTCAGCTGACAAATCAGATATGCTCTCGTCCTTAAACGTAACTACCTTATCCGGGAAAGCGAGAAGAGCTCGTTTTACATCCCGGTCTTCAACATCAGCGTGCTGTATAAAGTCACGCAGTAGATTTCTGCTAACATCAGGAAACGCAACTCCGTCCGTAGATATAACATGTGAACTCGGATAGAACGGCTCCATTTCACGATTCAGAAATTCGCTTTCTTGTCCAGGATGACTCTCATCAACGAAAAGCCACGATATTGCTCTAAGACCCCTCTTGATTATCGGAAGGTCAAGGAATCCATGAACGTATGCTCCGTACTGATTAACAGTCTGCTTATTCTTACTCACAACAAAGAGCTTGAATACACTGTTTTCTGCAGTATAGTTAAACGGGATGTCACCTTCCGCATCATCTGTGTAATTGTCAACAGTCCTCTGTGTCGTTCCAGAATCGTCTTTAAATTCTTTGTAATGCGTATTACCTACGCCTTCATATCCGTCCCAGTCGACAAACTTATCTACCTCATCAGCATAGAAAATTCTAAAATTATCTGTGCGGGTGTACTCGTTCCAACCCGCATAGGCTAGATTCCTTTTCAGTTTTTCATCAACGCCGAGACAGTAGTTCGGAAGATGGATAATCTTAGTTTCCCAATCGTTTAGTCGTTGCTCGGTTCCATCTTCAAGCGGCTCACTGACATCAGGCAGCGGGCATATATCTCCCTGTCTATCCGCTGTATATCCCCAGCTGGTTTCTTGCTTATTGCTCCATCCACGAGATGATTCATACCCGACTCTGGCTACCTTAAAATCTCCAATAAGTTCCCGGAATGCCTTTGTGGCATTAGCCACCACATACATATCATCCTTCTTCGTCTCGTCAATGTCAGCATCAAGGCTTGTCGGCAACGCTACCCTAAGGAGCGATGCTAGAATAGAGTGTCCAACGGTTTCGTCAGTGTTTTCCTCGTCATAACGAAGATACGACATTGGTTTGTAACCATGGAACATGTCGCTGAGGTGACCATATATTTTTTTGTTCATCTCGAACACGAACCTAGTCAACGGTTTAGCATTCTCGTTATAATCTACACTTGAACTAGCGGTCAGCCCTAGATGGCGGACACGGCTTCTTCCGTTAAGTCTCCACGGGAAAGTATTCGTCGATGTCGGATACACAGTGGCAATGATAGAATCTTCATCAATCAGTTTGGGGTCAGTCGGGAATTTCGGTTTAAGCGTCTCGTCTTTATTGAACGCTCCGCTATCAGTCGTATATTCCGTCAAACCACCATCGTCATCGACAGTCCTTACGTCAACAATGCAGGTAGCATCCTTGGAATACATTTTCCATCTTCTGCTTGAACGGTTGTATGGGAACTGGCCGTTCACCTCTATGGTAGTTGTATTACCATTCTTACGGACAACACCAACGAAGTGGAAAGTCTTTGAGCATTCATATCTATTAAGCAACCCGAATGCAATATGGGCCCCATTCTCAACGTCGATTGAATTCTTCGGCCTGAACGTGAAAGAACTCGATGTCGTAGATATGCCTGAATCCTGAACGGAGTTATTCGGAAGCGGAACCTGCTTACCTGACACAATGTAAACACGAGGCTGGGACACATAGTCCGTATAGCTCTTAATGGCCGCTTCTAGTTGTTCCTCTGTCGAGTCAACTTTGTCTGGCTGGCTAACAACAGGCAGAGCGATATTCATTTCGACTTCTGTTCCGTCAGCCAAGTCCAAGCCTGCGGGAAGATGTATAAACGTCTTTCTCGGAGGAGCATCCACCATATCACTCAGGTCTTGGTTGATGATAAACGTGTGCCGTTCACCAGACTTCTCGACTTCAAGCGATATGTTGTTATAATCGGAGTCCAACTCATATGATGGGTAATAGCCTCCGGCAGTTGACATTCGCCACTCGTGCATAATCCCTATGCCGTATGGCCCCCTATCGCTGTCTTCTGGTGTACCCGAACAATCGCTCAAATCACTCTTGGCCAAGACATGGCCGAACCCGTCAAGGACAACAGTCTTTCCGGCGACCGAGTGAACGATTGCTCCACGGCTAAGGAACCATTTCACTAGAAGACCATGTGAATCTACTGGATATTCCGCCCCGTGGAACTTTCCACATTCGATTGCGACACCGAGCATGTGGTTAAGGTAATCAGCAACTTCCTGGTCACTTACCCTATTTCGATAATGGTCATGGACGTTATCATTCTCGCTTCCGTCGAACGTGACATTATCTTCGCCACCGCATGCAATTTCTTCATTGGAAGTCTTGTACATCCATGTGTAACGAGTAATGTCGCTGCCCGGTTTCTCCTGAACGACCAGCTTGTAAACACCGTTGTTATCGCCGCTACCCGTAAACTGTATGAACATCGGACTGACAATATCCTTTGTCTCCTCAGGGCTGAACGTCACCTTACAAGAGATACCGTCTTCAGGGAAATCATCTGGAATATCAACCGATTGCGCTACGGGTATATGGTTGGTATCATCAACGTGATAAATACCATTTACCTGTTCGTAAGTGGCATCATCTACCTTGACTGACACCACTGCCTGCTGATAGAAATTCGCTGAGTCACTGGATATAGAATATCCAAGGTCACGGACTTTCAAGATAGCATTAACTTGGAATGTATCATGGTCGCTGTCAGTACGAGGAAACTTGAACTCATCCTTGTATTCAAGAATAGGGGTAATCGTAGTTTCAAACGTTTCCGGCTTATACACCATGGACGCACTGAACGTCGTTGGCGGCGTTGTGCCACGCTGGTATCCACTTCGGTTCACGAACGGAAAGCCTAAAGGACTCAGCGTGAAATTTCCATGAGAATCACCCCTCACAGGAACACGTTCATGAGTTACATAATCCTTTATTTTTAAATTTCTGCTTTCCATCTGGTCTCCAATTTTTCAATTATAGTTTATAATCTGGTACACAATCAGCATCAAGGGTATAAACTATACACAGAGGCAATTACATGAGGAAAGTACAATGACATTCATCAAGTTCATCAACGAATACGTCGACGACGAAAAGTTCAAGACTGCAATCAACGCCCTGCACGACGTATGGTTAAGGAACGAAGGCAAATCCCAGTTCGAATCTGCCGTTACCATCCAGCAGCCGCAGACTATTTCGACGGCTAATACACAACAGCAGAATCAGGTAATTGCAAATGCTAATCAGCAACAGCAACAGCCGCAACAGCAGCAGAATAAAGTCGAACCAAGGACTGTTCAAGGTGACCTGAATAACCTCGACTCACAGAAAATGATGTCTCTCGCCGCACGTTTCCAAGAAATTGAAAAACAGAAGGAAGCAAACCAGAAGGCCGCTGCCGATGCTCAGAAAAAGCTGGACAGCGAACTGGACGAAGTTCAGAATACCGTCAATGCCGCACTTAACGGCAAGATGGACAACATCGTAGGATAATATCATGCCAGCAACATTCAGTCAACAACTTCGATATCTAAGAACCCATGAACCCGCATTGTACGAGTCCGTATCAAAGATATACCGCAAATGTCTAATGGAATCAAACTTGGCTCCGCAAATGGGCCAGACGGACAACGAAGCCGCTGAAACCCCGGTCGAAAAGACTGAAATCACGCAGACCAACACAAAGGGTGTGAACGACCTCATGGACAAGGTACATTCCATGGTTGGTGTAAACAACAACAAGAAGGAAGGCGACGAGATATTCGACCATAAGGACGACAATGTCGAAACCGTCGAACCAGACCCGGCTCAACAAGCCGACCTGTTCGGTCAGGTCCCTCCCCCGGCAGACAATTCAGTGCCGCCACAACCAACCGAAGAAACTCCTGCTGAACCTATGGTGGAAGAGCAAGAAGACTTTAACCTGGATAACCTGTTTGCTGATGAACCTCAAACGGACACACCGACTGACCAAACTACTGACCAGCAGACAGAACAGCCTGCGGAAAACCCTACTCCACCGAGCGAAGAACCTCCTGCAGAGGAACCCGTGCCAGAGGGTGAAGAGGATTTTGACCTAGACCATATGTTTTAAAATTAGAGCGTTCTAGTCTTCCGCCTGCTCGGGCTCGTCACCAAACTCGTGAAGCTTGTCGGTAAGACGCTCAATCTCACGATTGTACTTGCAAGTCTTCCAGTATTCACGGTCTGTCGGGTATTCCTTCTTGGTGATAACCATGTTGTCAGTCAAGTCGCCAATCTTAACGATTGTGGCAATCTTGTTTTCCATGATTTTGGTAAGATACTCCTCACGGCAAGATGTCTTGTTGTGCGAAAGATGGGATACAGCTTCGCATACCTCTTCCGGGAAGAACATGCTTAGGTCACTCTGGCAAAAGCCACCGTTATCCAAGATGTCGTGTAGATAGCCTACGATAACGACATTATCACTATAACCGTTCTTTTCAAGGTACTCAACGACTCTTTCCGCATGAGACATCAACGTTCCGCCAGCCTTGTCCTTCTGTCCAACATAGGCAAAGTCGGCAAAATCCTGTGCAGTCTTCTTCTGGCTGCCCGTGCATTTATAGCATCGTAAAAACTTATTTATTTCTGAACGTGTATACATCTTTCTCCATCCGCCTCAAAAGGCAAAAATAATGTAACATGAAGCAGTCAGCGCTTCTACCACTAAATTATATTTTTCAAACGCTATTCTTGCACAGGTTCTAACGAAGTTTTTTCAAACGGGTCAGCAAACATCGGGAATCCTGCTGTTTCATAACCCTGGTAGTCATTTCCGGGTCTGGAATCGTCCGTAATGCCCTTATTTGTAGGGTCAACGAAGCCGACAGGACCGATAAACACATGGTCCGGCAACTGGTAATAGTCCGCCACTTTCCACTTTTTATCTTCGGCAGAATAGACGAATGATGCACGATACATCACGGGACGGTTAGGCACGCCGATATTCTCGTCATAGACATAGAAGTTCGTGAGACGGGCCATGCTAAACTTTGCCAGAGGGTTGAGCGTACATGAACCGCTCTTAGCCTCGTCAGCATCATCAACGGAGTAAACGTATATCTGAGCCTTGTTTATGATAAGGTCGTTTGTCGAATGACCATTGTATGCAGGAGTCGGCCATATCCTAAAGAAGAAGTCAAATGTGTATCCATCTTCCGGCGTGTTCTCCGCATTACTATCATCGGACTGGCCATGAACAGGAAGATAGATGCACAGGCCTTGGTCAAGGTCCGGGCCATCGTAATTGATGTAATTCAGAGTAGTTACATCATCCCTGGAATGGTCAAAAATCATGCTTGCACTGTATCCTTGACGCTGTGTGATAGGAATATTAGGGTCGTAGACACAATCCCTTCCTTCAACCCACACATCGTTGTTCGTGTATGGGAACATGGTGTAGTTAGCCGTATTGTACACGCCTACACGACGGGCATAGGTACTATCCTTCGTCTTGTACTTGCTATTACCCTCTATTCCAATATTGACGGCAGGTTCGGCATAGGAATTGCCTGCGTTTTGCAAAACAATACCCATAAAGTCATTGTCTGGCTTCATCCTGATTACGGACGAACTGTTGAAAATGTTGCTTATCGGAAGAAGCACCATTTCCTTCCATAGCTGGTCCTCCCCTGCATAATCTACATAGCTACCGTCAACCAAAGTTCCTAAATAATCGCTAGGGTCACTCAGGTTAGCACCGTCTTCAGCCAGGTTAACAAACATGTGGTAGCCATCGCCATCATTTTTCACGACAAGCTCACCCTTGTTGTACGAAGTCCCTGTTTTCCACACAGTTCCAACACGAATCGCCTTCGATGTGCCCAAATCGTTAATATACAGCGGATTGTCTGTGGTAACTGCATAAACAGAACCCTCGTTGACAACAAAATGGTGCTTCATGTTCTGACGCCCATTTACTGAGCTAAAATCAACAATCAATGGGCTAACAACAGCATCGGTCGAGCCTTCCTTCGGACTATCTACCATGTAAAGGCTGTATACTCCACCCGTTTCGGGCTTGCGGTAAACAGCATACTTGAGAGTTTCCGCTTCGTCCGTAGAATCTAGGATTAAAACATCAGCAAAGGCTCGCCAACGGGTGTTACCTGGATTAACTACATTTATTCGAATCACGACATCATCCTTACCCTCATCAGTCGCATCGGTTGATGCAACCATCCCGTATTCGCCATCAAGGTCAAAGGCATTTGCTGCGACAGGGGTTACCAACGAGATGCTAGCCGTTTTCGACTGAGCCTTCTTCGTAGGGAAAGTCCATGTATGGAAATAAGGTGCGCTATTCTTCATCAGGCGAACCGTGACATAATCCTTTTCAGAATTATTCCACTCCATCAGTGCGTTGAAAATCGACTCGTAGTTATAGTTGTTTCTGGCAATGTCACGCCCGATAGATTCAAGAGGAAAAGCATTAGAAAAACTCTGTGCCATAAAAATCTCCGTTATGCATCTGCAATGGTTGTGGCGTTTGCGTCTTGTACTTCGGTCCGTACGAGATTGGTATCTGTAATGTTATTCAATGCAAATACGCCTTTTTCCCATAAGAGAATACCCTGTCCTTCGTTGAAGCTTGACTGGTAGATACTGAAGAAGTCGAGGTTGTAAATCTGGACCCATATACCGTAGTGTGCTGGCTCAGTGTCCGATGGCGTGTTGACAGGCACTGCCTTAACTGCACCGCAAGCCTTCTGGTTATATGCACGACCACTGTTCGGGCTGTCTATCGAGTACCCCCTTACCGTCGCCGTACTGCTACCTCCGCCAACTCCGGCAATATTGAAATGGATTTCACGCTTAGCGCATCCCTTGCTGCCAGATGCCATGATAATGAACGAACCAGCGGCAAAGTTCTGCACACCGCCAACTGGCGCAGGGACTGTCACATTAGCCACCTTCACCCACCTATAAGCAGATGGAGTGTTGTCACCTGTGATATGCAATGCCCCTTGAATTGTACGCCTGGTAACGACATCGTCCATGAGGGCAAGCTTGTCCACTTTCATTATTTCTGGGCTTACGATACCCGCCGGGTTTGTCGTCTCTTCCTTGTATCGCATCAATACAGGATGAATATGCTCAGTATTACTCGGACCAGGCAAGATGAGTTTTACGGATTCATTCTGACACTCCGTCTTGTAATTCTCAATATCGCCATTGTTTCCGCCTACCGACGAGAATATATGTGCAGACGCTGAACCCAACGCAAATTCTTCGAGCCCCCAGCATACGAGGTCTCGGGTCGGCAAGATATTCTTCGAATATCCATACAAAACATCTCCAAACGTAGCAATCAGGAAGCCAGCGTACATAACACGGGCAAAGTCCGGCTGCTGAACGTCATTCACCTTTCCACAACCACAAATCCAGTCGTGGCAATGGCTTTTACCATCACCCGTCAATGCAAGGGTTCCTATTGTACTCGTAGCCGGACTGATTTCAAACCTAGGCCCTTCTATAGCGATTCTGCTCTTGGACGCAAGAAGGACTAGATTTGATGAATACATGGACAGCGTATTCGCACTGCTTATTGCGATGTATTCGTTTTCCGCATACAACATGTTGGCAATAGGGTTATCCCTCCATACGGCATAACTCTTGTCTGGTGCATATCTGGACTGGCAGATATAACCGTCTGGCTTGACGAATCCGTTTGTAATATTGAAATTCGTCTTCAGTTCACGAATTGCATTTTCGCCAATTAGTTCGAGCGCCGTATTTCTAGGCATGTTGTGTTGGTTCACGTCGTCATGTTCAGCAAACCAACGCTTGTCATAGAAATTGATTGCAGCGAGACAGCTCTTGTCTCCATCATTTGAACGGTCAGTGAACCTACCGAGCACCATCCTAGTATTGGATAGGCCTATATGGCTGGTGTGATACTGCTGATAGTCATCCGGGTCAATGTCGTCATCGTTAGGGTCGTTCCATGCGACTTCCTCGGACCCGTCTGCAACTTCAAGGTACAATTCCCTATGGTCCTGGTCATCCGTAGTAGCTACCCAGTGGCGAATATCCGTTTGATTCTGGTCATTGACCATGCCAATCATGATATAGTCGCTGGTCGCTCCATGGATATAGTCACGGGCAACCATGAAAGCGTTTCTACGATAGACCTTGCTATGAATGTATCCATCGGCATCAGTACCGAATGCACCAATACCTATATACTGGCTCTGTATCTCGTCGCCTTCGGGAATGTAACCTGTTCCAACAATGAAATTCGGGTTTACCACAGGATAGTTTGCTGTGCCGACGACAGTCTGGTCGACCCCAGCCGCTATCGTCAAGTAGTTCAATGCAGTGGAGTGTGTACCAAAGCTAGCGTGTTGGGCAGAACTATACTTTGCCACACGGCCACCATCGACACCGATTTCACTATACTTGATATTATCTTTAAGAATAAGCCTAGTAAAAGCAATATTCGCCGTGTCAATACCCGTAATTGTCGTTATCTGATGGCGCAATTCAACACCGAACCAATACATATAGTTCTTGTCATTGATTGTTTGGTCATAGATAATGACTTTGTCGCCAACCTTGAATTTCGACCATGATACTGGTGTTAACTCATTCTGGTTAACATAAATATCAAGAACGTTGGTCGGATTATACTTGGTAAGAGTCTTTGAAGTCTCCCCTTCACATACATTTACCACGACTTCGCAGTTTTCGTCAATCTTTTTAAGGTCAGGAACCTTGAACAGATGTCCAGGATAGCCAACCGTGTTGGAACGGTTTGCGGCAAATCCGTGAGTTCCTAGGACAGTAAGGTCCTCACCGCCTGCGGTCATTCCGTTATCTGCATGCACTTGGTTGCTGAATCCTGCATAGATGCCAGCATAATTCGCTTGCAGCATAGAAGCACTGGATATACCATGTGAACTGGAGCCGAATACGAAAGTTGAAACACCGCCAACGGTATCGTAATCACCAATGAGTTTCGTGTTATACCCGTATGCAAGGCTGTAACTAGACAGATTACCGCTTTCGTCTTTTGCGACACGGTGAGTGAATCGGTCAGTTCCATTATCTCCGCCAAGCACTACTGCCGGGGAGCTGACCTTGAACTCGTTATCGACATCGAACCACCAGTTTCTTCCGCCACCTACATGGTCAGTTTCATCACCAGCAGAACCAAGGATAAGAGACATGTAGTAGCCCATCGGGAGCAAGTAGGTCTCATACTGGGAATACTTGTCCACTTCCATGTTCTCGTCGAATACAGGGGTTCTCAGGTTGACTGGAATAGGGGATGAATTTAATATGACCGTCTTGTCAGCCGCATTTATAATCTGTTCAATCCAGTATTGGTTATCGTTTTTCTTGTTACTGGAATTCAGATACAGAATTTTAGAATGAGTAACAACCGCATGGAGAAGTTCGTCATCGTCCGCATCGGCTACCAGAAGCGGGTTCACGTTTGCCACAGGCATGAACTTTTCACGAACATTGTCACAAGCAGCCTCGAATGTATCCTTTTCAAAGCCAAGGCCAGCCCATTCATTGTACAGTCTGTAAAGGAGGTAGATGTCATTCCTGGTAAGTTTGAGTTCGACCCCGCTTTTTACGACGGTATATCCGTTTGATGTCCCATATCGGAGTACCGACCTAATCAAGGCGTTAAGAACACTCCTCGCATTATAGGTCAATACGTCAACTTCTTTTACAATTCTTTCAAATGACATAGTCTAGCCGATTAAATTCAATCAAAAATAGTTTATAATGTGGCGACGAAAACCCTCAGTCATATTTAGTGGCCGAGATGAAAGCCACCTTGACAAAAAATCAACCATTTCTGTAATGCCACTGATGGACTCGGGGAAACCCACCCATCTTATGTGGATGGGTAGTTCATAATCATGCCAAAAAAGCAGATTCGACGGTTAATGTTCCAACTCGTTCAAGTCAACCACTTTTTTGGCGTATTTTTCGGGAGGGTCCTTGTCGGGATTGGTCTTCACCCACAGTATCTTCCTAACCCTGTACCTTTTAGCCAGTTTGAGCTCGGGATAGAAATCCATGTCGCTCACGATGACTATTCCGTCATACCGTGTACGGCAAGTATCCAACATGCGGAAAACACAGTTGCAGTCCGTTCCACCACCAGTCGATATGGCAAATTCCTTCTTTTTTCTCATCATCGGGGTCAAGTGGGCCGGAGTGGTACATTTTGTATTCCACCAGCAATAGTCGATATCGACATCCTTGCCTACGGCCAGAATAAGTGAAATTATCCTAGAAACGGCACTTGTCGGCATCGAACGGCTAACATCCCCTGCCACCAGAAGTTTCGCCTTGTATTCAGGAATATGTCCCGGATACATCAGGTCAAACCGCCTGTTTCTTTTGAATCGACATTCACGCCATCCACATTCAACAGCGTCTGACACAAATTTCCTGATTATGGTACGGCCATCGACTACTTTCGTAGCCTTCGAGAGCATGCTGATTACCCCATTGGCATCTGCCGTTCCCCAACTGCCGCCACCGTTGACCGCAGCACTCTCGACAGCCTCCGTAATGTTGGCCTCGGCATTCCATTCGTCAGCCCTAGTTTCATCATTCAAATAGGTAGACATTCCCCCGGAATTATCCTTTTCGCTGGAATCATCCTTCTGGTCGCCATCATTGTTCTTACCGCCGTTTTTACCCTCGGTAAGTAACTTGTAGAGGATTTCGATGCTTACCTTTCGGTAATCGTATTCCTTGTAATACTTGCTGTAATACAGATTATTTACATTGGTTTCCAGTAAAGAAACCTTAGATAAGACCTTGCCGTAAGCCGTATTGTTCACGCCAATGTCCGAGCACAACCCCATTCTGAGTGCAATCAGGTCGGAAGCCATCAGGGATATCTTCTTGTTACTGTACAGACGAGTACTAACATGGCCGAGGCCGATTCGGACCGACTCGATATAGAAAATAAGGGCAAGTTCCTGGGGTTCCAGCGTAGCCACGAATTCCTTGTTCATCTTGACATAGAGCTTTCCCGTTTCTATGCAACTGGCCACCGTATTCACGTCGTCAAATACGAACTCGGCGAATCCGAGAACTGCATGCGTGATTGGGGCATACTTAAACAAGAGATACTTGGCGAGCCTTGTAACGTCTTCGGGTTTTCTGTTTGTGTTTACTTCGCTCATACTTTTGTTTTTCCAGAGTCTTCATAAAAATATATTGTTTTGAGCTAAGTCTGGAAAAATAATATGTTTTACACAACCCCATGCGTAAAAGGAGAAGATGGCAAATATGATGCTCTTTGAGTTTTAATTCTACTTGATTGCTTTTCTTGTTGCTACCATCACAGGAGAGCGGTATTATATGGTGATTCTCGCATAGTTCACCGATAACGCATTCCCGTTTATTCGCCTGTCTGATTATACTGTAATAGATAGCAGAATAATTCAAGTATTACCTCTTTCGATAATATACATTTCCCGAACCAAAGTGCGTTGGCAATCCGATACTCTTAAAGTAATCAAGCACCTTGAATACCTTTTTCGGATAGCTTAACGCCTCCTTCATCGAACCCCTCACTTTCACTGCCTGGTTGGGGGTCAGTTCTTTACGTTCAACCATTCGGTAAAGCATAGGAACACTAAGTTCCTTATTGTTATGGTACTTTGACTTGGTCGTGCCTATGCCTCCGTTATAACAGGCAATGGCGTAGGTCATGTTACCAATCTCCTTGTCGTCATTCCCGTCAGGCTTCACCTTGTTGCTGCGGTCGGTACGGTACATGAGGTACAACAGGTAGCCAGCGGCAAGGTTCACTGCATCCTCTACAATCTCGGGGTCACGCATCTTTGACGCATCCAGACCGAACCTTCTTGCATATTTCCTTGCATCGTCCATTGCATCGTCACCCAGCTGGGCGAGTCCCCTGTATTTCGTTGTCTTCGGCTTGTCGTTGTACATGCTCTCGACACACATGATGGCGAGCAACTCGGCTTCGCCGATTCCACGACTTGACGTAATCTTGGCCACATTCTTGACCGCACGAAGGATGCGCTCGATATGGGCAGCCTGTTGTTGAGGTGTATGGGTTTCCTTGAATACACTGGAGAGATTCGTCATCATGAACTTCCTTAGAGCATCGTCGCTCGATTCGGATGAAGATGGTGTCGGGAACTTCACCAAGAATGTATCCCTGACAAGGTCATCATCCTCATCCTCCTTCACTTCCTCGTTAGGCTCAGGCGTTTCTTTCGGCTCAGGCGTTTCTTCCGCCTTAGGCGTTTCTTCCGCCTTAGGCTCCGTCTTTACGGTGAAATTGGTATCGACAACACCTGGGTTGCCCTTATAGTCGAAAACCGTATCCTGTTCGTCGTATGCACTCTCCGGCTGGTCTATACACTGCTCTACGGGCTTGTCGGCACCGCCAAATCCCTCAGCCACCTTGTTCCAGTCAGTGTTACACACGCCACCTACCGGGCATCCTCCAATCAATGCAGCCCCACCAAGCTTAATCGCCTTGCTAATCTTCGGGTAATTGTCCAGATGGGACAACTTGTCATAGATTCCTTTCAAATCCATAGCCTCGTAGACTGCGGAGTGTAGGTCGCAAATCGCTTCTAGTTGCACTTTCGGTATATTGAGTGTGGATACTACCTGTCTGAACTGTTCTTCTGGGGTCATGACTCATCCATAAGTAATCAATCATAGTTTATAATTTCAGGCTTCGGCATCCAGACATTATAAACTATTCATTGATTAGGTGATGCCTTATGAGACCATTTTACTACGTACGAACTATTGAGAAAATCCTTATTGGACTGATAGACATGTTCAATAACATGTATGTCAACAAATACGACGACATGTATCGTACTACATACTCAAGAAGTGCAAAAATTCCCATCATCACCCACAACAATGCCAATTTTACCAACTTCTGGTCCAGCACGCAGTATAAGCAGCTAACCGTTCCCTATCCAATAGGGTCAATCAGGTTCGTGAGCAACAGCCCAGACTCGACCAACAGACCGCAGCCTACCTATGCGAGGGAGATTTTCTGTAGGTCAGCCGACCGATGGATTCGTGACATCCAGCCGACCCCGTATGTATTCCACTTTGAATTGCAATTTCAGGCTGACAACATCTCCGATATCTTCCAGATAAAGGAGAACATCGAGCCGTACTTCAATGAATACAGGACAATAGTCATTAAGGAGTGGGACTTCGCCCCGGAAATTCCTAGGCCTGTTCAAGTAGTCATCAGCAGCAACACGACAGAGTTGAACGAAGATGTTACTGACTCAGACGCACAGCAACAGATTTTCAAGGTGAGTTATCCTATTGACTGCTACGGTGTTTACCACAGGCCGTACGAGACCCCAGAGATGATTAAGTACGCCGAGATGAACTTCAATATCGACGAGGACCTAATCCACAAGGAACAGCTACTCGTCTACCCGAGCGAAATCATACAGCAGAAGAAAAAGCTGTGGGAAACAGTGTGCCCGACCATCAGGGAAGGATACTCTATTCTACACACGCTGTCGACGACTCTTATGCAGAAACAGGATGCGGACGGCAGCAAGTATTACGAGGATGTATCGCTAAAACAGTTGCTCCTGTTCGACCGTTTCACAACAACGACTTACCACGAAGGTTTGAAACGCTGTGATATCGGCGAATACAACAAGGATACGGAAGGTCTTCCGTATGATGACCCCAATACCGACTACAAGATTCTTCCAAAAGATTTTGATGCCAACGGCATTCCCGTTTACACCTATTGCGAATCGGTGACGGAGGACATCACGAAACCTTCGGAAGTCCCGTCGTTCGACCTTCTCCGCTTCAACTTCGACTACGATAATTCTCACGAGAGCGACCTTAGCGGATTCGGGCGTGACTTCGTTGCCGTCAACGACGATACACGAAAGTTCATTCCGAACATCGCTCCCGGAAATGGTCAGGAAGTCGAAGGCGGGTATGCGGTGGAGGATGACGTCGATTGGAGCAAGATTCTCAACTGGTTTGGCGACAACGCAAACGGCGACATCGAGTCGTCATATACGTTCAAGGCGACGATACAGTTTGTCGAGGATACCCCAGGTGATACCATATTCCAGTACCTCAGCAATGACGAAACTACGCTGCCTGACGGTACGGTAATACCCGAGGGTGAAGTATGGTTTGACTGGGGAATGATGAATGGCCGCCTATACTTTACTTACCATACATCAAGCAAGTACAAAACCTTTGTATCCGACCTTATTCACCCGAACAAGGAAACTATATATTCCTTCTACTTCGCCCTGTACGACAAAGGTGACAAAGGAATGTTCGGAGTAAAGACTAATTTCAGCGACACCATGATAGCCATCAACACTGTTGAAGCAGGTTAGTGACGCTATAAACTAGAGTCAGAATACAATATAGGGTATCTGTATGTTAAAATCTCTTTTTGAAGCGTCTATTGATACGCTGCACATTCCAGCGGAGATGAAAACCGCTATCAAGAACATTAACAATATATGCCTAGAAGCGGAAGGCGATGAAAAAGACCCAGCTCGTCAGCGGAATCAACCGCAGGCGATGGATTTTAACAACCCGTCGTCTTATAATGTCTTTCCACAAAACGCTGCACCTGCTGCACAACCTGCAAAACAGCAGACCCGACAGCCGCAAGTTTCAAAGGGCACAACAAGGGCACCAAGCCAAGTCCGCACATCAGGACCTGCGGCAAACGGACAACAGCAAGTTCAGCAACAAGTATCTGTAGACCCGGCACGTCAGCGTAATCAACCGCAGGCAATGGATTTCAACAACCCGTCGTCCTATAATATCTTTCCGCAGCAAGGTGCTCCTGCCGCACAACCAGCAGCACAGCAAGCTCAGACGCAAGTTCCGAAGGGCATGACAAGGGAACCGAGCCAAGTCCGCACATCAGGACCTGCGGCAAACGGACAACAGCAAGCTCAACCGCAACAGCAACCACAACAGCAAGCTCAACCGCAGGCTCCTCAGCAACAGCAACCTCAGCAGCAACAGCAACCTCAGCTCAGGAAAGGTGCAGATGTCGCAACCGTGCAGTATTTCCTAAATTCAAGGAATCCAAACCTGAAACTTGCTACTGATGGCGTACTCGGTCCTAACACAATCAAGGCAATTCAGGCAACAGAAAACAT